ACTCTAACTTGTGCAATTACTAGATAACCTACCATAAGTACGATACCAATTCCAATTGCTCCGATTGATATTTGCATAGACATTTTTGGTTGCCTCCTATTTTGTTTTTTTGTTAATTTAAAACATAAAAAAATTTAAGGGTTTTTATCCCCTGTGTTCCCCGATAAAATCTCAACCTTACTTGAAGATATTGATTAGACCGAATGCTGCTAGAACGATGATACCAACTGCTACTAATCCAAATCCTGCGAAGACAGTAGACTGTGTTGCGTCCATACCTTCTACAGTTTCATTAGATAATGAGTCTGTTGGGAGTGCTGCTCTAACTTGTGCAATTACTAGATAACCTACCATAAGTACGATACCGATTCCAATTGCTCCGATTGCTATTTGCATAAACATTTTTGTTTACCTCCGATTGTTGTTGTATAATCAAATAAATTTATTTATTTGAAGATGTTGATTAGTCCGAATGCTGCTAGTACGATTATTCCTACTGCAATTAATCCAAATCCTGCGAATACAGTTGATTGTGTTGCATCCATTCCTTCAGTAGTTTCATTGCTTAGACTGTCTGTTGGCAGTGCTGCTCTAACTTGTGCGATAACTAAATATCCTACCATTAATACTATTCCGATTCCAATTGCTCCAATTGCTATTTGCATAAACATTTTTTTTTGCCTCCACTGGTGTTATTCACCATTATACTAATAAATATAGTATTACCATTTATATATATATTTCTTTTCGCATCAATTTCCTTGGAGATACACTGAGAAGTCGAGGGGTCCAATTTTACGGATTAAAATATAATTTCCAATCTTTTCCTTGGTTAAAACTGTTCGTTCCTTGTTGACATTGTTTAGAATTTTGCTGACTTGAGAATCAGATGCTGTACTAAGAACTATCTCGCTCATGAAATACAGAGAATTAAATTTAGTATAAATCTCTTTGTTCTTAGTTAGTATCTTTTTCTGTTTCTTAGCCATTTTTTATTTCGCAAACAGTAATAGGTATAATATTCCTGCTAATTCGAATACGAGTAACAAGAATATTATCTGTACGCTGAATATTTCAACAAATGAGCTTGTTGCATACAAGCTAGCAAACATGATACCAACAATCCACATAAGTGTGATGTTTTTTGTTTTTGCATATAACATTGCTTGATATACAAAGAATAAAATAACAACAACTATACCCATTCCACCAAACGCAGTATCAAACATAGTATAAACTGCTGAAATCATATTTCCATCCATCAGTTCGGACCATCCTGTTGCATTTACTGGTATATTTGCCATTGTTTATCTCTCCACCACATCATTGCCTGTGAACAACTTTATTCCCATTAGTATATATGATAATGTTAATAATATTTTAAATGCTCCAATTTTATTTGGTATTAAATCATTATTGACATCATTTCCGAATAATAATATACGCACTTCTTCTGATAAGTGTTGACCAATAATATTATCTATCATGTTTATAAAACCAAACATGTAGTCGTCTATAACTTGAATAAACTTATATATAAACCCAAGTGACATCATATCTAACACTCTTGTAATCTGGTCTCCATCATCTTCCAACGCCCCCGACGGCTGAATAGTTTCTTCAAGTTCTGTTGTGAACTTATTTCCATACTCTTCCCCGCCAAAAGCATAACCGCCTGTCGATGTCTCATCAAATACTTTGTTACCATCCGAATCAACCAGTGCGGCCATCATGACACCTGCAGCTAGGTTGATTAAAATACTAAAAATAACTACCTTAGCTACCATGTTTGTCATTTTATTTTCTACCTCCACCCTTTGCCAGAGCGTCCAGAACTGCTATAAGTATAGCTAAGGCAAGCACACTTGCGCTTAATCCGAACCATCCGAAGAGGACGAATAATAAAGCCAAACCTGTTACTCCTAAAGCAGCCATGTTTGTGTTCATTGATGCATAAATTGCTACCACACTCAATAATATTATGAAGAACCAATTAAGGAAATCTGGACTAACGTGGTCTTGGATTCCTAAATCTAATCCCCATTCTTTGTTTACTAATTTTGAAACTGTTTTTGTTCCAACTTCATCATGAATTATTTCAATACTACCAACTAAAGTTCTATTTTCATATCCAGCAATCGGTACATATATAGCTCCAAGTTCTTGAACAGTTGTATATACAGGAGACTCGTATATTAATGTTCCTTCTAAATTATCTGCGTATACTCTGAATTGTAATGATTCTGTTAAATTGTCGTCGTCAACATACGAAAACATTACTGATGGTTGTCCACTATAATTAATAGCATCTATTGTGTATCTAACACCATTATAAAACCCTTCAGGTTCTGAGTCAAGATTTATGTCATACATGCTAATAACTTTTTCTCCACCAATGTCTGCACTATATGTTCCAATAATTTGTATAGGTTGATTGTCTGAATGAACTTCAACAATATATTCGTTGTTTTCGATTAAGTAATATCCAACCTTATTTTCGATGTCTGTGTAATCTGATTGTATGTCTACTGCTCCTCCAGGAATAGATTTTTTAATATAAATACTTGGGTTTTCATAAAGGCCAAGTAAATCATCAATTATGAATGAACCATATACGAAAGGTGTCACGTCTAAAGCTATCAAATAATATGTTCCATTTATTGATGTTTCATAATCAACAATTAATGTTCTATAATAACTTGTTCCTCCTGCGTAAGTTAAGAAAAACTTGAAAGTTTCATAATTACAATCAATCACTACACTGGTTGTACCGTTTGATATGTTAATTAAATCGTGAGTGTTTGTTGTATAATCATCACACTTAATTAATAATTCAGCACTTAAAGGAGCTGAGAAATCAAATGGTTGTCTAGTCGCTTCATCTAAAATTGTGAAGTATGCATAATATGTTAAGTATACATTTTGTGTGCTTACTTCTTGATAATCGAACACATAACTTTCAGATTGATTATTATAACCATCTTTTGAAAATGTCATGTTATATGTTATTCCTGCATCAAGCGGTAAAGTTAATCCTGCTGACCCATCTGTAATATTATAAACTGTTGTTGTTGAAGTATTAGTGTTCAATAAACTTAACATGTAATCATCAACTGGGTTCTCTGTGTTTATATTATTATAAATAAATGTTATCACAGATTCAGAGCTATTGAAAGGTAAATCTATTTGATTTGGTATTTGTGTATACCAAGTCATTTTCTCTTCGAATATTTGTGAGTTATATACTTGTAAAGGTGTGTATGATAAATCAAGCCAATCACTTCCATTATATTCTTGTAGATTAATATAATTATTACCAGCACCATCATCAGCAGCTATTCTAAGTTGAAGAACTGATTTATTAAGAGTGTCTAATGGAATCTCTACACTTGCACTTAAACCGAAAGCTGTAACTTCCCAACCAGCAAAAGTTACATTAGCAGGTATTGTATAATTTGCATATATGTATGTAGTATTGAAAGATATTACTTCAGCAAATGTGTTTATGTCTCCATCAAATAAATTACTTGAATTACTTAAATCTGTAACATCACTAAAACCATAATTACCAGTTGCAAGCCCGCCACATGCTGTTGCTACATCTGCGCTTTCTTGTTCACACTCAGCATATTGTGCTTCCATTGTAACTGTGTATTCAATAGGAACATAGTGAGGATGTGTTAGTTCTACATCATATTCACCAGCGATTATATTTTCAACATAGTTTTGTGAAGTTACATTGAAAAATTGTGAGTCTGATGAAGTTGGTGCATCTGTCTTATCAATATTAACTGTGTATCCTGTGAATGAATTTCCTGTGTATCTGTTGTTTGAAGTTATGTTGAACACTCCACCAATATAATAATATGTTGAAACTTCTACAATGTTTGTTCCACCGATTGAATTGAATTTTATTTTTCCAATTCCGTATTCTTTTTCTAAATCTTTGATTTCTTTTTCTGATTTAACCTTTATACTGATAGCGTCTTCAACTTCTTTTGAAGTTAATTTTCTATTCTTGTTGAAATCTTTTCTCTTAGTTTCTTTTATTTTAGTATCGTCCAGAGCTTCTTCTCCTGTGAATATATCGGATATTGCTCCAAGCAATGACTTATCTTTCTTCTTACTAAAGTCCTTTCTATCAGGCTCAGAAAGGCTCTTATGAGCTAATATGATTTCATATGTATTGTCATCTATTTTGTTTGTGATATATATGAAATCTTCTGAGTTTTCTAATGCAAAGTCTATCCAATTTCCTGTATGAGTTTCAGGGTTCCAAGCAACAAAATGTCCTGGATATATTGTATCGTCTCTTGGATATAATATACCATCACTTTCAACAACATATTTTCTTATTAGTTTTGAATCATCATATTCAAACTCGAAATTATATCTATCAGTAAGTTTATTTGTTTTTATACTGTTTGTTATATCTTCACTTTCTATAGATACTGTAAGTCCGTTTTCTGTTTCATAAACTAATTTATCTGATTCAACCTCATATTCATAATCAGGAATTTCTTCTGCTGTGTGGTCATCACTTGATGAGAATGTTACAACACATCTTTGAACAGGGTATCCTGTCAAATCTATTAATTCTGAAAACTCATATGTTGTTGTATTTATATCAAGGATTTCCCAATAATATACTTGCCCTGATATGTCACATGTTATATCAACACTTGCTTGGAATAAGTTAGCATCTGCAAATGTTGTTGACACATTTATTATATTATTAATAATATTATCAACTACAGTTCCATTCACAAGGATTGTTGAGATTGATGTATTAACTTCAATTTCAGGTTCAGTGTAATCACCAATTTCTCCAATACCTAATGATTGAAGTGTTGAGTTTCCAAAGTTTCCTGAAGTATCAATACAACCAATCCACCAAGTTATATTATCATATGCAGCTGTATATGTTCCATCTAATAATAAAGCATACTCAGCAGTTATGTTTGTTGTTCCTGTTGTTGTCATAACTTCAGTATCAAACGGTGAAGAAGCTGTAGTTGGTTGCACATATAATGTACAAGTATCAACAGTATCATATAAATCTACGTCTGCATCAAAATTAACTGTGCTTCCTATTTCTGTTGTTGCATCTGAATCATCAACAAGATTACTATAAGTTGTAATTCCGTGATTTAATATTTCAGTAGTTGATGAATTTGACCATGCACTATAATCATATCCGTCATGAACTCTGCAACTAAATATTACATCGTCTCCAATATCACTATAATTCTTCGCAAGAGTTATTCCTGTCTGGCCTATATCTGCTCCGTTTACATACCATTTATATGATTCTGTAAGTGAATCAGTATCAATATCAGAAGTGTCACATGTTGCACTTAATGTGTCTTCTGAATAAATACCAGTGAAACTTATTACATCGACAGTTGGTATTCTGTTTTGAACTTCTGATGCAGATGAATTTAATGGTTCTGAATATAATGCTCCATCCCAAACTCTACATCCAACAGAAACATCTTTAAAGTGTATGAAGTATGAAGTCGCTAATGTTGATTGGTCTGGTGCTCCTACAGTTGCTCCATCAACATACCATGTATATTCGTAAGATAAAACATCATTTCCATCTGTGTCAGTACCAACACATGTTGCTGTAACCTGTGTATCGGTGTAAATAGTTCCAGGAGCAAGTGTTGCTGTCTGCATAACAGGTTGAGTGTTATCAATTGTAAGAGATGAACTATTAAGCCATGATGTATAAACTGTTCCATCATGTCCTCTACATCCAAGTATAATAACATCAGAGTTTACAAAATTGCTTGGGCCTAATGTTGATGATGTTCCAGTTGACACATCATTCACAAACCAATCATATTCATATGTAATTACATCATTTGAATCAACATCTGTTGCTACACAAGTTGCAACCAGTGTATCGTTTGCTGCAGCAGGGTCTGGATTTATATCAGATGATTGTATTATTGGTAAAGTGTTTGTAATTGTTAGAGTTGAACTATTTAACCAATCTCCATAAGCTACTTGGTCGTAAACTCTACATCCAAGTATAACATCATCAAAGTTAACAAAATTAGTTGAAGGTAAATTTTGAGTTGTCGCATCTGCAACTCCTTCAACATACCATTGATATTCATATGATAATGTATCTCCTGAATCAGTATCACTTCCAGTACATGTTCCAAGTAATGTGTCGTTTGTATATGCTGGGTCTGGAAGTATTGAAGAGGTATCTGTAACTGGGATTGTGTTTGTTATTGTAAGTGTTGAACTGTTTATCCATGATGTATATACAGTTCCATCATGTCCTCTACAACTTCCAATCACATCTTCGAAATTATCAAAGTTTGTATTACCTAATGTTTGTGAAGTTCCAACAGATACTGCTTCAACAAACCATTCATATTCATATGTTATTACATCGTTTGAATCAGTATCAGTTGCAAGACATGTGATATTTAAATCATTATCTGTATATGCAGGAATAGGTGCAAGTGTTGATGATTGTATTATTGGTAATGTATTTGTTATTGTAAGAGCTGTACTGTTTACCCATGATGAATACTCTGTGCCATCGCTTGCTCTACATTCAAATTCAACATCTTCGAAATTATCAAAATAATTACTTGAAAGAGTATCTATAACACCAATTTCTCCAACATCCCAATACATTGCTTCTTCATGGAAAAATCCACATGAGAAATAATAAGGTGAACCACCATCAGCAATTCTTTCCCATTGTCCTGATGTGTTATAACAATCTCCTCTTGCACCATTATTACTAATAGATTCTATTCTTCCTATAAATTGCCCACTATTAAAACATGAACTTGGCACATCAAAGAAATCTTCTCTGTAACAACTTTTAACTCTCCATTTAGTATCTCCGTTCTGGTCCAAAGCTGCTGGTAAAGTGTAATTCATATAATAATATGCAGTTTGTCCGAATGCTGGCTGAACTCTTGAATTATAATTTCCATCATATCCACCATCATCAGCTCCACCACAACATTCAGTTCCTTCTCTTCCATATGACCCTGTATCTAATCCACCACATTCTGTACTTATGTTTGCTTGTTCTTGATAACAAAGTCCTGGAGCTGAGAAACTTTTAACTGATACTCCTTCTACATACCAATTATAAGATATTGTTAAATAATCATCATCTAAATCTGTCACATTACAATATCCTTCTAAAGTATCATTTGTGTATGCAGGGTCAGGTGAAACGATTGAAGCCTGAGTAACAGGAGCTGTGTTAGAAACCCCAACTGCTGTGCTATTTAACCAAGATGAATATTCATATGTGTCATACGCTCTACAACTTCCTATTACAGAATCTCCACTTGAGAAATATGCAGTTGTTAATGTTTGGCCTGTTTGACCAATAGCTGCTCCATTAACATACCAATTTCTTCCATAGAATAAAGAGTCTCCTGTATCAACATCTGTTCCATTACATAATAATTCTAAAGTATCATCTTCAAATGCTGGGTCTGGTATAATTTCACTTGATGTCATAACTGGAGCTGTATTTGTGATTGTTAGAGTTGAACTGTTTAACCAACTACCATAAGATGTTTGGTCATACACTCTACAACTTAATATTACATCATCGAAGTTTATGAAGTTTGATGCAGCTAAATTTTGAGTTGTTGCGTTTGCAACTCCTTCAACATACCATTGATATTCATAAGATAATGTGTCAGCAGTATCAGTGTCACTTCCAGTACATGTTCCAAGTAAAGTATCATTTGTATATGCTGGGTCTGGAAGTATTGAAGAGGTGTCTGTAACTGGGATTGTGTTTGTTATTGTAAGTGTTGAACTGTTTATCCAAACCCCATATGTTGTTTGGTCATATACTCTACAACTACCGATTACATCTTCAAAATTATCAAAGTTTGCGTTACCTAATGTTTGAGATGTTCCAACAGAAACTCCTTCAACAAACCATTCATATTCGTATGTTAATGCATCATTTGAATCGGTATCGGTTGCAACACATGTGATATTTAAATCATCGTCTGTATATGCAGGAATAGGCGCAAGTGTTGAGGTTTGAGTTACTGGGTCTGTATTAGATATATTAAGAGCTGAACTATTCATCCAATCTCCATATGATGATTGGTCATAAATTCTACAACTTAATAATACCTCATCAAAATTTACAAAATTATCAGATGTTAAATTCTGAGTTGTTGCGTTTGCAACTCCTTCAACATACCATTGATATTCATATGTTAAAGTGTCTCCTACATCTATGTCTGTTCCAGTACAATTTCCAATCAGTGTATCATCTGTATATGCAGGGTCAGGAGTAAAAGATGATGTTTGTGTGATAGGTGCTGTGTTTGCTATATTTAATGTTGAACTATTTACCCAAGAACCATATGCTGTTTGGTCATATACTCTACAACTACCGATTACACTATCTGATGAAGCAAAAAATGTATTAGCCAATGTTTGTGTTGTTTGTGATACTCCACCATTCACATACCATTGATATTCATATGTTAATGCATCGTTTGAATCTGTGTCTGTTCCAACACATGTAATATTTAATGTGTCGTCTTCATAAGCAGGGTCAGGAGCAAGTGTTGATGTGTCTGTAACTGGGATTGTATTTGATATAGTTAGAGTTGAACTGTTTATCCAATCAGTATAATCAGATTGGTCATAACCTCTACAACTAAATATCACATCATCGAAATTAACAAAATTTGTTGATGTTAAATTCTGAGTTGTTGCATTTGCAACACCTTCAACATACCATTGGTATTCATAAGTTAAAGTGTCTAAATCTAAATCTGTAATATTACAATTTCCTATAAGGGTATCATTTGTATATGCTGGGTCTGGTGTAATTTCAACATCATTAACAACAGGGTCAGTGTTTGAAACTACAAGAGCTGTGCTATTTAACCAACTTGAATAAACATAAGTGTCATATACTCTACAACTTCCTATTACACTATCACCATTTCCGAAATATGCAGTTGTTAAAGTTTGGCCTGATTGTCCTATATCTGCTCCATTAACATACCAATTTCTTCCATAGAATAAAGAATCTCCTGTATCAACATCTGTTCCATTACATAATAATTCTAAAGTATCATCTTCAAATGCTGGGTCTGGTATAACCACGCTTGATGTCATAACTGGAGCTGTATTTGTGATTGTTAGAGTTGAACTGTTTAACCAATCTCCATAAGATGTTTGGTCATATACTCTACATCCAAGTATTACATCATCAAAGTTTATGAAATTAGTTGATGGTAAATTTTGAGTTGTTGCATCAACAATTCCTTCAACATACCACTGATATTCATATGATAATGTGTCAGCAGTATCAGTGTCACTTCCAGTACATGTTCCAAGCAAAGTATCATTTGTATATGCTGGGTCTGGAAGTATTGAAGAGGTATCTGTAACTGGGATTGTATTTGTTATTGTAAGTGTTGAACTGTTTATCCATGTAGTATATGTTGTTTGGTCATATCCTCTACAACTTAAAATAACATCCTCAAAATTTTCAAACTCTGATGAGTCTAAAACAATTCCCATTTCCCAATAAATTGATTCTTCATAAAACCTATAATTAAATCCAGCATTTCCTACGTCTGTATATAAAACCCACGTTGTACCGTTATAACAATGTGCTTTAGCTTGAGAAACGGTTGCACCAACATCATATCTTAATTGAATTACATCTTCATTTGCATCCCAACAATCTTGTGGTAATGTATCATTTACTGTTTTAACATCTGCGTCTCCTAATTTAACTAACCATTTTGCACTTACTGCACCAGCAGGTTTTGTATAATTTACTTCAACATATGCTCTAGCTGTTTGTGTGTTTTCTGCATATGTATCAAAATCTCCATCCCATGTATTCGCTTCTATGAAAAATGTAGATTCCCCATAATGATTATAATTACCAGTATCTAATCCACCACAAGATGTTGATGTTGTTGCTGTTTCTTGATAACAATACTCTCCTGTTACGCCAGTTGCAACACTAGCCCCTTCAACAAACCATTCATATTCTGCTGTTAATACGTCGTTTGTATCAGCATCAGAAACAATACATTCACCATCTAAATCATCGTATGTATATGCTGGGTCTGGTGTTATGTCTACATTTTGTAAAACAGGATTATAATTTGATATTGTAAGTGTTGTACTATTTAACCAATCACTATATACCTGTTGGTCATATATTCTACAACTTAATATAACATCATCATAATTAACAAAATTATTATTTGATAAATTTTGAGTTGTTGCATCTATAACTCCTTCAACATACCATTGATATTCATATGTTAATATATCAGTTGTGTCTGTATCTGTTCCTGTACAATTTCCTATAAGAGTATTATTTGTATATGCAGGGTCTGGTGTAATACTACTTGAAATCATAACTGGTGCTATATTATTTACTGTTTTAAATGAACTATTTACCCATTCAGATGCTTCAAAAAAATCAGTACCTTGACAACTAAATATTATTGAATCTCCGTTTTGTGTTATAGTTGATGAAAGACTATTTACATTTACGTCTGAGCCTTCCTCATAAGCATTCAAACTATATCCATAGAGATTTCCATTTAATGCTCCAGTTATTGAATATAAATTTGTTTGATAAACAAAAACGTGTGGTTTAGCATTTCCTGGATTTGATATACTTGAACCTATATTTGAATCACTAATCCATTGACTACCATCCCAATAAAATCCTTTAATTATACTGTTTTCACCAGAAACTAAATGCCATTTACCACCATACCAAAATACTGTTGGTGTTGAGTGTGCACCAGATGTTAATCCTGAAACAAGACTTGAATTGCTTACCCAAGTTGACCCACTCCATTGATACCCAATAAAACCACCACCTTGTGTTCCTGAAATTAATTTTATTGTATCTCCATCAACAAACACCGCTGGTGCTGAATATCCTCCAGTATTACTTAATCCTGAAACAACACTCGTATCAACATTCCATTGTGTTCCATTCCAAGAAAACCCATTAAAATGTCCATCTTGTGATTCTCCTACAACCATTTTTAATGTGCCGTTATCATAAAACACACTTGGTTTTGGATTAGCCCCAATATTAGTTAATCCTAATATAACATTAGAATCTGTATTCCAATCTGTTCCATTCCATAAATATCCGTTCCATGCTCCATTATCTTCTCCAATGATTAATTTTAATCCTTCACTATCTTGAAATGTGGTTGGAGCAGAATGAAAACCAACATCTGTAAGTCCACTCACCACATCTGAATCAGATGCCCAATAAGAACCAACGCTTCCTGTTTCATTTAATGTTCCATCAATATACCATTTATAATTAAATCTTACAACACTTTCATCAACATCTGTAGCATTACAATATCCTTCAACTGTTGTATTTGAATAAAGTGCACTAGGAAGAATTGTTGTGGAATTAACAATAGGTGCTGTGTTTTCAATCTCTATAGATGTTCCATTAACCCATTCAGTATAATTTCCTCCATATCCTTGACAACTTAATAACCATTCTTGCCCACCTACAGTTTCAGTAATATTATTTACATTAACAGCCACTCCTTGTGTGTAATATGTTGTATTGCCTTCTGAATGTTCCACACCATTTAAATACCATTTCCAGAAATATCTAACATCGTCTGCATCTATTTCGTCAAATGCTTGACAAACACCTTCAAGAACAGTTCCAGTAACTGGTGTAGGGTCATCATATTGAATCTCCACAACCCCACTTGTAAAATCAGGAGGACTATTAATTACCTCAAACGCTTCTGTTAAAATTGTATTTCCTAAATCTGTTCCATCATACGCAGTAACATTTGCATAGTATGTTCCTTTCCAAGTATAAGTTGAAGACAATCCTGCAGATACTTCAAAAGTCATCCATTCTTCATAGAATCTCCAAGCACCAACACCATTTTCAGGATAACTACCGAAACTATCAGTAAAAGAATATACATTATTCCAATCTGTTCCATTATGACAATACATTTTTGTATATGCTGATGTGTCCAAATCGGCTGCAGTAATATATAATACAACTTTGTCCTCGTATGCTTCTAAACATTCAGTTGGTAAAGTGTTGTTAGCATATCTCACCAGATAACCATTAGAATATTCTCCGTGTTTTACAAACCAAGTTGCATTAAATGTATTAACTGGTTTAGTATAATTCATATAAATTATACCATTTGTTGTATATCCGCTTCCTGCATATGTATTAAGATTTCCGTCACGACCAGGTTCACCAGTAGTATCACCATTACCACTCGTCTTCCAATTTGCATCTAAATATTCATCAGGTGTTATAACAGTAAAACTTCCTGGAGTTGTTTCTAAAATTGTATCATAGGTTCCATTTAACCATGTGACATAAACACTAAGAGGGTCTCCATCTCCGTCAGTTGTTGTAAAATTTACATACAAATCATCCTGAGTTGTTGCTTGAGGATTTCCATTTAATAAATATAAATTAGTATTTTCAAGAACAGGTACAGTGTTTTGAACTGTTGCAAATGATGAATTTATTGGATGTGAATCTATTTGATTATCATCTGCATAACATTCAAGTTTGATTTTATTATCTCTTGTATAATATGAGCTTGATAAATTTGCTACATTTGGATTTGACCCTTCTGCTGCTGTTGTTGTGCCACTTGTAATTAATGTATAATTAGCATAACCCCAAAGCATTGCATCTTCATAAATTTCAGATTCTGGAATATTTAAATTATCATAACAACCATTACTTTTACATTGTGCACCTGTCGCCCAATCTCCATCTGTTATTTTGTATGTTGCTTCAGTAAAACTTGGGTTGTAAACACCACTTGTTGTTGAATATCCTATTTCGACCCAACCAGTTCCATTGTAACATTGCATTTCAGCAGTATACGCTAATGCATTTGAATACATTCTCATCATTAATGTATCATTATCAGCATCCCAACAATCCTGAGCAGTAATCATTGGAATATCATATTCACCATAAGTACCATGTTTAACTTTCCAATTTGTGAAAATAATATCAGCTTCAGGTGGTTTTGTATAATTCAAATAATGATATGTATAAGTATGTGAATATGAATCCGCATCTTCTTGCCAATATGTTTCGTTTGCTAAATACCATGCCCAATTATAATCTAGGTTTCCACCATCTTCATCTGTAAAATTACAATAACCAGATATATCTTCACTTGCTCCTGGGTCTCCTGAAGTTGTTACACTTTGATAAACAGGTCTGTAATTATTTAATATTGTTCTATTAGCATTGTCTGTTGCAGAAGCTATACCATCTGTAATGTTACATTCAAGTCTCCAATCTTCACTTCCACTTATAACAGTATTACTTACATTTGCAACATTTCTCTCAACCTCAAAATCTACAGTATAATTATAAGGATACTGACCATTATATTGAGCAACATCATCTTTATACCATGTCCATGTAGCATTTATTGTTTCAAGTTCATCAACATCGGCATAAGTACAATAACCAATTAAATCGTCATTTTCAGCTGGTTCATTATTAAAAGGTAAATCTTCTATTCTTGCAGTTGATGTAGGTGCATTTGTATCTATATATACTCCTGTTGAATTTATAGCTGTTGTTGCTTCACTATCAGCATCATATGCACGACATTCTAAAATCCAAGTATCTCCTGCAAATAAATATTCTTCAGTAATATTATATACATTACCATCTTCATTGTTTAGTTGTATTGCACTACCTTCTATATCTAACCATTCAATACTAATGGTTCCACCAGCCCAGAAAGAAATTGACCCTCTAATTTCAATATAATCTACTGGTTTATTATATGGATTAGCAATATCAATAGGTCTATCAAAATAAGTTCCGCTTGTCCCTCCAAGTGCATCAGACACAGTTACTGCAGTTCCATCTTCATAATAATATCTAACTTTCACATAAAATTGTGAATTTAAAGATGCATAAGCATAATCAACATTACCAGTTACGCTAGTCACATAACCATCAACTTGTATTGTATCAAAAATTTTATCAGCACCATCTAATGGTATTGTTTGATAATAACTTAAATTTCTCCAACCCCAAGTATGTTCTGGTTGTATTACTCCATTCTTATACCAATCCCATTGAAATGCTGCTCCTCTATCAGTATCACTACCATTACAAGTTCCAACTAAAGTATCGTTTGCATACACTGTTCTATCATTAGGATATATTGTAGCATTGTTTGTCCAAGGAACTAAATTATCAACTTGAAGTTCACTTGATGTTTCTGTAGCTATTGAATAATCTTGACCATCATATGCTAAACATTCAACTTGCCAAATATCATTTTGTGTCACATTTGCATTTGGAACAGTATAAACTAAAGATTCATCTCCTTCTGGGCTTTCAGAAGAAGTGCCAGATATAAAATTTTCAACACCAAGACCTCTATCAACTGTAATATTATAATCATATGTGATATTATCACCATTAGCATCAGTTGCATTACAATACACCAATAAATCTTGTGTGTGGTTTATTGGTACTGGTCCTAATCTAGCACTTTGAATAACAGGATATTCATTAATAAAAACTGAACTTGAATTTACATATGCTGAAGTTTCATATCCATCATCAGCTTGGCATGAAAATATATAAGTTCCCCCTGTTGTTGGATTATAAGTTGAAGTGTTTGTTTGAGTTGACACATCAAATCCATCATGTCCCCATATTACACTACCTTCATAAATAGCAAAAGTTCCTCCATAATTTGGTCCTAAACTTACATATTTTACTTGTAGAACATCACCATATAAACAATCCTCATGCACTGTTTTAGCATAAGTTAATGCCAATGCTCTTGTGCTAGCTGAACCAGTACGAGTTCCTAAAGATTCCCAATATGGTGCATATTCACCATTTTTAGCTAAACAAAATGTTTCCATCTTTGATGAACTATGAAATGAATATCTAGGAGCATATTTTATGTTAGCAATTTCATCAGCAGGAATATTATCTGGTATTGTAAAGTTTTGATAAACAGGAACATTAATTGTACCACCACTTGTTGCTTCCCAATCTACACCTTCAGATGTTGTTGTTCCAGTTGCAACAGATACTCCATCTTTATACCATATATAATTATACTCAGCTGTGTTTGATTCAGGGTCTGTGTGTTGACAATATCCAGTAAAAACATCTGCAATAGTTGCAACTGTTGGTGTCATAGTAACAACGGATGTTGTTGGTGCAGAATTATCAACAGTGAAAAAATATGATGTTGCTCCTAACCCATCAACATTATTATCTTCTGCTACACATTCAACATTATAATAACTATCAGGTTCAAAAAACATATTATTCATTTCTTCAACTGTTTCATTTACACCTTCAGGAACTGAAAATTCTACTTCTATATACATATCATAAAGATAAATCCAACCATAACCATTAAAATCGCTAGGTTCAATAACCTGATACATTGTAATCTTTTCTGGAAACATACCATATTCAGCAATTAACCCTAATAATTCAGTAGTATAACCATAATACAAATATCTATCTGTTCCTGTTGTGTATAGATAATTTCTAAATATTAATCCATAACCACTTCCTACATCAAAAAAATCTCCACATGCATCAGCATTCTCACAAATAGTAAAATTTTGTGACTCTTTTGTGTTCCAAGTTGTTATTCTTTTGGTCACATCCATTTCTGTATATGTTGAACTTCTATTCAATACAGATGATTGTAAAGATTCAATTGTTGTTCCAGCAGTATAAGTTGTTCTAGCCCTTGTATCAATGTTACCTGGGAACCCACCTTGATAAGTGTTTATAGGTTGACCATCATACATGTTTCCGTCATCAGACATATATACGTCTCCCCTATAATCAGAAGTTAAATAATGATGATACCTTGTTCCTTCTTTAATAATTCCAGTTCCATTTTTTGACAATGACCATGTTAATGTAGAATTTTCTCCTTGTGTGTTTGTTGGTTCACATAAAGCTTCAACATCATCACCACCATATTCTATACTTGGAAGTGCAAAATCATATTCATAAATACCAGCGCTTGAAACATGAACATATAATTTATTATAATCATTTACATCTAATATTATTCCAGAAATCCATGCTTGCCCAAAATCTAAAACTTGATTAAATGATGAAAAATCTTTTGAAAATCTATATACCGAATTAAATTCGTCATATGGTGCTGATGCTGATTCACGTTTAGCAAGTAACCAAGTATTGGTTCTGTCATCAAATAACATAGAAGAAAATAATCTTGATTGGTCAACGCTTGGTATATATGCATCTCTTCTAAAATCATGAACTAATCCAACAATTGTTCCAGTTTTTGTCATTTCATATATTTGTACACCTGTTGTTGTGTTTGCAGTATCATCCAAAACATAAAAATTATCAGAATTATCAGGATTAAATTCTATATCTAATGGGCATATTATAGTCTCTTTACCATTATGTATTGTTGCTTCATATGCCCAACTACTACTAAATCTATGAATTTTACTTTCAGAAGCCCCACACTCAGTTGCATACCATTTACTGGCAGATGAATCGTAAAGAACCGTTTGAAGCCTTGTTGAACTTGGTGCACCAGTTGGAGTAATAGTATCTACATATGTAAAATTCTCATCATATCTTTTAATTGTTGTTGTATACCCAACAACATAATAATAAGGTGCTTCCCAGTGCATGTTTCCTGCCCACGATAATGATGGGTTAACTACAAATGTTCCAGAAGATGTTGTAGGTTCTAATGGTGTTGAAGAATCATCTAGTAAAAAAACTTCGCTAACAGTTGAATTTAAATTAACTGTTGATACTGTACTATTTGCTGAACCTAAATAATTTCCAGTTACATCATAACCACTACATTCTAATTTAAATTGGTCTCCAGGATATGTCATATCATTAACAATAACAGGCACAGTTGTTCCGTTTGCATCACCAGCTCTTGTCATTGTGAAACCCCACATTTCATATAACCTAGCTTCGCTTGAAAAACCATTATATATTAATAATACCATATTATTATCCTCAAACCAACAATTAGAAGGAATTATTAAAGTTTCATTTTCTATTGCGCCAGTAGAAATAAATTGTGTAATTGATTGTATTTGTGACATATCTGTTGCACTCTTTATACAATAAAAACCCAGTTGTCCACTACTAAATGGAGGAGACCCAGTTGTTTGATAAAGAAACTCAAGTTCTATAGAATCAAAACTATCAACATCATCAATAACATAATCCATTGTTAAATTATAATATGTATAATAATTACCACTTGGCCAGCTTGTATATGTGCTAGGGTTTCCATCATAACAATTGGTTGGGTTTGCTGGAAGACCATCTAATCCTGGATATTCCCAATAATTATTTACTCCAAATGTTTGTGGGTTCCATGAATCCCCGCTTTCAGAAACAACAGAAGAACCTTCATACAATTTCCAATCAAACATAATATCATCGCCTTCTGGGTCTTCAACATAACAATTACCAATTACTTCTTGGCCATTAATAATATTAGGTGATGGGTCAATTGTAGAAATTGGGGCTGCAAAAACAGAAGTAGTTAGGACTATAAACAACATCAACATTAAGAAACTTCTAACATATTGTTTATTCTTCATAAAGAGCCCCATTATAGATATATAAATACACTAACTCATTTATATATATATTTAATATCTTCTCTTTTTGTAAGGCCCTCTACGATATACATGCTCACCTGCAGTTTCTGCAAGATATTTAGCATACTGTGGGTCTACTTGAGCAACTTCACCTGGAGAAACATTGTTCCAACTTCGTTGTTGTTGAACTGGCGGTGAATATTGTTGTGGATATTGTTGAGGCTGTGGTGCAAATTGTGGTTGTTGCACTGGTTGTCTATAAACTGGTTGAGGTGTTTGTTGTGGTTGTTGTTGCATAACTTCTTGTTGTTCTGCTTCTACCTTCATAACATCCTCTGGGGTTTTGTTTGAAATGCTTTCATTTACTTTTTGTGCAAATGATTTTGTTTGTGTAGGTAAACCTACAGAATCTGAAACTTTATTTCCAAATGCTGGTGATTGAGTCATTCCTCCAGACATAGCAGACATGTGTTGTAAATTACCTTGAACTCCACCAATTAATGCTGAAACATTCTGTGCTGAGTGTTCTCCAACAGTTCCAACTTTAGAACCTAAGTCGGCAGGTTTATTCCCACCACCAATTAAACTACCAATCATGTTTTGACCAGATTTAAGTTTAGCTTCCCATAAAGCTCTATCGTTCTTACCTTCTTCAGCTCTAAATCTAGCACCAGCTAGTTTCATTGCATTTTCTTCTTTAGTTTTCATAAAGTCTAATTTAGCATCTTCTTGATGTATGCCTCTTAATTCTTTACGTTTTGTATAAGCGATATTTTCAGCATCTCTATCTTGTTGATACAAGAATTGTTGATATGTTAAATCATCTTTAAACTGTCCTGCAGCTTGAGCTTCTCTGAATTTTGCTCTTGTTAAATTTAATTCTTTACCGAATCTGTCTTTAGCAAAGTCTAATGTTTTAAGACCTAAAGATGTTTTAATAGTTTGTTGTCTTTTCTTTTCAGCTTCACTAGCTTCCCATTTTTGTTTTTCAAAACCAAACTTTTCTTCTGCTCTTTGTTGTTTGTTTTCTTCTTGGGTTGAATCTAATGAAGACTTTTGAAAATCTGTTTGATTTTTATTTAGTTGTTTTAATAACGCAACATAATTGTTTCTTGTTGTAGTGCTCTTTGCTGTTGTTATACCGTCTTGAGCGAACTTGATTTGTTCTTCAAAATCATATCCTTTAAAAACTTCTTTATCTTGTTCATCAACTTTACCGTCATTATTTAAATCTGCAAAATTATTAGTTTGTGCTCCTGTTAAATTTCCTGCATCCTGGAAATTACCCATTTGATATTCTTGTTGAGTTTGTGCAGTAGCTGAATCAGGTGTCATCTTTGGACCTGGTGTTTCATTCTCAAGTACAAATGAAGGTGTTGCAGTTTTTGGGTCTAAAGGCCCTTTAACTCTATCATCACCATAAATATATTTGTTTGGGTCGTGTTGTTCTCCTTGTTTAAATTTATTTAATGGGTTACAATCAAACATATTAAGAACTCTATCTCCATCATAATCCCCAAACATTGGAAGACCGTGTTGTTGTTTCATTCTTTTTCTTGCGTCTCTTTCAGGATTACCAAACATATTGAACATCTTTCCGTTTCTAACATTCATTCCTGGCATTGATTTTAAAGGTGCAAATGCGCTATTGATTTTTTTAAGTGCATCATTTTTTCCTTGTCTAGCAAGATTTGCTGTTTTGTTAGCAGTGTTACCGAAAGCTTTCGCTATCTGTTTATTTGCAGAAAATCCACCAAAGGCTTTATTTCCGAATCCTGTATATTTATTAATATCAAAAGGTGATTTAGTTGAAGGTGTTTTGAATAAACTATCTGCTTTATTTACAAGTGCTTTGGAAGAATGTTTGGAAGGGTTGTTTAGCATTTTGTTTACCATATCAGTACCTTTTTTGTTTCCACCACTATTTCCAATATAGCTATCTATATTGAATTTCTTGGATTTGTTTCCTGATAAGATGTTATTAATCTTATCCGCAGAAGAACCAGAAGTTCCACCACCTAACATTGAGCTTACTTTATCTGCAGCACTTCCAGAGCCAGCAAACATAGTACCTATTTTATTTTCAGTATTAATTTCTTCTTCCATTGTATTAGCACCTTTCCCCGTGAGCATATTCACCTTTTGTGTATAACCGTAAGTCCCTCCTAATTCTGGTAATTTTCCATGCAAAAACCTAGCAGCATTTTCACCACCCATTATTTTTTCATTAAAATTTATTGGTTGTGTTGCACGCAAAAGACCATCCTGTTCTAAGGCCATTTGTTGTTGTTGTAATTGTTGTTGTTGTTCAAAACTTTCCATCTGCATCTGTTCAAGACTAGGTTTCTCTAATCCTAATACGTTTCCTCTAAAAATGCTTGATGCGCTATTTTGAATCATTGTTTAATCTCCATGGTCAGAAATAATCTGACTCCCTTTCTTTTCGCCATGCGGCTATCAACATGTATATAACCACCAGGAAAAATAATATGAATGGTAACGTATGAAAAAAATCCATGTATTTATCAATACTTGCGTGGATTTGTGTACTTGTTGCTGAATCTAACTGTGCGCCCATTGCTGTGCTGTTATCAGTTAAATCTTTGATTACAGGTACTAAATGTGCATCAAACACTTGCGTGAATGTTATGTACAAAATACCTAAACCGAACAATGTCACAAGTCCAAACACCCATGTAAATCCTGTTGAATATCCTTTCTTGTCCATCTTATTATACCTTTATGTTTAACTGGTTTATATATATATTTCTATTATCTGATGTTATAACCTCAAAAATATGCTGCTGGATTACTCATAGGAGTTCCTTTTTTAACTGGTTGTTTTTTAACAACTGGTTTTTTTGTGGTTTTTTGTTCTGGCATAATACTCATACCAACAGCTGCCAAATTTCCAACTGCTGCTAATCCTAAAGCTGCATTACTAGCATTTACTGCTGGTTGTGCTGCTGGATTTCCTGCTCCCATTGCGCCTATTACTGTACTACCAACACCTGTAACTATTCCTAATTTCATAGTGCCAGTTGCTCCAGACATTAATTTTTTTTGATGTGCTGATAATTCTTTTTCATTCATTTTTAAAACCTCATTTATTTCATCATATTTAAAAGCCTTGCTCCAACAGTTTTTGATTTTTGTTTTACTTTTGAATCTGCTATATTAGGTTTTAAATTTTTCTTCCATTGTTCAGCGTTTCTTGTTATTACACCTTGCGGTTGGTTTTGTGGTTGTGTGGCTCTATTTGTTCTGCTAACAATAGGTTTTCCAAACGTGTTTCTAAAACTATTTCCAGAAGCTACGTTTTTTCCAAACATTCTATCCATTGAAGATTGCGCTCTATCATAACCATCTGGGCCTCTTGGTTGTTGTTTAGGTGGTGTGAAAGCAAATGCTTGTTTATTATTCTGAGCAAGATTTGTTCCAAAACCAAATGATTTTAATTGTTGTCTTTCTAACCAATCTCCTGCATAATCAGCTACTTTGTTTTGTGCTAACCAACTATCCATACCAGTTCCTGCTCCTAATCCTCCACGCCCTTTTGGGAATCTTCCTTTCATATATGGGAAGAATGACGAGAACACATTTGTTTGTGCTAACGCTTGTGGATTGGTGAATGTCTCAGATACGACCTCTGTGTTAGTGTTTGTATCTGTTTGTGGATTTGGATTTGGGTTTGGGTTTGGTTTTGGGTCTGGCACTACAGGGACACGACCATCATCTACAAATGGTCTTATTTGTGATTCAGAAAATACATCAGTAGTTGCTAAAGTATTAGCACTTCGTAGTTGAGGTAATGTTTGTCTTTCTGAAGTTAATCCTCTTATGTCATTTAATGCAGTACTTCCTGGAGCCTCAAATGAATAAGGTTCACTCATACTCTTTATATCTGTTAAACTTGAAACTTCATTTTGTACCATAGCTTCAGATGGAACAAATGAGTTTGCTCTAGCTTTCATAATATTAGTGTTTGGTTTAGCTTTAGCTTTTGTTTTTGTATTAGTGTTTGCACCAGTATTTGTTCCAGTATTTGCACCAGTATTTGTTCCTGTATTTGCACCAGTGTTTCCACCAGCAAAATTTGAACCCCAGTTCTTAACTTTATTACTACCAAGTCCTTTTAGTTCATCATCAATATAAGATTGCATATCAATTATTGTTTGTGCGTTTGCTTTTGATGCTGGAATATCAACAGTTTTTCCGTCAGCTAAAGATATAGTAATACCTTTAATTTTTCCATCTGTGCCATAACCAACTTCACCACTTGTTATATCATTAATATCTACATTTGTTTGAGTGTTTGTTCCAAAACTTGTAACACTTGTAAATGCAAAAACTTTTGGTCTCACAGTTCCAGTGAATTGTGCAACCGCTGGAACAGCTTTAGCTAACTTACCAGCAATTATATCTCCTGGTTTTTCATACCAATCTGTTAAATATCCACCTGTTTGTAAAGATTTAGTTATCCATGATTTAGGACCAGCTTTAGTCATGATTCCACCAATAGTTCCTGCAGTAAGAAAACCTGCAGTTCCACCTATACCAACAGATTTGAAGTAATCTCTATCTTCATACATTTTATCTTGTCTTGCTTGTTCAACTAGAGTTCCTTCAACTATACCAGCAGCACCTACTTTTGTAAATCCTGTCATGAAACTTCTACCTGTAGCTCCACCTAAAACTGCTTTAGTTAATGCTCGTTTTCCAACAATTTCTGCTCCGATGTTACCAACTAAGATTCCTGCAGTTTCTCCTGCCATTCCCCATCTTCTTTGATTCCCAGATGCTTTAACAGCTGATTCTAATTCGTCACCAGAGTATCCTAAGTTTGCATAATATTCTCTAGCGTTTGCTTTAAATTCTTTTGGTGCAGCTATTCCAGGAATGTAGCCTACAATTGGTAAAGACCCTAAAAAATTTCTTGCAGTTCCATCTAAACCACCAGCTTGTCCATCCCAACCTTCTTGTAATTTGTTTTGTTCAACTTTCCAATTTTCTTGCATTCCTGTTCTAAAAGTTGTATAATCACGCATAAATTTCTTTTGGTCTTCTGGTGCTGTTCTATATCCTAATTCTTCTGCGGCATAAGCTGTAACAGGTTGTGCTATAAGTGTTGCTCCTGCCATTGCAGCGCCCCATCCAGCTCCACCTGTAGCTACTCCAACACCGATAACTCCAGCAACTATTCCACCTTCAAGTGCTTTTCGTCCACCAGATTTAATACCATATGCTTTATTTAATTCTCGTTTGTCTGCTCCGCTATATGCAGCATCAGCAAAATCTGCGTCAAATAATGTATCATAACCACCCATTCCAAGTTGTCCTATACCTTGACCAGTTTTAACAATAAGTCCACCTGCATCTTTTGTTATAACTCTTCCAACATTTTTTATTGCGGGTTGTCTTGCTAAATAAAGCCCTGGAACAGCAGGTTCATACCATCTCATAGAATCCCAATCTTTAAATTTATCAGCATCTATTTTAGCTCGAAGGTCTTTATCTCTTCCATATGTAAAATCTATTTCTTTAATTACTTCTAAAGTAGAATCTCTATTTTTTATTAAGTTATCAAACTCATTTTCAATTGCAGTTAATCTATTTACAGTAGAATCTGCATAATTATGCTTTTCAAAGTCTGTTCCAACATCAGTAAAAAACTTTGTCATTTCTGTATTATATTCGTCATATAATTTATTTTCTGCATCAAGGTCTACCTGTTCATTATATAAAAAGACACTATTAACAGTTCCATCTTCGGCCACTGTTGTTGAAAAAGCTCCCTTGTCTTTTCTTAAATTATCTCTTCTATCACTAAAACCTTTACCCATATCTTCTCTGATTATAAGTGGTGCTAATGAAGAATCCTCTATTTCTTTTGATGTGTCAATAAAAGCAGAATTAATAGCTGCATCTAAATATGGAGACTTAAACGCTCCTTTAGGTAATGAATCTTTCAATGCTTCTTGTTTTAATTTCTTTTCTTGTTCTCTAAACATTGCTGTATATAACGCTTTTTGCTCAGGGTCTTTTAATAACTCTTCTGGAGTTTTACCTGAAGATAATCGTGTGTTTAAATATTTCTGTTCAATATCATCTGCTTCTTTTTCTTCTTTATTTATTAAAGTATTATATTCCACATCAAGATTTTTTGCTCCATGTTTAGAAACTGCGTCTAACTGTGATACTAAAAAAGTCATCTCTTCTTCATCAAAAAATACTTTACCATCTTTTCCACCAAGATTTCTCGCTTCTGCTTTTAGTTTTATAAATCCTTCACTTGAAGGCATATTTAATATTTCTTTTTGAAACTCTGATTTAACTTTAACATCTTCAGCTACTTTATCGAGTTTTCTCTTTGATGTGGCTTCACTGATAATCATATCTGAATATTGAGATATTCCATCACCTACTTCATAATGACCTTGAACGCTTCCTTCTACATCAGCATAATCCGCAACTACTTCTCTTACTTCATCTTTTTTAGCTGCTATAGCTTTTTTTAAATCTGTTCCTGAATCAAACCCTAAATTAGCAGCTATCTTATTATCTAACATGTAGGCATCATAACCAGTTGGTGCGCCCTTTACAACATTATCTATTTTATCAGTTGCTGAATTATATGTATCAATCAGCTCAAAAACTGCGTCTCTATCTTTTGAATCAACAGTATCAACATTAGCTCCCAACAAGTTCTTTATTTTTGTATTTAATTCTTCTTGATGTGCTTCATAAATTAATCCAGAATAATATTCGGCTTCTTCTTTAGTTCTTGTAGTTCCAAGAACATCTGAACCAATATAACCAGCATCTCCTGGACCTGGCATTGAAATTGTGATAGGACTATCCATAGTATATTTTGCTTTCCACTGGGCTTCCTGTTCTTCTTTTGTTAATGTTCTATTTACAGGCGCTACAAAATCATCATCTATTGTTATACCTGATGTTATACCGCCAGCAAACCAACTTTTTTTCTTTTTAGGTTGTTCAACTTTTGCTGGTTTTTCAAAAAACTTTTTAGCTGGGTCTGATGATTGAGAAGCTTTCGCTAAAGACATAGCATCTGGAATAAATGGTAGTGTTGTATATCTTTCATATGCGGAAGGAATTTTACTAACACTTTGTTCAGGTGTTTTTTTTCTAATCATAGGTATAGGTAAATCACCTGCCTTTTCTTTAGAAGTATTATTTCGTGTTCTTCTGATTTCGAGTTCTCTTTTTTTTATCTCAGCATTCATAGATTTTAATCTTTCTTGAGATGCTCTTCTTATTTCATCTGGTGTATGAACAACTTTACCTGACGAATCTACATGCCCATATTTAGCAGAACTTGTTCCTGGTGTTGGTCCTTCAGATAAATAAGAATATTGTCTAGTTGGAAGAGATTGAAATGTATATGGAGAAGGTGGGGGTCTTATTGATGATACAGACTTAGAAGCTGCTTTAGCTTTTAATGCTGCTGTTCTTTGTGCAAGTTTTCTTCTAGCTTCAGCAGGGTTTTTTTGAATTTCGTCAGCTGTCACTACAACCTTACCTGAAGAATCGTGGTATCCGTCCATATCACTATAACCACCACTACTACTACCAGACCTAAGATTTGACAAATAAAACGGATTATCCATAGCCATTTTTATATCACCATAATTTGAAACTCTCTATAACCTTTCCTGTGAATGGGTCATAATATGTTTCTTCTCTCAATGCAGATTTTTGTCTCATTGTAACACTTTCTTGAACATCACTAAAAAGCCTAGGGTCAAGCACACCTTCAGCATCAGTATATTCTGTTTCTTTCTTAGAACCCCAGAAATTTTTCAAAGGAGAAACAATACTAAAACTATTGTTACCATCTTCACGATAAACCATGTCTCGTTGTTTTTGGTTATAACCAGATGTATAGGTATCATATTTTCTTTCCATGACTTTTTTACCTGCATCAAATTGTTCATCTCTATCCAACATTATATCTCTTCTGGTTTTGTATCCTCGAACATTACCATAATAAGATTTATCATATGATTCAAAATCGTCCCACTTTCTTCTACGAAGCATTTTACCTTGGTCATCATATTCTTGTTGTTCTCTTAGATATGTATCACCATGAATATCTTCATCTTCATTGTCTCCACTTCGTGTACGCTTTTCATAATCCTCATAATCATCCCATCTTTTGTATTGAGTTAAGAATCCTTTAGGATTATAATCCCATTGATTTTTTAGATATATGCTTCTATCTTCACTTTCACGTTCATAACTCTTTGTCTTTTTATAATCGTAATCATCAACATAATCATCCCAATCTTTCTTCTGTTTTAAGATTCCTGAATCATGGAAGAGTTGTTGTTCATCAAGATAAACATCTCTACTATATTCTTTTTTTCTATAATCATCTGTCTCTTTTTCATAATCTTCACTTCTATATGTACTTCTTTTCAAGATTTTATCCATCTTGTTTGCGCCATCTTTTAAGAAGATTTCTACAGGAGTATAAGTACCATACTCTTTATCTCTTTTGGTTTTCTTTCCACGCTCTTCATAATTTTTATAATAATAATCTTTAGTGTATTTTTTTGTTGGAGCTACATAATGAGTATCAGACTTTTTAATAAAATTGTCAGGTATATCCACTTCCCATCCTTTTGTTGCAAAAGTTAATTTTGTAGGATTAAACTTAAAATCTGCTTTTTGGTAATCTCTACCAACTTGCACATTACCAAATTTTTTGTTAGCTTCTGTTTTCATGGCTACATTTTTTACAGAAGGAGTTCCCTTTAAAGTACTCATGAATTTAGTAACACCATCTTTAACAGCTTGTTGTGAGAATACCCCTGTGTCTGATGGTTTAATAAATTGTGAGATTGCAAGTGTTGTTTTTGTGTTTAGAGCTTGATTTAGATTATCAGCTGCTCCTCCACCTATTGACCCACTTCCTTGAACAGAAATTGTATCAAACTCTTTTGGACGTTTACTTTGTCTAAATCCTGCTTTAACAAAGTTTCTACTCCTAAGAGCTGTTGAACCTGTCATTCGTTTTTTATCCAACTCTGTTAATGAGGCTGGATTATCAAACGCCTTTTTCTCTAATTTGTATGCCCGCAGGTCTTTCTGAAAAGCGGTTTTAAATTCTTTCCCCCAAAGACCAGCTTTTTGTTTTATTTTATTAGCCATTTTAGTATCCTCACAATCAGTATATTAACTTATTTAATAAAGATAATGTGGCTACTCATTTATATATATATTTTTTATTGACTAATAAAATTTTTCCTCTCTTGAATCAAAATCGTTGTTCCATTCAACATGTGTCAGGATTCCCATTTCTAATAATTTGTTTGAAATGTTGTTTGCTTCCATAGCACCATATCCTGTCTTGTATGCTTCGTCAATCTTTGTTGCACCTAAGAATTTACTCTTAAAATGTTTTGCAAGTCTACCGTCAACTTCAAATTCCTTTTTAAATGATTTCCCAAGCTTATCATATAATTTCAACGAATCATGATATTCTTCTTCTTCCATTGCAGGAGTTCCCTGAATCATAACCTTTCTCCATTCCAGTTGATAATTCATATCTTCATTCTCAGTTTCCTTAGTTATAACAAATGTCATTCTACCATCTGCTACAGCCTTCTTTTTTGCTGTTGTTAAGCTCTGGCATATCATCTGCCAGATGTTCTCCTGAAAGGTCATAAGACCTCTAACCTTATTTGCGCCACGTCTAAACCAGCTTCTAGGCACACGTCTTCCTATATGTACTAACACAGTCATTTTATATTTACCTCCTTCTACTAAAAAACACAGATATATCGTCTTGTTGTAGATTAAATCTCTTTAGTAATTTGTTTATTATGATTGGTAATATTATCATTATTAAGAACACTTGCCAGAGGGCAAACTCAAAAATAATATAATTACTCCATAAATATCTAGCTCCAATAAACACTATTAACATAGTGCCCAACTTGAATATGAACTTACCAACATTTTTGAACGTCCATTTGAATGGTGGTGTTTTTGGATATTTTAAATCCAGGAACTCTTTTTGTTCTTCTTGTGTCTTGAGAGCAATGTTCCTAAGCTTCTCCATTTTGATTCTATTTGACTTGTGAGATTCCCTTTTATCTTTATTAATGGCAAGTTTTATATAAGTTGATATAAAGTATATTATATATACCAAAAAGAGATTAGTCGCTAAATTCATTCTTTTCCTCCAACAACATATCTGTGATTAATTCTACATCAAGTTTGGTAACATCATGATTATTATTATTATCAGGATTAGCCAATATTAAGTTAGGGTCTACATTAGGATAGTTTGTTCTAATTATGATAAATAACTTTTCTCTTTGTTCTCTTAGAGATTTGGAAATTGATGGTGTAATAAGCATTAAACTATTCTTTACATAATGAACAGCCTCACAATTATGAAATCCAATTTTTCTTGCAAGAGTGATTGCTTCTGCTTCTTTCATTCCCATAATCTAATTCCTCCATCTCGTAATGTGTATTTAGGTATTTTTAATGTTTCATCTGAAAATACCCACTTGCTCCAGTTAGGGCCTTTTAGTTCCCAGTAATCTTTTAATGTGATAGTGTGGTTTGTATGCTCAACCTTAAACATATAAAAAATTCTAACTTTTGTGAGTCCTTGTGATATTAATATTTTATATTTTCTTTCTGGTGTGCAAAACAACACCAATCCAAACCGTGTTCCAGGTACACGCATTTTCCATATCTTATCTTCTTTCAATAGTCTTTTTATTCTTCTTCGAAGAATGCATTGTAAAGTTCCACAATCTTTCATTATTTGAAGGATGCTATTATAACTTTGAGGGGCTTCTAAAATAGTTGCAAGTATTTTGTCGTCACATGAGACTATATCCCTTATAAAAGCTTCCTTGTCTTTCACGATACGCTTTCCTCTCTGATTTTGGTGACTAATTGTTTTGCATCAATTAAAATACCTTGAATATGCTTTTTACTTATTGGAATATCATATTGATTCTTTATATGAAGTGAAATCCTATTCATATTCAATGTGGTATCATTCATCATAATATCTTGAAGTGCTAATAACAACAAAGATTTATGTATGTCTACAGTAGTGACCATTTCTCTAACATTCTCATCGTTGTAAACATTACTTTCCCTAACAGCCAAATACTTAGTATATAACCAAGAAGGTGGTTTTGGGAACTTAATAATTTGCCAGAAATTAGGATGTTTCTTTAATTTTTTTTCAACTTCAGATAACCGTGTGAACTCTGTATAAGACCCAACATTCTTGAAATCTTTCATACGCCACGAATCATTTACTGGGTTTCTGTCCTTAACATAAATAGCTCCTATACCTCTTCCAAACAAATCAATCCAATAATTTACGAATGATTCAAGATAGTTTTTTTCCATCTTATAGATTTTAAGTGGGAAACATAATATGAATAGTAAGTGTTTAGTTCTCACTTCTGCAAGTTTCTTTCTAAGCTCTTTTGATTCTTTCTTGTTCCAATCTGCAGATGAAGCGAAACGCACAGCTTCATCACATACCAAAGGTTCAAACTTATTTAATTTGTCAATCTTTTCCATAACATCTTTATTGTTATATGCTAGATGTCTTGCAGGGTCAAATCTTATTCCTAATAATTTACACCAAAATCTTGCAAGCATGATTGCAGCAGAAGATTTACCTGTTCCTTTCTCGGAAGTCATTAAAACCATACTATCATAATTAGCGAGGTTTCTATATAGAAGGTGTTCGGCTAATTTTTTAAAAACTGCAAATCCTTTTGTAGATTCGGTTTGTGTTAAATGTTTTTTTCCTTCCTCTTCATCCATTTCTTGAATAATAAAGAGCAATTCATTTATACCAAATCGAAGTTCATTCGCATCCTCAACTCCCCAAGTATTTTTTATAATTTCCGTGATAAGTCTTCTCTTACCAAAACCAAGTGTTGCTGCCATTTTATTTTTTAAGTTTTCTAATATGGTCTTGAAACTTCTCAAAATCACCAGAATACTTTTCTATTATAAGGTCTAAACCTTCTTTAATTAATTTAGTTCGATTTTTCTTACTAACAAAAGAAATAATTTTTAGTTTTTCGAGAGTTTCGTCTTCTGCATTAAAACCAATATACCGCATATAAACATATATCTATATACATATATATAAATGTTTTCTTTTTAAAGATTAAGAGAATTTTCGCCTGTATAAGTAATATCTCGATAGTCTGCAGCCAATTTTTTGAATACGACAGCACGATTATCTGCATTACGTTCTTCCATTGTATTGATACAATATACTTGATATAACAAACTATGTTGGCCTTTCTTCTTTCTTAGAACCCTACCCATTCTCTGTATAGTTTGTTTATCTGTAGAATCACCAGCCATGATAATTGCAACGTCAAGCTTTGGTAAGTTATACCCTTCATCAAGAACTTTACTGGTGAGAAGAATATTAAATTTATCCAGTTTGAAATCTGTGAGTGCTTGTTCACGTTTTTCTTTTGCAATCCCGCTATGGACAATTCTACATTCCCTATTGTCTTCAAGAAGATGCCAATACAATTTTGAGGTTTGGTCATTATATTGATTAAACACTATAATCTTATTTGTTGGGTGATGAGCTATAATCTCTCTACCTATATTAAACTTCTCATGATAATTATTAACAAGGGCTTTTCTTTCATTCATGATGGCAAGCATCCTGAATTTTAATGGTGATGTGGTTCTCATAATCCTTTCATAGTTACCACCACTTTTGAATATAGTGTTAAGTTGTTTGGTCATGAAATCATACTTATCCTCACTTTCTGGGTCAAGTCTCACACCAACATTTACAAATATAAAAGGATTGAGAACTCCGTCATTTAAAGCTTCAGCTGGTTTGTATTGAAACACATTATAATTAAACATCTTCATGATTTTGAAGTGTTGATTATCAATTCTTTTGAGTGTTGCAGTTAAACCTAACTTATATTTGGTTTTGTGTTTTATGAGCTCAAGCATACGTTTTGTGCCGTAATTATGAATCTCATCTAGTATTAAGAAATCAAATATTTCAAGTGGTATTTTACCAAGATTCTGCATGTTTGTTAATGTGATTTGTGCATACTCTTTCACATCACCATAATAAACACCAACCTTCTGAATAGGTATTCCTGCATCGGTTAATTCTTTATACCAACCTGTCTCAAGAATAACATTTTTAGGAACAACTATTAAAATTCTAATATCTGGTTCTGTTTGAAACACTTCCTGGATAATGTTAATTGCGCTAAAAGTCTTACCTGCTCCAGTTGAAACTTCAAAAATTACATTTCCATCATGTTTAAAAAAGAATTTCTTTGCTGCACGTTGCCAGTATCTTAATGATACTCCATCAGACTCATCTTCATATTCAGAGTAGTCATCATCATCTTTAAATTCATCCAGATAACTCATAATTATTTCCTCAAAACTTTTTGTGTTTTTATCATACCTTTTGGAATAACTTGCCAATGTTTATACAATCCATTTCCAAAATCCATGAAAGCGAGAACTACATATTCCGTTGTCTCTTTCATAAGATAACCAACACTTCTAGTTTTGAGTGGTTTGAAATCATGCTCAATCTCTGCAAGTGTCATTGGTTCCAATGAACTTTGTGCATCAAACCAAACAACTTCTACTATCTTTAAATTGTTTGTCATTAATTTATCCATCTCATTTTCTTTCAGTAAATACTCCTGATGTTTTAATGTCAGACTTTGTTCTTTTTATAATTTTCCTTACAGAAAACCAATTTCTAATAGTCCAATATAAACTGTTCTCACATAACCAAGTTATAATTACTTTGTTCTTGAGTCGTTTACTGACAGCCATAATTTCACTTCAACATATCAAGTATCCTTTTTTCTTCAGCTTTACTATCCGTTTTTTGTTGAGTTGGTGTTTGTGTTTTACCAAGCATCATGTTTAGTTTGTCTGTTGAAAATGGGTCTGCAGGTGCTGGTGCAGCTGGTAGTGGTTGTTGTTGTGGTTGTGGTTGTGGTTGAGCATATGCTTGTTTTCTTGGTGCTGGTTTTGGTATTGTTCTTGCAGATGGTCTTGCAACTCTTTTCCTATATTCTGTAGGATGTGCAGGTGCACGAAGTGGTGCTTGTTGTGTTTGTTGTGGTTGTTGTGGTTGTTGACCAGTTCCAAGCATACTAGCTAACTTATCATTAGTATTAAATCCACCCTGACCTTGACCGCCCATTGAAAATGCATTAGCAAACTTCTGTAATTTTTCTTTTTTATCTTCACCAGTAAGTTTCTTACGTTCTTGCTCTTTCATGTGAGCTACAAGTTCTGGTTGCATCTCTGCAAGTGCTTGAGCTTTAGCATTAGCTTTTAACTGATTTCTATATTCTTTCTCAGCCTTTTTCTGGTCACTCTTAGCTCTTAGATTTGCCATCCATTTAGCAAACATACTTGTTCCGTTTTCTGAACTGTTTTTTGCTTTCTCAACTACACTTCCTATAAATAATCCTGTCCCGAAGCATATAATCCCTATACCAATTTCCATTATCATTTTGACACCTTCTTAACTTTCTTAATTAAAGTTGTTTGTTTACCTGTACCAAGCATGTTATTTAATTTATCTGTAATATTAAATCCACCTTGTTTTTTAGTACCAGTTGAAACATTAGTTATAGTCTTCTTAACTCTAGTCTTTTTTACATTATAATGATTATCAATAATGTAATATAGATTAGATTTAAATATTGACTTGAAGGCGTTTTCCATATCTTTATTTTTTCCTTTGATACCATAATCCTTCATACATTGGTTCAATAGGTTTGCAGTCTTTGTTTTAAATTCTTTCGTTGCATTTGGTTTAATTATTGTTTTTATTTTTACTTCATGTTTTATCATTTTTGTGACCTCATTTTAAGTTTTTTTTCATGCGTTGCACTGAATAATATAAAAACAGTGTCATTAACCATGATGTTCTCACTATAAATGACATCACGCCTGGTTTCGGGAACATATCAGCAGTTAATTTAATGCTGTCCTCTTTCGCATATTTGTAAGCATTCGACATTTTAATATTCAGATGCTCATCCTTGAGCTTCTGGTGGTATTTCTATTTCATTATATGGTATTAATGTTTCGTTATCAATTGGTTCTAATGTTTGATTAACAACAGGTTCAATTGTTTCTGGAATAATTGTTTCATTAACAACTGGTTCAGGTTCTTCAACAACAGGTTCTTCAACAACTGGTTCAGGTTCGTTAACAATATCTGCAGGTGATACAGTTTTACATGCACTACCTCTCCAAATATTACCTAATTCATTTACAAAGCAACACTTATTTCTATCGACTTCAGGAACAGTTGCACAATTTAAACCTTTCATAGAATCAGGTTTTTGTGTACATGTATTAAATTCAGAATCCCATGCATCACCTAAATCATTTTTTTTACAACAAGATATTTTTTTATCGTCTGTATCATATTTGGCACAATTTTCAAACTCGCCACATCTTTGTTTATCAGCTAACCATACTTGACCAAACCCATTTTTCTCACAACACGCAGTTTTATCATTTGAAGTTGCGCAATTTGGTTGTGTGTTGTCTTCAGGTATAATAGGTAATCCTGTCGTCTCATCAATAACAATTTCTTTATTATCATCGACTTTTGGTTCTCCATTAGAACAACCTGTCATTGTAATCATAAGTGCTAACATTCCTATCAATAAAATTCCATATAGTTTTTTCATCGTATTTCCTCTCTATACTTTTTTAGTCTCTTGAAGAGCCATCTTCCAACTGCAAATTAAAATCTTTTTCTTTCATAATTTGATACATTGTTTTATCAAGTTTTTGGTTATACATATATGGTAAAAATATTTCGTCCAATGTAACAAGATTAATCTCGACAAGGGCCATTTGTGAATCTACCCAATCTTTAATAATTCTCCAACCCGTTCTACGGGCTTGGTCAATATCATTTATATATCTTTGTGGTACTGCACCTTTACCTGCTTGTTGTTTAAATACTTGTAGTATTTTATTTTCTTCCATTGGAAGCTTGAATGCAAGTTCTTGATTATTAACAATACATTTGAATGCCACAGCTATCGGAGTTCCCTCACTATCATACATTTTGTAAACGTGAGTTGCGCCATGTGTAGCTAGTATCTTCTCTATCTCTGCAATAGTTTTCTCAATTTTAATACTGGTTGTATAATTTTTTAATGCCATTATTGTTTAATATCCTCTTGCTCGTCTGGAATATGTGAACCACGTTCAACAACATCTTTCTCTGGAACATCATCAACACTCACTTTCTCGTCGTTTTTCTTCAAAACACCAGGAGTAAACTTTGGTGGTCTTAATAGAAAGTATTCACTAAGTATAACACTAATAGCTTCAGACTTACTTGTGATGTTATTATAAGCCATATAAATACGAAGATTTTTGTCCTCGTGTTCATCTATATCAAATTGTATCTGCACCATAATATAATATAATAATACTAACCAATATATAAATGTTTCTATTCAATCACATTAAATGTAATTAAATGTTATTATATTATATTGAATGATAAAAGGTGTATGATAAGTTGATAGCAATATAGGATGAACTACCCCCGACACATACTACATATGAAAACCTGCCATTTTGCCATTTTTATATTAGTTAATATAATATAGACTTGTGTGGTGTGGCTCGTACATATTACTATATATTGATTGGACTACAAAAATGGCAACTTTTCTGCCATTATGGCTGTCAATGGCAAAAGACTGCCATCGCTGAAACTACAGAATTTAAAGGGTAGAGACGCTAATGGCAAAGTTGTGGCAAAATGGCAGGTTTTTCAGATGTATAAGTAGATATGAGTACTCTAAGTAAATTGATAGTAGTTATAGTTTGTTATATTTCAACCACTTTTATTTTTCTGTTTTTGCCATTCTGGCAGAAATTTCTGCCATTTTGGTTATTTTTTCAGATTTATTTGGCCGTGAGGCCGACCTAATGCTTATAGAAGAAGAGTAACGCCACCAAAATTCTACACACTACATAACATACTTTACATTATATATTAATAGCACACATCTGTTTCAAAATGACAACATTTATATATAAGGTGATAGTAAGCTATCAATAGGTGCGTTGCACCATATTAGAAATTGAGAGGTTTTATGAATATGAAAAAAGATAAAGATGGAAAACAAACATTTATTTCTCGTATGCCAATTCAAATGCATAAAGAATTAAGATTCATTTCAATGTATACTGGTATGAGTATGCAGGATATTGGTAATTATGCAATCCAAAAAGAGATTGAATTGTTTAAGTCACAGATACCAGCATTGAAAGATATGGCTGATGAATACAAAAAATCCAAAGAACCCACAATACCTATAATATTTGATACCGTGGATACGGATGAAGTTAAGACTCAGGAAGGAACAGAAGAAAGTATAGATAAGACATCGGACTAACCTGGGGATATTAAAAATGGTAGATACATCCTCAACAGGAACACGGAATAATAACCCAAAATATATTAATAGACTCGCTTCTAATGAAGAAATCTTATCCTTCATAAAAAAGAACTTTAGTCGATTAGATAATTCTTCCGCATTAAAACTTGCAAAAATATTACTTAATAATAATATAGTAGATATAGAAGTAAGACAGTTCAAAGGAGTGTATGAATCATTTGTAAAAAGAAACAATGGAAAATTCACACCAACTGATGTTGATGGGCATGATAGATTTTATATTGAAGAAGGTGTTGTTGCAAAACTTCGTGATGGTGTATTCACATTACTAGAAAAGATAGGAACTTCTATTAAAGATATTGAAGATGAGGATGATAAAGATAAGTGGTCCAAGTCTCAAGTTGATGGTGTTGAAGCATATGAAGTATCAAAACACACAACCTTTCAAGACATCAGAGAAAAGATTGATAAGGAAGGTAAGGATGTTGCGTTCCGTTATTCATTTAAGAAATCAGATTTAGAAGCAGAACCATTTGAGAACAAATCATCTTTACAAATGGTAGATGTTCATATTAATGATGCAGGAGAATATTTTGGATTCCCATTAAAGTATACTTATCTATGCCCAGAGTGTGGAGCACTTTCAATATCAATGGAATATCAAGTAGCTTCAGCGCAAGCAAACAAAATCAAATGTCCTGAGATGATAGAAGTAGAAAATGAAAAAGGTGAAATTAAACCTAAAAGATGTAACCACCCAATTATACCAGATGCAAATAGAACAGAAACAAAAGATTCATTTATTCATGCAGTCACTTTCAAAGATTCAGAAGGAAACATTCAGAAAGCTGATGCAATCACATTCACAACATTACCAAAAGGTCACATCAGAGTAGTTCTTCAAAAAATCCCAAGAGCATATGGAACACAATTTATTCATATTGTAGATTTTCAACCACTTGAAAAGAAGATGTTTCCTATTCCAAAAAACACAAAGAAAGAACATTATTTATTTACATTAGTAAATGCTGTTGATAAATATATTATTGATAGTACAGGCTATAACCATTATGGATACTTAGCAATGAAGATGGCCGCATTACTTCAATTTGCAGCAAGATATGTTCCAGGGTTTAAGTATAACTTTCACATCTCATTATCAGGAACGATGTCATCAGGTAAATCCCAGTTCGCTAGATATTGGGGACTTGGATTATATGCTCATGATTGTTGGAGCAGTAATGCAACATCCATCAGTATTCCAAAACTACGAGGAACTATGGAATCATTTCACTTATTTGGAAAAGACCATAGATACCAATATAGAGGATTGCTTGGTGAAAAAGATTTGATTATTATTGATGAGGTTAAAGAAGCACCAGATGTTAAGAATAATCTAAAACAATATGGACTTGAACCAACATATGAATATTCCAAGCAAGGTAGTAATAACCAAACATTTGAAAGAACAGCACAACTTATTGTCACACAGAATATTGACACTAAACACTTGAATAAATACACAAAAGAGATAATGAAGATTTATACTTCAAACGATTTAGTTAGTGTTGATAAAGAAGAGAACATTCCAAAACCTGCTTGGAACTATAATCAAGATTTAACTTTACCTTTATATTCGTTTGATAATAAATTCCTTAGATATGCAATAAGAAAGGTACGAGACGACTATGCAAGAAATCAAGTTAACTGGATTGATGGTTCAGAACTTGCATTAAAGCAAAGGTTCTTCTTTTATTTTTATTTAGGTTCAGATGAAAACAACGAAGAGTTAACAACTGTTATTAGGGAGAACAGCACCAAGAAGATTATATCAAACAACATTGATATTATCAGAGCAATGGGAGCACAAAACTTAGCAGAACATTTTAATAATTGTGGGCATCTTCTGTATGGTAAGAACGACTTAGAATATTTTGCAAAGATAGATAAAATACTTGAAGAATATGATAAACGAAACGATGCAAGAACTAAAGAGATGTCATACGCAGTAATAAAATTGATAAGAATAATTGATGGAAGAGATTATTGTTTACCAAAAGATTTAGAAATATTTCAGTTTATTATGGAAGCAATTGATAATAAACTTGAGGTTGCAAACACAAAAGAATACAAAATAAATGGCCCTCGTATGGTTGACGAAAATGATGTTGTTGAAGAAGCTGGTGGCGACGACGAATGGGGTTACAAAAATAATCTTGATGAGTTTACAAAATGACACTATCAATGACACCTTTTTGGGTAATGATTATTGGGGCGTTTGCGTTCTGGTTTGGTCGTGAAATGTATAAATTATATCGGAGGAAATGAAAATGAGTTTGGCAGAAATCAAAGAGAACATTGATAAGTTTGAGGAGAAGAATAAGGAGGACCTTATTCGTTACATTCATGAATTATTAATATATGAGAAAAGACAAGAAAGTAAAGCTATAAGCTTGAAGACTGAAATTAAGTTCCTTAATAGACACTTGAAAAAGATAAGAGATTTAATAGACAAAACATTACTATCAAAAGTGAAAGACGATGAGACTTGGAAAGAATAAAAATGCAAGATGAAATGGAAGAAATAAAGGAACCAGATTATGGTAAGAAACTTTTCTTCAAAGATTTGTTGGACTACGCCAAACAGTACAACATTCTTGTAGATGAAAATTTTCTTAGACATCACAAATTTCATAAACCAGAAATAAATTGGTTATTGTTTTACAAGAAGGAGGAAATCACTATGCAACACAGAAAGATTCAAGCCGATTTAACTGATAAACATATCATAAAATTACAGGCAAAAATAACCGAGCTTGAAAAAGAAAACAAAGGACTTGCTAACCCAAACAAATCAACAATAGGATGGAAAGGCACGAACAGTCTAACATTGAAAAAGTTAGATGATTCAGAATGGTTAATCACAGAACACCGAAAAACAAAGAAGAGTGGAGATGTTTACGAAACAAATCATTATATCCCAATCTCAAATGTTGACAAAATATGGAAATTTATTAAGGAATTAACAACCACCGATAAACCTGAAACATATTACAGAGCAGTTATAAGAAAAATATTAATTGAGCACAATATAGGAATTGATATTGATGCATTCAATGGTGGAAGAAATAGAGCAAAGTATTTGTTCCCATTATATTACTATCCTGTAAAAATACTTGAACATCTTAATTATGTTGAGTATGGTGGTAGAGGAACAATTAAAAGATTAACATTTGATAAGGTGAAATTATGACTGAGAAAAGATTAACATTCACTTTAACAAAAAGAGATTGTTATGAGATTACTAATAAATCAAACGACATACTCGGAGTAATTGAACGAAAACGTGTAGGACGATTTTTACATTGGTGTTTCATGCCTATCCCAGTTGAAGAACTTGGTGATGTGTGGTTTACAAATGGATGCATGAAAGAGATTGTTGCTGAGATAACAAATCTCTACAATCAAAAAATATAATTATGAGGGTGAAAAAATGACAAAAATAGTATGTTGGGATTGTGAGACAGGTGGGCTTAATCCATTCAAATCAGCAATGTGTAGCATTACATTAAAGGTAGTTGGTGAAGAAGCTATTAGAACAATTTATATTAAACCACATCCAAAGTTGGAATATCATCCAAAAGCTATGGAAGTAAATGGATTAACAAAAGAGCAACTTGAGAAAGATGGTGTTACAGAACAGGAAGCAATCACACAAATAAGAGACTTCATTAAAATTTATGGTGGTGGAAGACCAAGACTATTGGCTCACAATATCATATTTGATGCACAATTTACAAACGCAATGTTTGCAAGAAACAACGAACCATTATTCACAGAACTTGGACATTACCATCCGATTGACACAATGATTCTTATGCGTAGTTTAAAGGATGCAGGAATCATACAAATACAAAACGTGAATCTCACTGCTTGTTACAAACATTTTTTTGGTGAACCATTCCAAGATGCACATACATCTGAAGGAGATGTTCTTGCAACAGAAAAGGTATATGAGAAGATATTAGAAACATTGAAGAAATTAGTATAAACACATTCACATAGGTGAAATATATGAAAGCATGGTATGAATATAATATTAAGGATAGATATGAGAAAGTTCATCAACAATTCTCTCTAAAGGATTTTTGGGATTGGTGGTCTGATGGTGAAGACCTCTATATGGAAGTTAGAGTTAAGAACTATGCCATGATGAAACAATACTCTGATGCATTCCATGTGCCAATGGCCGCAAGTGGTTTATTCATACATGAAGCTTGGCAACTTGAAAAGATTGTTAAACATTTCAGAAGGAAATCTACAATCTGGTTTGGTATTAATCCTAAACGAAAAGTTGCAGGAAGAGAAGGATACGCAAAATTCAGTGGAAAAGATATTAATATTTCTAAGATAAAATTTCTATTTATAGATATTGATAGAGTTATAAAAGATGGTCCAGCTACAAATGAAGATTTAATGAATGCTGATTTCTTAGCTGAGAAAATCCTTGATGAATTAAGGAATGGTGGTTTTGGAAAGAACCATTGTAAAATTTGTTCAGGTAATGGTGTTCAGTTATTAATTAAACTTGATGTCCCAGTTGAAGTTCCAACACCTGATTATGATAAAGATAATAATGTTCATGTAGAAACAACAATGTTTAAGGAAGTCAAATCTATAATTCATACAGGAATAGGAAAAATACTACCATTATTTTCAAAGAAATTTAGAGACCAGTATAATGTTGAAGTAGATGATAAGTGTTTCAACATGGGAAGAGTTGGTGCATTACCATATAGTTTCAATCTTAAATATGAAAAACCAGTACCAAGAGGAATCGTTGAACTCAAAAATGATGGTAAGAATGAAGGATTCTCTGATTATTTAAGAAACATATATCTATCTTCAGAAGTTAAGACAGCAGTTAAAAAGAACTTCAAACAACAAACAGACCTTATTCTTTCAAAAGAATATAAAATGAAGAAGAATGAACTTGATAAGAATGTGATTGTTGATTTAATGATGAACTTCAAGTTCCTTGACGGTGGAATAAATAACACATTATGGTATGGTGTTAAATTATTATTGCATAGTAATGGGATTGATAACAAAGACCCAAGTTATGTTAATGTTCATTTAAGATTAAAACAAATACATAACAGAGATTTTTCAGAAAATGGTCTTGAGACCATGTTCAAAGATAATTATAATGGACCATTCAAAGAAGGAGATTTAAATATAGTTCCTTTGATGGTAAACAAATATCTTAGGTTGCATAAGATTCAAAAAATATCAACAGGTAAGACAGGATTACACAAACCAATCTTTCCTATATCACCAAGAGGAAAAAAGAAAGAGGATGTTATAATTGATATAACTCCAAAAGTATTAAAACTCAAACCTACAGAAACATACGATTTGATTCCAATAAAAGAAGACCCATTGAAAGACTTGAGCACATTTTCTTCATTGATGTATAAACACAGAAGAGGAGAAAGTATCCCTGAGAGTTTTAAGAAGAGTAGATATGAACTTACAGATATAGGAAAAGTCATGCTTAAAAGAAAACTTTCAGAATACTTTTGTGCATTCATTCATTCATTCAAAGCAAAATGGGGCGATGAAACAACAGCATATATTATGAGATATTATATGCAGGATTATTTAAATTATAGGAGATGGTAAGCTGATGAGGATAGGCATTTTTATTGATGGTATTACATTATTCCATGGATTGGAAGGAAAACGATTTCATTTCGGAGAGTTTAGAGAATGGCTCAAAGATGGAAACGAAGATGGTTTTGCAGGTTATTTCAACTGCGTAGATAATCCAGGAACCAAAAAACTGTTTTTTATTCACGTTCACAAATCAGGCTTTCAAGTATTCATAAGAGCACCAAAATATGATTTCATTGAAAGGAAACTTGATGTGACCGATATGAATATTGAACTGACAGCAGAAGCTATGAGTCATATAGATAAGTATGATAAATTCATATTGATTAGTGGGAAGCATGATTTTCTTCCTTTGTGTGAAAAGATAACTCAGAAAGGAAAAGAAGTGGAGATTGTTGGATTCAAAAACAATATTAATACAGCATTCAATAAATATCCATTAAGGTATGTTGAGGATTTCTTGGAAAAGACATAACTATTAAATATCATTAATACCACAGAATTTCCATGAGCGATTGGCGTGGGCATTTAAAGGTAGGATTAACTTTCCAAATTACAACACTATTAATAATCGCAGGAGCTTATCTGTATCTTAAAAAAACTCCTGATATTATTGAGATTATATTTTTATTACCAGTGTTGATGCTTTCACCTTTACTTCCTGATATTGACCATCAAAGTTCTAAGATTACATTATTCTTTAATCTGATAGGAGCAGTTAGCCTTTGGCTCACATATTTCTTATTTCCTGAGTATATGATTTATTCAATCATATTCATATCGTTTGTTGTGATTTTTTCACAATTCGTTCCGCATAGAGGCATCACACATAAATGGTGGTTTATTCTATTAATCCATACAATATTTGCAGTAGTTACATCATACTATGCATTAAGTATAATATCATTCTCAGGAATGATTTCTCATTTGGTGGCAGACAACATTAAATAAAAAATAGATATATAAATGAGATAGTTCATTTATATCTTATATGGTAAGGACAAAATTTAAAATGAAACCATTTCAGAGCCCGCAGAAAGCTATGCAAAAGCTAATGAAATCTGTGACTTCTACATCTTTACCTAAATATACATCCAGAGCAATGTTCAAAGGCCCTGGTTCTAAGATGCTTAATCAATTTAATATGAAGAATTTTGGTGGAAAAAATGATATGGACTTTGATGGTGTTTTTAACAATTTTGATTGCAGTCCGAAGAATCCAATGAGGCAAGATTTCACACCTTTTAGTAATAGTCAAGCAGCTGCAAAAATATCTGCAGCTAAACGATTTGGTGGTAAGAATCTTTCAAGACTTAAACAAATTGGCCAAGGAAGAGATAGGACAGTATATGCATTAGATAAAGATAAAGTAATAAAGATAGCTAAGAATCCAGGAGGGCTAACCCAGAATACATCTGAGAGTCAATTAGATTGGCCTACAGGACAGATAAAACATTATGAGACAGGATTAGATTATGCAGTAATGGAACGTGCACAACCTCCAGGAAAGGCTACTACACAAATGCTCAGACATTTAAAGAAAGCAAGGGATGAAGCTGGCGGATATAATAAGCATCCAGATGCAGAACGTGCAGACTTCTTCAATTCTCCTCACTTTGATAAAACGCCAATAGACCCAACAGATTTCTCAAGTCATAGTGTAAATCCATCAGAGTTTACAGCTAAACGACAATGGGGTGAAAAGAATGGTCAACCAGTTTTAATTGATGGTGGAGCATTATCTGATGGTCAAGATTTACGAAGACATAGAATCAAACATTTTCAACAAGTAGCAAATATTGATAAATCTCAAGCTCCTCCATGGCAACTTGAAGAATGGCAAGAAGTTCAGAACCAAAGGAAAATATACAGAGACAAAGGTAGTGATAAAAAAGCATACCCCCAAACAACGACTAGATACGACGCAATGGCTGACTTCTTTAATAGTGATGACCAACTGAAAGGATATGAACCAGATGCAAGTGTTATGGAGGAGTTCTCTTCTCATCCAACTCAAAAGCGAGGTAGACTGAATGTTGGGCGTTGCCATGATGCTGCCGCATGTATTGTAAGTGACGCATTTAACAAAGGTGTGCCTCTGAGCGATATTGAAGTTGTTGGTGTGCAGACTCCAAATCCAAAGAAAGAGGGTAATATTTATTCTAATCATATGGTCGCAAAAGTTCAGGGTAAATACATAGACCCAACCAAAACACAATTTGGTTATGATAATATAGTTTCAGATGAGTTGGACAAACATTATGTTAATCCAAGGATTCAGAATAAAAAAGCATTTGTTAAAATGCCTTTAGATGAAGCATGGGAAAGAAGAAAGAAATGGGCTGGACCTGCTGGTATGAAACCTAAACGTGAACAATACACAATGGACAGAATTGAGAAGTCGATTGATGATGGAACCATAGACCCAATAGAAGTTGACTATGAAGATTATAGAAAAGGTTATTTGACTGATGGAAAACACAGACTAAATATATACAAAGACAAGGGATATAAAGAAGTTGATGTACAAATAAGAAACTTTCCAGAAACAAAATATTCAATTAAATCAAAAAAAGAACCATCATCTTATAATGATGATATAATGATTAACAGATTTGAAACACCTGGTGGCAAGTTAGAGATAACTGAATATGAAGATAATACTGGAGCTGTGTCAAGACTTCATGTAGATGAAGATTATAGAAGACAAGGTATAGCGACAAATCTTTTAAATGAAGCAAAAGGTAAATATAAGAAAGTTCATGCACAAGTTAGTAATATTCCTTCAGTTAAAACACATTTTAAAGCAGGGTTCAGGTTAGATGATAATCCTTATGCAACAGAAGAAGAATCTATTGAAGCATACAAAAAAGCATCAACAGGCCCAGGTAGTATAGGAATGCAATATGAAAAAGGAGCTTCTTTAGAAAAACAACAAGAGTGGGCAAACAAATCACAATCAGATAGAACACAAGAAAGAGAATCAAAACCAGATAGAGATGGAGATAGAGTTCCAGATGAATATGATTGTGAACCTGATAATGTTATGGAGCAAGGCGCATGGATGAAGAAGTATATTAATAAGAATATAAAAATCACAGATGATAGATATGCAGAATCAGTCCATGATGATATGAAAGACCTTTCTTCAATAACCACAACACGAAAAAAGGTAATAAGAAGTTTAGAAAAAAACCCAGCATTGAGAAATACTTTAATACAGGGTGGCATCAAAAAAATAAAGATAACAGATAGAGGAGATGAATTTCAACATGGTTCATTTAATATTGATGATGGTGCTGATGAAATAGAACTTAGAGGAACTACTAGACCAGTATTAGATTTTAGTGGAGCAATATCAATAAACAAATTAGGAAATGATGTTGGTATGAAATTTAATAAAATGCCAAAAAAGTTAGTCGAGCCAACAACAAAAGCCTTTATGACATATGGAAATGAAGGTTATGATGATACTGTTTCTAAATATTCAGAAAAAGAAAGAGAAAAAATAAAACACCAGGTTAGAAGAATGAGAACTGGTGCAGGGTTTGGACTTATAGCAATGCCTCCAGATGTAGAAACAACATTAGGGCATGAAGCAGGGCATGTTGTTCAATATAAAGAAGGACTAGCAAAACCAAACGAAGAAAGAGATGTATATGAATACGCTGATTTAGAATATGATGTTGAACATAGGACAAGAGTTCCAACACTTAAAGAGTTAAAACAATCAGGAGATTTTAGAGGGTATGACGCTAACACACATGCAGAATATAAAAAGGCTTCTTTAAAAAAACAGCAAGAGTGGGCAAACAAATCTGATTCAGAAAAAGCTCATGAACGAGCTGAAGGTCCAGATACAGATGGTGATAAAGTTCCTGATGAATATGATTGTGAACCTGATAATACTATGAGACAAGATATTGTATATCATGGCACAACACCAATGGGCGCAATGCAAATTAAGAAGAAAGGTATCTTAACAAGCAATGAACTTAAAGCTGCAGGAGAACCTTATCATACTTTAAGTGATAAGACAAGACCTGATAAAACATATTTCTTCAAAGACAAATCAAGAGCAGAATCATGGGCTGAAGTCGCTACACAAAATTCAATGTTTCCTAATGCTAAACCAACAGTAGTTGTTGCAGATGTTCCTGGAGATGAACTATTCCCAGATGTGGAAATGGAAACAGGTGGAGCATTTTTTAAAGAAGGTGGTGTGAGACCTGACCAAATTATTAAGACTTATCCTGTTGAAGCTAAACATTCAGTAGAAGAAATGAGAGCTGTACAATTACAAATGAATCCAGAAAAAACTGGAGACTTTTTAACATCAAAAGATGGAAGGCCACAAATGGCAAACAGCGATGGTAAACCTTTAGTGAATTATAAAGGAGACCCAATATATGAGGGCGACTTACCAAAATGATGTGTCCCATATGTGGAATTTATTATGAAGGAAAATATTGTCCCGCATGCGGATATATAGACGGAGATTAAAAATGACAAAAGACAACTTACATATTACAGCAAGGAGTGTTATGAAAGACACTAAGGTAGATTTATTTTTCAAAAGCATTGAAGAAGCAGCATTTCACAATCCAGGATTAACTGATTTTGAAGTAAAAGGATTTGATAAATCAAAAAAATAACGAGGTAAAAATGACAGACCCACAAAAAATTATAGATAAAATGTTAGGAAAGGAAGAAGAAGAACCACCAGTTGAAGAAGTAAAACCAGAAGATACTTCTGAACATGATGAGGATTGTGAGAAAAAATGAAACAACCAAGATTACTGTATATTGGTGTTAAAAGGAGAAGATAAAAATGTTTGATATAGATAAGATACTCGGAAAGAAAAAAGGAAAGAAACCTGTTAACTTTACTAACATGACGTTATCAAGTACAATTGGAAACAACCCAGTGTCTAATCTATTACGAATGGCAACAACCACACCAAAGAAAGGTGCGGCTCCATTATATAAACAAAAACAATGGAAGATGTTTCCTCAACAAAAAAGGCAACAATTACGAATGAATTTTAAAGATACTGATGGTGATAGGATTCCAGACAAATGGGATTGTTCACCAAATAATGTAATGAAACAAGATTTCTCAGCAATAGACACAGGAGTTCCTGCATACACTTATCCAAGAAGTTATGGTTATAGGAGAAGAAAAGTTATGATGTCTCCTGATAAATTCATGCAACTTGCAAAGACAGGATACAGAGATGAAGCAAGTAGAAACATGTCTGATGTAGAACACGAATCTAAAGTTATATCTCAAAGTAATGTTGATAGACTTAAACCAATCATAAAAAGCAGATATGGAAAAATGTCTGTTCCTGTGCTTGAAACAAGTGAAGGACGTATAAAAGACCATGAAGGAAGACATAGAGCAATAGCTGCTAAACAGTTAGGAATAAAAGAAATTCCTGTTTATATGATGGAAGACCATAAAGGTTATATCAAATCAAGAGAACAACGAAAACCAACCAAGGCACTGAAGTGGGAACAAAAAGACCCAAAGTTTGATAGTGAAGAAAGAGAATGGGACCAATCAAGAAAAGCATTCAAACCATTCTCAGTTAAAGAAACTCCTCATATGAAATCTGTTAGAGAAAACCGTGGTTACACAGAACTAATAGAAGTTAACCCAAAAGAGTTTAATAAACAATTTAAACAAAATCAAGATGAAGATATTGCATGGGATGATAGAAGACTTGATAGTGCGATGTATCGAGAAGAAGTTGATAGTTATCCTCAAGTTGATTACAATGCACAAAGAGATGTTGTTGATGTCAACGATGGGCGACATAGACTTGCTGCAGCAGAAATAAAGAATCAAAATATTATGGTTGCAGTTAAACCAACTGGTGCTGAGTTAGCTAAACAAAAGGAATGGGCTAACATGCCTGTAGCACAAAAAAATAATATCAGAGCAACATCGTTAGATTCAGATGGTGATAGAGTTCCTGATGAATATGATTGTGAACCTGAAAATACAATGAGGCAGGATATGAGATTTTCAAGAAGACCAAACAAAATGCCAGTAGATGATTGGGAGAACACTAAACAAATTCTTTCTAAAACAACACATAAACAAAACACTTCTCTTGACCCTAAGATAAAGATGAATACAATTCTTAAACATGATAAGGAATTAAAATCATTAGAAAAGGTTAATTCTTTTTTCAAGGACGACAAATGGCATGAGAAATATAATACTGAAGCATTTTCAGCTTTGAAGATGCAAGGTTATAATGATGATGATGCTACAGGATTTTTAGCTAATAAGAATAAAGTTAGAAACGAGACAGCTGCATTTTTTGCACAAGAGTTAGCTAAGGATGATAAGTTAGGGCATTTGTTCAAAGGTGCTATACCACTTGTTCCAATAACAAATGAAGAAGGCCGTGAAAGGCTTATCAACTATGGAAAAGAATCTCAACATATTTCTGGCATTGGTATTGTAAAGAAAGTTGAACCTGTTAATCAACCAAAATTATTCAAAGATTTAGCTAGAGATGAACCAGATGATGATGACATCATGGATGAAATGATGAATGATGATATGGAACAGTTTGAGTTTGAGCAAGAAGAACATGCTAAAAAGTTTCATAAACAATTGAAAGGTAAATCATATACAGACATGACATTCAATGAAAGAGAGTTCTTTGATTCCATGGAAATTGATGGGATGAATAACTCGGAGATGAAGGAGTATTTTGATAAGCAGGCAGATAAATTAAAGAAAGCTGGTGTTGACCATGAACCAGACGATATAGGAGATGAAGGGTACTAAAAATGAAAAATATAAATGTGACTTTCGAAGAATATAAAACCAGGGTTCTGGACAACATAACATCAGATGATAGAGATTTTTTAATCGCACAGAAAGAAAAACACATTGATACCCTCTCAACACAACAAAAAATGATTCTTGAAAACTTAAAGAGTATGGTTTAACCACTGGTCACTGGACAAGTAATCGAAACCTTTATATATTAGTTCTATTATACTAATTATTAGCATAATCGCAAAGACGATTGTGGAATAAATAGGAGGTTTTAACCATGACAAACGAATTTGAAGACATGTATAATGCGGATGAATTTAACGAAGATGAATCCGAAATTTCTAAAGAAACTCCAGTAGGTGAAAATGCACCTGCAGGTGAAGGCAACGAAGAACAATCAGAAGAAAACCTGATTGCAAGTGGTTCTAAGGGACAAGTTTATGATATAAACAATGCACCAAAGACTGCTAAAGGACCAGAGAGAATTGACCTTGATGGTAAGGAAGTTGAGATTACTAAGATGGAAGTTGTTCTGCCACCAGCAGATACACCATGGAAGTTATCTAAGAATGGAAAAGTTAAATACAAGAACTGCATCTTTGCTGTTTATTATAACAATGAAGGACAGAAGGAATATTATTCTGGAGTAAAAGTATTTGATAGAACCAAGGACGGAGTTACAAAATATTCTGACCCAACTATCCAGAACGGTGCTACAACTCAAGCAAGCCAACTGAAGAAAACCTATGCGGATTTCAAAGGAAAAACTTGTGAAGAAGTTAGCATGTATGAGTTCTTATCTTTTTTGAACAGTAAACCGAAAGCTTTACTTATTGGAAAAGACTTTGAATATGAAGGTAATATTACTAAAAAGAATATTATTGAAAAATTCATTTAATTTTTTTATTTTTTTTCTTTTTAAAATAACTAAACGGGGCAGTGTAAATGATAGATGAAAAAAAGGTAAAGGAACTTATAGACGAAGGATACGCAAACATGGATAAGACCAAAGATTTGCTTGGAAAGGAAATATATCAGAAAAGATTTAAACCAGTATTTGAAGGTTATCTAACTGCACTTTGTTCAGTATTGGAAATGTCTGATGAAGACAGAACAAATACAATAAAAGGTATTAAAGAATGAGTTATAACAGACCTTCTTCTTTCTCGCAGAACAATCTATTTATACAATGTCCAAGGACATGGTATATGAAATATGTGCAAAAGATTCCTGGAATAGAAGATTTAAAATATGCACATAGGGGAAATGTTGTTCATCATTGTCTTGTGAATTATTATCCTGATAAGACAATGACTCAGGAAGAAGTTAAGGCTCTGTTTGAAAAAGAATGGACTCAGTTTAAACTCAGTGAAACATCTTTAAAATATGAAAAAGATAAAACATGGCTTATGGTTCTTAGAGGAATGGAACTTGATATTTTTGTAACATCAACAGAACTTAAAATATTCTATCCTGATGTTGTTGCATATATAGATGTATTAAATACCAGAGATGGTATCATTGATGATTGGAAAACATCAACCAGAAGTCATCATAATGAAAAAGAATATATGATGCAAGTAAAGTTTTATGCTTGGCTTTATCATAGAAAGTTTGGTAAACTACCAACTGAAGCTAATGTTAAGTATCTAAAATATACTGGAACAAAAGCTGTGCTTGGTTGTGTGCCAACAATGGAAGATATTGAGAATGCAGAGAAGTGGCATTTTCATTGTCGTGAAAGAATGGGTTATTTTATTGAACACCCAAAGAGACTTCCACCATTTAATAAAGGTTATTTCTTTTGTCCATATAAACATCTTTGGGATTTAGAAGATAAGAGTCCAGCACATTTAATGAAATTCATTGTTGAGGTGTATGGTAATTTCTTTTATATTAACGGAGATGTTGATAAATTTTTGAGTGCTCATTTCAAGAAAAAGTATTCATATGAATTGAAGACAGCATATTATATTAAGAAAGCTAAACCAAATGCTAACACAACAATATGCTTCTGGTTAGAAAGTAAAAGACGATTACCTATCGGATTTTTACAAGAGACTTTAAGAACATTACATGATTATGCAACAGCCAAGAAAAAGACTCCAGTGATAAGTATTAATGATAAAAGATATTTTGACCAAACCATTATAGAAATGCCTGATAATTTATTATCTGGTAAAACGCTCAGACCATATCAAGTTGATGCTGTTGATACATTTGTCAATAGAAACAAGATTGGAATGCTTGAGTTATCTACAGGTGGTGGTAAGACACTTATAGCTGCTGAAATAGTGCGACGACTTAGATGTAAGACATTATTTGTAGTAGATAAAAAAGAACTCTTATATCAAACCAAAGAAGCATTTGAAGAGAATCTAGGAATTGAGATAGGTGTCATTGGAGATGGTAAGAAAGACATCAAAGATGTCACAATTGCTACAATCCAAACCTTGAACAAGAACTTGGCAGAGTATAAAGATTATTTAGCTGAAGTTAAATTTGCTACATTTGATGAAGCACATAAGGTTGCTGCAAAGAGTTATTATAAACTTGGTTCATTTCTAAAGAACACTGAGTATCGTTTAGGAATAACCGCTACAGCTTACAGAGATGATGGTAATGATATGATGATGACTGCAACAACAGGAAACATTGTATATTCACTTACAGGCCAGGAATTAATTGAACAAGGATATTTAATGAAACCTGAGATATATTTCTTAAAAACACCTGCAACTACAGATGAACTTAAAACGATGGAATCAGAATCAAATGAAGGTTTGATTAATGAGATACCAAAATATGCACCTTACTATTCTAATTTTATTGTGATGAATGATGCAAGAAATGAATTGATAAAAGGAGTAGTTGATAAACATAAAGGGAAGACTATACTTATATTAGTCAAACTTATTGACCATGGAAAAGCACTTGAAGAACTTATCCCTGGAAGCCTTTACATTTATGGAGAAAGCCCAAGTCTAATCAGAACAAAAGCTTTGGCAGATTTCAAAGAAGGTAAGCTTAATATATTAATATCAACAATTAGTATCTTTGCTGAAGGTGTTGACATTCCATCACTTGATGTAGTAATTAATGCTGCAGCAAACCGAGGAGATGTAAAAAGTATTCAGGTTCTTGGTAGAGTTCTTAGGCGTAAAGAAGGAAAAGAGAAAGCATCATATTTCGATTTCGCAGATAATGGAAAGTTCTTTTGGACTGCTGCACAAGCAAGAATTAAAGCTTTCAAGAATGAAGGGCATGATGTTATGATAAGACAATTAGAGGAATTGTAATATATGCATAATGTAAGTCTATGTAAAAATTGTTATTGTATGACACACACCCTATTAGGTTTTTGTGGGAAGTGTAGTTATGATAAAGAAGGAGTTGAGAAAATGGATATTAAAGTAAAAAAACTAAATGACAAAGCCGTGCTTCCAATAAGAGCACATCCAACTGATGCAGGATTTGATTTAACTGCAACATCAATGGAAGAAAAACCAGGAATGATTAAGTATGGAACAGGACTTGCTTTTGAGATACCTGTAGGATATGTTGGATTAATATTCCCAAGAAGTAGTATAGCAAGCACAGGACTTCTATTATCAAATTGTGTTGGTGTTATTGATAGTGGTTATAGAGGAGAAGTTATGGCCAAGTTTAGAATAGTTATAAACAGCGGAAAGAATTTTATGTATGGTGTTGGTGAACGGATTGCACAAATGATTGTTATACCTTACCCTGATGTAAAATATACAGAAGTCACTGAATTGTCGCCGACTCCTCGTGGAGATAACGGTTTTGGGAGTACAGGTAAATAGAAAAATTTATATATTAGTTATGATTATTTAATTACTATATACATATCAAGGAGGATAGGATAAAATGCCAAACATAAATACAACATTATATTTGTCTGACGAAGACTATAATGAAAAATTTTTACCACGGAAGAAGGAAGTTCTTGAGAAGATGAGAATTTTCATTAGAGAAGAATTAGGAATTGACAAAAAACGATGAGGAGATATATATGAAAATTAAAACAGCTATATTAGAAGAATTTTTAACAAAGACCCGAATGGGAGAAGTCGAAACATGTTTACTACAATTTCAGGAAAAAGGATTGGTTATTTCTGCAATGTCTGTGGCTAACTCACATAAAGCAGATTCGTTTCTTAAAGCATCAGCATTTAATGAGTATCAAGCTATTGGTAACATTGGTGTAGATGATTTAAATAACTTAATCAAAGTGTTCAAAAGATTAGGAACAGAACTTGAGTTTGAAGTTGAAGGTAATTTACTATCAGCTAAAGGCGCAAAAAAACAACTAAAGTTTGAACTTGTTGATGAGAAATTTATAGAAGCACCAAAAGAAATGCCTGCTATGGAACATGTAACAACATTTAAAATCAAAGGAAAAGATGTTGCATCATTCTTGAAAGATGCACAAATGAACAAAGACACTGCTGTGTTATTTGAAACTGTAGATGGTGGAGTTAAAGTATCAAACACAGGTAAATATAAGTTCACTTACAACTTTGATTCAGAAGGAACAAAAGGCGGAGAAAAGATTAAATTTGGTGCACCATTACTTGGAGCATTAAATGGAATCAATACTGGGGAATTAGTATTTCATGCTAAAACAAACTATCCGCTTTTGATAGATGACAACACAGAACATTATGAGATAACATTCTTAGTTGCTCCATTAGTTGAAAACGAAACAACTGAGTGAGGAATAAAGAATGAACCCAATTGATAGTATGTGGACAGAGAAGTATAGACCTAAGAAGATTGATGAGATGGTTGGTAGTTTCAAAGCTAAAATCAAAAAGTATCTTGAAGAACCATCAAAGATGCAACACTTACTTCTACACTCTTCTGTCCCAGGAACAGGAAAAACTACATTAGCGAAAGCTATAATCAATGAACTTGGCGCTGATAAATTAGTATTAAATTCTTCAGACGATAGAAAGATTGAAGCTGTTAGAGAGAAAGTAAATTCTTTTGTTAAGACTAAATCATCAGTGGAAGGTATGAGAAGAATAGTTTTCATGGATGAAGCAGATGGATTGACAAATGCAGCACAGGATGCTTTAAGAAATTTAATGGAAACATATTCTGAGAATGCTTTATTTATTTTGACATGTAATTATTTGTCTAAGATAAGTGATGCAATACAATCTCGATGTGCGAGTATTGAATTTACAACACCAGCAAAAACAGAAATCTTAACCTATCTTGAAATGATATGTAAGAATGAAAGCATGGAATACACAGAGGATGGATTGAAACGAATAATTGAAATCAACTATCCAAGTATAAGAAATTGTGTTCAGGTTTTACAATCATTAAACACAGAAGGTAAAGGTGCTACTGCTGAAACAGCAAAGAGTTCTGATGAAGAATACCAAATGTTGTGGGATAAGATTAATACCGACAAGGATTGGAAATTTGTCAAACAGCATCTGTTTGAGAATATTGTAGATATAAGACAACTTAATAAGTTCTTCTGGTTCAAAGCTGTTGAAGAAAGTTATGTTAAGATGATTCAGATAACTGCAGTAAACGAAGATAAGTTTACAAGAGGTGGTGAAGCAATCATAGTGTTTGTATCATCATTAATTGATATGGCAAAGTAGTCATTAAAACTGGAGTTGAAAAATGAATATATTCGAGATATTGAAAAATCTTTACACAAACCCTAAAGCAGATTGGATTTTAAAGTTAGATGATAAATTTATTAATCCTGTAGTGATTCAGAGATTTTTAGTAATGAATAAATCTTCAGCTAAGAAAACCTCTATCTTGAATAAATTTTCTTTTTCTTTAACACCGAAGATGTATTTAGCATCAGCTTGGTCTTTATTATTTTTTAATGGAAAAAAAGCACATAAAGCACCATACACTAAATACATCAAACAAAAGAAAGATGAACATAACTATAAACCATTGTTTGATAAAATCAAGAGAGAATTTGATATGTCTGATAAAGATATTAAAATCATGATTCCATTCCTTGAAAAAGATATATTAGCAAACAAGGTTGATTGGTTTGCATACTATGGTATGGAAGAAAAATTCTGGATAGATAACGAAGGAACTTATGATAGTCTTAAACTATATGGGAGTCGTCCTAAGATTGAAGTCAAGAAGGGGTTAGATATGTGGTTCTAATATGAAAACAGAGCATAAAGGTATAGAGATACCAGATTACTTGGTAGTCATGAAATGGCTTGAAGGTGGTGGTAAGTGTATGGCTGATTTGCATAAAGAGTTAGGCGTAACATACAAACATCTTCATGAACTCAAACACACCTTTTTGGCTCTTCAATGGATTACATTTAAAAAAGTAGATAGAAGACATAACCTTTATTTAACAAAGGAAGGGAAAGCTATTGTGAAAGCTTCCGACATTCTTCTTGATACGATGGGATTTAATATCCTAGAAATATTACGTTTAATGAAGAAATCAAAATTGAAGAAAGAAGAACCAGTGGATTTAGAACAACTTGAAAAAGAGATAGCTGAAGTTCCTTTCGATGAAGATTTTACTGATATAGAAACCGAACCTGAGCCAGAACCTGAGCCAGAACCTGAGCCAGAACCTGAACCTGAACCATTGGTTATACCTGAACCAACAGAAGAAGATTTAATACCTTTTGATGATGATGAAGATGATAATGAGTTCCTACCATTTGATGATGAGGATAAAGAATGATAACAATTAAGAAAGCATATTCAAATTTTTTTAAATGACATCTATGTAGGTGTCCGTGCATATATAATTGAGTTATCTGATTTTGGTTATGCAGAAAAAGAAGAGATTGTAGCAAGAGATGCGGCATCGTTTTCGTATGTTCTTTTGACAGGAGAAGAACCATTAAAACAAATGTCAGCAGTGGCTTTATTATGTAAAGAAATTCAGATCTTAAATCCTTATATTAAAATAGTAATTCATACAGATGGGATGACAAGGCCAGTTAATATGACTAATATTAAAGGTGCAGAGTTTATAGTTTTTCCAAAATTGAAAGAAACAGGATTAACATATGGAGAAAGAATCAACGAGAACGCTTTGAAATGGTTAGGTAAATCTGGAGCCAAACTGGTTTTCAAAGTAACTGGTGAAGAAGATTATGAAGAAATAAATATAATATTGGCTGCTTTATTGATAAAAAAGAATCTGGTATATGTTGATATTAATAATGATAGGTTTGAAGAATTAGCATTCTTGGCTTGCAATCACGGTTTTAATTTGTTCATCTCATATGATGGAGTGTGGTTTGATGGCACAAAAGAAGAAGCATAAGGAAACCAAAAGTAAGTTAGATAAAGAAATACATAAATTGGTGTTAGCTCGTCGTGAGTTATATATTAAAGAAGACACACACAAAATATCAAAGAAGGAATATGCCAAACAAATAAAATTAGTTGACGATGAATGCAGAAGGTTAACACAAATCAAAATTAAACAAATGACAAAAGAGTTTAAAGAACGAACAACCGAACAAGATAAAATGAAAAAAGATGTTATTAACAAAGAAGCTGAAGCAAGGCGAGAACGATTAAGTGAAGGTGCATTAACTAGGAAACCAAGAACCGATACTTGCACAGCTTTGATATTAAAAGCATTGTCTCATCCGAAAATTGATAATGAATCAAAGGTTGCCGCTATAGTTATGAAGTGGAAACCTGGAACTAATGAACAGAATGTTAGAAAGGAAACACAAAACATAATCGGTTATATCAAAAAGAAGAAACCACAAAGGTTTGCTTGTTATGAATGGGATGAAGAAAATTATAAGGTGAGTAAAATATGTCAAACAAAACTATTATGAATAAGAAAGGTCAGTATTATCCAAAACCATCATATACGTCGGTACATCCAGTGTTAATACTTGGAATTATATTTTTTGTTATACCATTTTTTTTCCCTGTGATAAAATTTTATCCAGCACAATGGGTGAAGACTATATTTACAACAGGGGGAATACTAACAATAATAATTGGTGGGGCATTATCAATATTTAAATCATCAAACTAGGAGGAGATTAATATGAGAACAGAAGGTTTGCAAAGTTTAGAAGCAAGATATAAGAGATTCATTCGTGATATAGCATTAGTGTTTGTGTATGACGTAGTTGGTTTAGTTTTATTTGTATTAGCATTTATCACAGATTATATGGAAGCATTCTTAATACTTGGAACATTCGCTGGAGTCTTTATTGGAATGGGATTCGGTCAAAAGCTTGTTATGTTATATAGAATTTTAAGGAGGACAAAATGGAGAAAAGCGTAAGGATAATTAAAGTAGTTACCAGAAACTTTGTTCTTGATTTCTTTGCTAATATTCAGAACATCTTTGGTTCTAATTTAACATCATATGAGAAGATGGTTCAAAAAGCAATCACACAGATAGATGATGAACTAAAAGAAAAAGACATCACCCTACAATGGTATAGATATGAAATCACACAATTGACTAATGGTGCTGTAGCAGTGTTGTTGTATGGAGATAAGAATGAAAGGGAGTAGGGTATTCTTTTTTGCTATAATAGTTCTAGCATTCATGGGATTGTATAGTGGTAGCGAGATGTATAAACATGATGCTGAGAATGGTATCAGTCGAGACATATATAATTTAACTGAATCTAAAATGGTATGGAACTCATCTATATTCCCTATGGAAAGTTATAATGCTTCTATTCATAATGATAGTAATACTATAATGTATATTAGATTAAATAACATAATATATAAGATAGGAGATGCCATGGGGTTTTCTTTGTTTGAAGGAACTAAAATCTTTATGGAGATTGGGTATAACACTCAAGGCAAATACAATCTTGGGTTCTTTTTAGTATTAATCAAATTAGTTTTTTGGGCTGTAATTATAGGTGCAATGTTTTATCCTGCAATGTTTATTGGAATGGCTTGTTATGAGTTATTTAAATGGACAAGAAAGTTTATAAAATCAAGAAACTCTAAAGGAGAAGAGAATCAAAATGAAGACAAATAAAGGGTCAGTCTATATCCCACAAATGGACAAAGAAGAAGTATTAATATACGACATTGAGACAGCTGTAGTTGGACCAAAACCTGATGCAACTAAAGATAGACTTAAACTATTTGGGTTCTATTCATACAAGATAGGAAAGTTTGGTATCATTCCATTCACAGATAAAGCATCAATTCAGAAGTTAATTGACAAACATAAGTTTATGGTTGGTTTTAACAACGAACAATATGATGACCCAATTCTGAAGAGGGAAGGAATATCCTTAGAATACAAAAGGATTGTAGACCTAAGAAAAATATTAAAACTTAGAGCAGGTGGAATGATTACTAAGAAAGGAATGCTTGGTAATGTTCTAATGAAATATTCTCTGGATTACATTACAAGATTCTTAGATATTGTTGATGAGAACTCAGCTAAAGATGAGATTGATTATAACATATTTAAAAAAGATAGTTGGACTAAAGAAGAAGTTGCAACTATGAGAAAATATACTCAAAGAGATATTGAAGTAACAAAGAAACTATTTGAATGGGTAGAAGATTATTTTATCAGTTTCAAAGATTTTGTTCCAAAGAAAGACGTTGATGGTAAATATTATCTAACAGATACTATTGCTAAGTTTGCTTACAAAGCCATTTGCCATGCGCTTGGTTGGGAGCCTGTTTATGATAGTGAGGGTTTCCAAAACACTAATCCTGAAGATAGAATCTCTGGTGGTTATGTAGCTTATCCTGCAGGTGAAAAGTTTGAAGGGGACATCTATTGTTTAGATTTCAATTGTTTTCCTCCAAATACTAAAATACGAATGGCTGGAAAAGGTGGAGCTGATGGCCACTACCATGATAAAAATATTCAGAATATTAAACCTGGCGATACAATAATAAACCAAGATGGTGTGCAGGTAGTTGGTGGTGTGCAGACACAAAATTATACTGGAGATTTGATAGTTATAGAATTAGAAAATGGTAGACAAATTAAGTGTACGCCAGACCATAAATTCCCAATAATTAGAGATGGGAAAGAGATGGTTGTTGAAGCACAAAACATAAGTGATACAGATGATATGTTAACAACTAATTCAAAACATGGTAAACTAAATGGACATCATAAAGGAAAGATTCTAAAGATGTGTGAAGTATGTGGTTCAGAACATTCTGTGTTCCCATCACATGAACATATTAAAACTTGTTCAACAGAGTGTGCAAATGTATTAAGAGAATTAAATAGTCCAAAAACAAATCTTGGAAAGACTAAATACGATACACCACATCTTATGAGAATGTCTGAAGCGAGAACTGGTGTGCCTAGAACAGATGAACATAAAAATATAATTAGTAATGCTACAAAAGAAGCTATGAAAGATGTCAACATGTCTGAAGTGAATAAACAAAGAGATATGTCATTCATGCAAACATCTGAATGGAGATTAAAAGTCGCTCAGTCAAAAATGAATAGTGTGAAGGCAGGAAAATTTAGATATAAAGATATAAATTTCAGGAGTAATTGGGAAGTTATTGTTGCAAAAAACCTAGACAAGAATAACATAGAGTGGAAATACGAACCACAAGTGTTTAAGTTAGATGACGAAACATTCTATTTGCCAGATTTCTATATTCCTAAGTTCGATAAGTGGGTAGAAGTAAAAGGTTATATGTATGACCATAGTAGAATAAAAATAGAAAAGTTTATGGAAACACATGAAAATTTTATATTGGTTAATGATTTGAATAGTGTAAAAGACGAGGATGTAAAATGGTTAAGATAAATAAAATAACACGGGAACCATATAATGGATTAGTGTATGATTTATCTTTAAAGAATGTAGCATCCCCATATTTTTATGCTAATAGAATACTGACACACAATAGTCTTTATCCACACATAATGATTCAATGTAATCTTTATTCAAGAAATAAGAAGGTGGCAGATGGATGGCATGGAAGTGACATGTGGAAAGTTGAAGGGTTCTATAATGATGAAAAACTAAGCCCTGTTTGTAAACTTATGAGAGCATGGTATCATCTAAGATTAAAATATAAAAGAAAATTTGTTACTGGTGAAGGTAAAGTTGTCAAGATGCTTGATGAAAAGAAAGGAACATCAGCTATGGATTATGTTGGAAAAGAATATCATAGAGTTGTTCAAAATTCAGAAGGGCAGATTAAACTTGAGCTTGCAATGATGACTGAAGAGTCAGCAAAGGAATATGTTGAACTTGCAAAAGAAGGTGTGGACAGAAGAGAATACACAATCAAGATTATCATTAATACAATTTATGGTTTATTGAATAATGCATACTACAAACTTGTATATGATTTAATGGCTGGTGGAGATTGCACAAGAATAGGAAGACAATGGACTAAGTATGCTCGTAAGATATTCAAAGAAGCTGGTTATAAAATTGTATATACCGATACAGATTCATGGTATGTTATTGACCATTTGAATGATAAAAAGAAACTGCTTGAAGTTAATAAGCAAGTGATTGATAAGATAAAAGCCACTGTTCCGTTTCCGCAATTAACCTTTGATGCAGGTATAGATGATGAGATTAAATACATGTTCTTCTTTAAAGGAACAAAGAATGAGGAAAAAGAAACTGATAGTGAGATGGACTCAGAGGATTTCTTGAACAAACCATTAGGACTGATGAAGAAAAACTATATCTATGTCACTAAAGAAAATAAGGTTAAGATAAAGAACTTAGGAATCAAGAAGAAAAATATAAGTGCTTTATCAAAAGAAATCTTTTGGAATCATTTAGTTCCTGTTATTAAATCAGAAGGGCGAGTTAAGTTTAGTGCTGTTGAGATTGAAAACCTTATGCGTAGATTGTTGAAAGATAACATTGAACTATCATACATGAGAAAAGAAGTGTCTCCTATATCAGCATATTCTAAATCAATCAATGGCATCCAAGCACAAATATCTAAAGCATATGGACCAGGAATACATTTCCTTATACCAAACAAAAGAAACATTGGTGTTGGGAAGAAAGTTAAATATTGTAATGTTGATGAGTTCCAGAAATATAAGATGGAGATTTCTGATATAGATTTCTCAAACTTCTGGAAAGAACTTAACTATTTTGTCAAAGCAAGGAAACAACCAAACTTATTTGATTGGAATTAAACATGGGATATAAAACAGAACGAGAACAAACACAAAGAACTATAAGTGATGTTGTAGATAAAGATATAGTTAAATGGAATAAAGAACATCCTGGTGTGATACGAACAGGAAAATTTGAGTTACCAAGATGGATGAGACCAGAAAAACCAAATACTACATCGGAATAGATAATGGTAATGCGGGAGGCATTGTTGTTTTAGATAGACAGCAGAATATTGTAGAGAAGATAATCATGCCTGTGCTTGGAAAAACTAAGAAGGAATATGATATTCAAATCATATATGCATTCCTTAGTAAGTATACTAATTCTTTTGCAATACTGGAGAAAGCCCAACCACAATTCAGAGATGGTCGTAAACAGGCATTTAAGACAGGATACGGCTACGGAGTTATGCAGGGCATACTAACAGCCCTAAAGATTTCTTTTCAAGTAGCAGCCCCTAAAACGTGGCAGAGTAAAGTGTTCAAAGGACTAGAAGCTGATGATACTAAGACAGCTAGTATATTGTTCTGCAAAAGGAAATGGCCAGAGGAAGATTGGACAGCTACAGAAAGAAGCCAGAAAGCACATGATGGTATGACGGATGGTGCATGCATGGCTTATTATGGAGTGATTACTAATGTATGAGAAGATGATTATAATAATACTTGTATTGTTATTTTCATTGGGAGCTGTAGCAGGAGAAGAATATAAGTCTGGTGGTGTTGTCACTTTATATGAAATAGAACAATGCCAAGGTCCAGTTAAAATAAAAGCCACATCTGAAGCAGGAATTAAAGCAAGTGAGATGCGTATTGAGAAATGTAAACTAGAAAACAATATATGGGAATGTTCTTGTGGTGGTGGTTTTTTCAATGTTAAATTATTAACTCCAGGAGATACTAAAAACATATATGATTTCACAATTCAATATTACACACAATATGAAACAGCAACAGTTGTTGGAAATGAAACACCATCAATTGATGAGCTTCAACGAGACAATTATTTAAAAACAGAGAAGATGCTTAATGTAATAATACAACCAGGGAAACCGATTAAACGAATGTTCAAGATTGATATGGAAACAAAAAATGCAGTTCTCTTTTCAATATTATTGTTTATATTTATTATAGGGATTGTGTTTTTTAAAGGAAAGAAAATGTTTGGTGGCAGTGCCAAAAAAAATAGTAATGATGTGTTAAGTTATAAGGTTACAAGAGACAAAGAATTAGACGACGATGTTAACGAGATATTAAATCAGATAAAATAGCAACATTTATATACTACTAATCATTATAATATAGAAGATGGGTGATAAAAAATGAGCAAGGATTCAGGCGTAGATATACTTTTAGAAGACTTAGATGAGAATGATATTGGTTCTATTTTAACAGTATACAATGATGTTAATCTTGTTAAGAAAGCAATTGAGGAACAAATCAACATGCTTAGAGATAAGTTAAAAGTTCAATTGAAAGAACGAAAATGGGATTCATACATGGATGAGGGTAGTAAAATTTCTGTGTCGATAACCACACAACAACGGGAAAGTGTAAACAAGAAAGCACTGAAAATGTTATTGAACGATGAGCAATATGCTCAGGTAATAACAAAAACATCCTTTGAAAAGATGTTGATAATTAACCCAAAAGATAGGGAGAGGTTGAAACAATATGGCAACAAAAAATAACTTCTTTTCATCCTTGTTTGGTGGAAAAGAAAAGAAATTACTTAAACAATTAAAAAAATTAAAGAAAGAGCACGACGCTCTTGATACAAAATTATTAAGTGGGAAAATAACAAAAAAGGAACTCGATAAGTATTATGAGTTAAAGGAGGATATTACCAAAATGGCTAAGAAATTTATGTTAAAAGATGGAAAACTTGTTCTAAACACAGAGCAAAACAAAGGTGAAACAATGGACACAAAAATAGATGAAAGTAAAGTAAGTGCGCCAGCTCCTGTGCCACAACAAGCACCACAAGAGATGCCGCTACCACCAGCACCTGAACCTGTTCAACAACAAATACATGAACCTGTTCAAGAACCTGCGCCAATGAGAACAAGTCCTGCATATGTAGAAGCACAAATGAGAGCTGATGAAGATGCACAACAGCAAGCTATGATGCAAGCTCAACAACAAGCTCAAGCACAACAGCAAGCTATGGCTCAAGCACAACAGCAAGCTCAGATGCAAGCACAACAACAAGCTCAGATGCAAGCACAGGCACAACAACAAGCTCAGATGCAAGCACAACAGGAAGCTCAGATGCAAGCACAACAACAAGCTCAGATGCAAGCACAACAGCAAGCTCAGATGCAAGCACAACAGGAAGCTCAGTATAGAGCACAACAAGAACAGGAACAACTTGAACTTCAAGCACAGCAAGAAGCACAAGCAAGAGTTGAACAGAGCAGTCAAATAAAATATGCTACTCAACAACAAACACCACCACAACAACCTGAAGGAAGAGCTTTAGTATATTTATCTGTTACTGATTTACCAGAACTTAATTTAGGAATAAACAAAGAAGCAATACCTGTTTTTGTAGATAAAATAAACAAAGCAATGCAGGATGCAACACCATTTCAGTTTGGTCCATACACAGTTAATGGAGCAAAGATATTAATGTACAGATTTGAATAGAGATGGAGAGAAGAATGAGCGGGTCACTAAAGGATTTTTTAACAGAAAAGAAACTTGTCGGTAGATGGATGATACTTGCTGCAGCCTTAGTAGGAGGATTTGCAGGAGCGATTTTAATGTTTTTAGTGGCTCTGTTAGGTTTGGTATCATGAAGATAAATAGTAAGTTATTGTGGGGCCTTATAATCGCATTTGGTATTGCAAACTTACTTGATGTATCTACAGCTATGTTTATATTAGATGGAGAATCAAACCCAATTTATTTATTAACCCAATCTGTAGCAGTGTTGTGGATTATGAAAATAGGATTCATGATGTTGATTGGATGGATATATTTTAAAAACGAATATCCATCAAGATTTTGGTTATACTCATTCATATACATTTTAACAATTGGTACATTTATTGTGAGTTTAGGTGTTTACAGTAACGTGTTAGGTATATTAAACCCAGCAATAGTTGAATCAGCAGCAGGAATATCATCAGCAGAAAAAGTAAATTATTATACATATCTGATTAGTATTCTGATGGTCATACCATACATAATTTCAATGGTGGCATTCAAAATATATGATGTTGTTGAATCAAAAATCAAATACAAATCACAGGTGGATGAGGAACTATGGGACTTAATGTCACAGGAAAAGAAGTAGCAACAGGAGTACAAGACCCAATGGTAATGTTCTATATTGTTGCTGGTATATTTGGTGTTGGTGTGATTGTGATGATAGGATACTACTTGTACTCTTTACTAGGTAAATAAGATGGAAGATGAACCTGATATTAAAATCCCAATAGACAAAATAAACATCAAACTAAATTCTCTTTCAACAGGGAAAAAGGTATTCATAATAATTTTTTTGTTAGCAATACTTGGCTCATTATATTACATGACAACAATAGATACATATGAAACAGTTAATTATATGCATCACGATACGATAGTATGCACAGAGCATTATGTTAATGGAGAGCTGAATGGCTCATCATGTGAAGAATATTACCCGAAACAAAAATGGCAGATAAACCAGCAATTACCAACCTTCGAAAATTGGACATTGACCCAGAATCAGAGTTAGGACAATCTTTACTTAAACTTGATGCTGTGTATGAACAACTCGAAAATATCGACAAACAAGTAGAATTTTTAAAAGATAAAAAGGTTCAACTTACTGAGGATGCCGACATGATGGAAATGTTATTGATGCATAAATTCAATAAGGATACGAGGATGGCTAAATGGGTCTCAAACAAATAGCAGCAGTTCTTATAATTATGGCTTCGTTGATGGTCATGTTCAAACAATATTTTGTAATTCTATTATTAATTTTCATAGGGTTGATAATATTATTTTTTATCATAAGATTGTTAGCTGATTTATATTGGTTTGGAAAAGACAGAGGTAACTGGTAATCAAATGAAACTTGGTGTTATTATTCTTTTATTATTGTTTCTTGCTAGCTGTACATATGTTGTTGATATACAAGTCTCAGACCAGGTTATGGATAATGTTGATACTTCGATAGAACAAGTAGAAGAGGAACCACAATATATAGTTAAACTTCTTCCAGGAGATACCATAACAAAAGAACTAACTTTCAAAGTTTATAACGATAAAGAATACACAGTCACATATGATTTGCATGAAAACTATTTAACATACTATGATTCATTACAACCTAATCTTGAAGCACCATTAGAAGATTTCTATCAACCATTCTTTGAAGAACAATATGGACAGGATATATTTGATGATATTTTATCCCAAGTAAAAGACATGACATCTGATGACAGAGAAACAATTATTTATTTAATGCATCTTGTCGGCGGCATAGAATATAAAGAAGACTCAGAGTTTTATTATCCTTATACAATTTTGAATAATCAATTTGGAATGTGCACAGACAAATCATTTCTTATGGTAGAGTTCCTAAGACGTATGGGATATGGTGTAGCAATGTTAGAATTTTTAGATAACAATCACGTCGCTGTTGGTATCAAATGTGATTACAAACAATACGATGATTATTGTTTCATTGATACAACTTACGGATACAGAATAATTACAGACAACAAAGTAACATTCAAAAACAAAACTCCTTTATCTGAAGACGTTGATATTCTCTTTCTCTTTGATGGAAAAGAATATGATGCATCTTTAGATGTTAAAGAGTCAAAGGCTCTTCAATCCAACATATCACGTTACTATGATATTTATGATGAGGCTTCAGGATACACTGAGTTCTTTGATGCAGTCAAAGACACAGGGTGTTTAGATGGTCGTGTGCTTGACCCAGTGCTAATGCCTGGTAGCATTATCATAATGGAGCTCAATGATATGAGCCCTTCATGCCGTGATATTATAATCAGACACAACGACAGAGTTGATGATTATAACACTCTTATCGACGAGGGTGAGGCTATTGAGTCGTTGCTTGCTCGTTACAGTGGCTACAACGGATGAGGCTGATGACCCTGAGTATACTCTAGTATATATTTGAAAAAAGAAAGAAAACCACAATACAAAAGAAATATATATATAAACGAGGTTCACTTTCCTCATCATAACAAGAGTACCTTACCATGCAGCGAAGTCGGCATGGTTAGTATAGTAGGTGGAAATTTAATTTTCATAAGGCATACAAAACTGTGGATTTATGTGGTTTCACATATTAAGCATTGTATAACCTTGATACCAAAATTAACTTTTTGACGAAAAAATTTGAGCTAACCGAAGCCAAATAATTATTTCCCACCATTCTCAATAGTTTTCAATCCATCAGGATTTTCTCCAGGGAAAAAAACTTTTTTTTCTAAATAAAGGCCCTTTTCAAAAGACTCATGGTAATCTAATCCTCACTGTTTTTTGGGGGGTACGGTAGGCCCTTTCTGTGTTACTTGATTCAACTTAAATTTTTAATTTTGAAATCTGCAGCAGCACTTTCCTGGATAATGTATATACAATAAAACAATAGTTATAGAATATAACGTATAGTATATATTTATTATTGTGTTACTTATCTTGGGCTGATTTGTGGCTGTGTTACCTGTGTTACCGCAGTAACACAAGTTACCTGCAAAAGCAGGTAACACAGGGTGAACTTTGAAATTTGAAACTTCGTATTCAAATACAATATTGAATTTGGACTTTAAATTTAGAATTGATTTTTGGGGTTGAATTTTCAATAAAAGAATTGAATTTTGAAAGATTGAATATTCAAAATTAGCTTCAATTTTGAATTTTAAAAAATTGGCTTTTGAAAATTGAATTTTTTTAGCTTTAAATTTTGAAATTGAAAACCTTTTCAAAATTGAATCAGATTTCAATTTTAAAGGGGTTTAAATGGCTCAAAATTGAATCTTTTTTAATTTCTGATATTTGATATATCAAAATTTAATCATGTAAGATTTAACATAAAAAGAGGAGTTAAAAACCAAAGTATCAAAGTAACACACTTGAAATGATGATACTTTGATACTTTGATATTTTTTACTACTTCTAAGTGTAGCTAAAATATTAAATAAACCACTCACTTTTTATATATTTGAAAGTGGGGTTTTATCGTGGTGAAATGGCAAAAATTAACAGCGAATTTTTTTTAAATCCTATTAGAAAACTATTAAAAAAATAGACTAATTTTAACTAAAAAATTTAGTATCATTTAGTATCATTTTTGGCGAAATGATACTAAACCTTTATAAAGGGCTTTTATAAGTGTGTTACTTTTTTCTGACTTTTGAATTTTGAACATTAAAACGAAACATTTATATAGTAGTTAGTATATCCTAATTAATATAAAAGGTTATCATTAGCCATAAATTAATGATGGGGCAAAAATGGAAAAACAGAACAAATTTAGTTTATATATTGGTTTATTAAAATCAGACATGGAAACGGCTTTAAATTCTGAAAGTGTTTTAAATGTTGTATCAGACAATTTTTTAAAATTGGGAATCATGGGTTTTAATTCTGAAAATATAAAAGGTTTTTGGAACGGCAAACCTGAAGGGGCTTTAAAAATTTCTTTTATTAATACTTTTGATATTCATTTTAAAGATTTTTTAAAAGTGGTTGAATCTTTAAAAATTCAATTAGAGCAAGAATCTATTTTAATAGAGCAAGAGCAAGTTTTATATAATTTTGCTTAAATTTTTTTTTCTCATGAAGCGTGTTACTTTCCTTGAATCCATGCAACAAAGTAACACAGATATATTTATATAGTAGTTAGTATATCCTAATTACATAAGGTTATCATTAACCATAAAATAATGATGGGGCAAAAAATGGAAACAATAAAAGAAAATAGCGAATATAAAATATTTGCAGTTAGTAGCTTTATGGCACATACAACAGCACAAATTTTTAAAGTTGTGGGTTTTCAGGAAAGTAAACCAATAGTAGTTTTTAAAAATCATAAAGGAAATTATGAAAGAAAAAAAAGACTTTTGGACATGGACAAAAAAGATATTATTATAATTCCTTTAAATGATTGTATTTTGAAAGCAGACAGCGAAACAGGGAATTTTTTTGGTAATGCGTGTTTTAATTTCTTAAATTCTGAATCACAAATTATAGAGCAATTAAAACTTAATTTAATTCAGGGTTTTGAATCAAGATGGAAATTTAACAGCGTGGACGAAAACCGAAATTATACAGAACTTTCTATTTAATTTTTTTTTTTCGTTTCAGGCGTGTTACTTCTCCTGAATCAAGCAAAAAGTAACACGGATAAGTTTATATAGTAGTTAGTATATCCTAATTATAAGAAAAGGTTATCATTAACCATAAATTAATGATGGGGTAAAAATGGAAATATGCGAAACGGCAACCGATAAAAAAGGCAGTTATTCAGAATTTGACAATAATGAAGAAAGGGTTTATATTTTTAATAAAAGTGATGAATGTATAAACTATTTTGAAGCTTACGACCTTGAAGAATTGGCTTTAAATAATCACAAAAAAAGCGAACACTTATATTAATTTTTTTTTCTTGAATCATGTGTTACTTTGTAAACGAATCAGGATAAAAGTAACACGGAAACATTTATATAGTAGTTAGTATATCCTAATTACATAAGGTTATCATTAACCATAAATTAATGATGGGGCAGAACATGAAAAAATCAGAACTTAAAACAACAACTTTAAAAAAGTTAATGACAGCACACAGAATAAACCAACAATGGCACAATAAAAATAAATCAGGTGGCAATTTTGGTTTAAATTTCTATTTTGGCGAAACTTTTGAAAGGGGAAGAGATAAAAGTTTAAGTGGCTATTATAATGTAGATGGCGATTTATACAGCTTATCTTATGGTAATGCTTACGGCGTGGGGCAGAAAATACCAAAAGAAATTCTAAAAGATATTAACCTATTAGCTAAATATTTATTACACTTAAATAATAATGGTGATTGGTTGAAATTTCTCCAAGATAATAATTTATTTGAAGAGTATCAAGAAAGACAGGGGCTTAAAAATGAATAAAAGAAATTTAGAATATGAGGAGAAATTTAAAAAATATCTTTTTAAATTTGATTTGCAGACACATAAAGAAATCTGTAAAAATATCAATGTTAGACATAATCAGGGTGGTAAAATTGATTAGTAAACAATATATCAAAGAATTAGAATTTAAAGACATTTTTGAATTTTATAATTATGTTGTGGAATCAAAAATAAATGGCAATTACAGACAGACAAAAGACTTTATTAACAAAATGAATCAAGAACAAAAACGGCAGTTTTTAGGGTTTTTAGTTTGTGAGGGGCATAGCGAACACATAGCAGAATTTAACAAAATGTTAATTTAGGGGGCAAAATGACAGATAAAAAAGAAGAGCCAAAACCTGAATATATCACAATTGTTGATATTAGAAAAAGCAATTTAACCAATAAAATCTTTATTGTATCACAAGATTATATAATGCAAACTGATTTTTGTAATGGTGGATTTTATCAGGAACAAAGCACAGAATTAGAATTTGTAAACAGGAAAGACCTTTTATTTACTATTCAGAAAAAAAAGGAACTTTCAAACAACACTATAAAAGAAGTGGGGCAGTTAGAAAAACTTTTAACAGGGGGCAAAAAATGAAAACATTTAGAGTAGAAATTTTTGAATATGCAACAGGAAAAACAGAAGCCGTTATTGGAACAGGATTAAACGAAGATAGGGCAGAAAAAAGAGCCATGACAGGTTTAAGCCGTTGTAATTCAGATTATGGAACAAGAAGCATAGACGAAAAAACAGGCGAAGTTTTGTAATTTTTTTTCTCAATAATGTGTTACTTTTTTTGTGAATCAGGATAAAAGTAACACGGAAACATTTATATATTAGTTAGTATATCCTAATTATAAGAAATGGTTATCATTAACCACAAATAATGATGGGGCATAAAATGGAAACTAAAAAGTTAATAGTAGGGCTTAATAAGTTGTTTAAGCATAAAGTAGATGATGGTGAAGAGATACCACAAAAAGAATTAAAGGGCTATTTAGAGCAGTCTAATGTTATTATGGTAATACCAAAAATTAGAGAACTAAAAAATTATTTAGTTGAAAATTTTGATGTTTCGGAATCAAAAATTCCTGAATTAAATTATAGTTCTGAAAATAGTGGAACTTCTAAATATTCATGTGATTTTATGAAAATGATTTTGGAACTATTAAAACACACAGAATTAGAAAGTTTTAAACTTTCAGTTGCAAAAGATTACCCAATGACAATAGAAACTAAAGAGTATAAAGTTATTATTGCACCAAGAGTAGATAATTAATTAATTTTTTTTCTCAACAATGTGTTACTTTTCTTGAATCAGGATAAAAGTAACACGGAAACATTTATATAGTAGTTAGTATATCCTAATTACATAAGGTTATCATTAACCATAAATTAATGATGGGGCAAAAAATGGAAACAATAAATGTTTATGAAAACGGCGTATTAATTGAATATGCAGAATGGGAAAAATTAGAGGAATCAGAACAAACCAATTTCTTAACTACTGATGACTTTGCAGATTGTGATTTTTTAAAAATTAAGGGCGAAATTGCAGTAAATTTTATTAATCATGATGACAAAATATTTTATATAATCTTTCCTGAATTTGAAGAGCATGAGGACATTATTAAATTTATTCTATTAAGATTTTTTTCAGATGATTTTAAGAAATCATTTACTGAATTGGATACATGGCATACAGACCAAAAAGAAAAACAACAATATAAAGCTATATTAGAGACCAATATAGTCTTATTTTATAGGGGTGGCGTGGGTTATTCTTATGGGGTTCATAGATTAGAGCCATTAAAATTAAATGAAGCTATTGGCTATTTAAACGGCTTTTGTGGGTATATTGATGTTGAGAATGATGAAGATTATAAAGAATCTGAAATTATTGAGACAGCAAACAAAAAACTTTTTTCTGATTTTGAGTTAGATTATACATATATAGGGCATGAGACTATTAATAAATGCAAAAATTGTAATAGTTTTTTGCATAAAGAAATCCATGAGACAAAAGATAAATACCCTTTTGTTTGCTTAAATTGTGATGAAAATATGTTTGAATTTGAGGTTGAAAAATGAAAATTAAAACAAAATGTAAAAGTTGTGAAAGTGGTTTTTCAAAAGAAAAATTTTTATTCAATTGTTGTCCTATTTGTAAAGGAAAAAATTTAATAGAGGTTGAAAATGAAAACTGAACAAATGCAAAACTTATTAATTGGGGCTTTTGAGGGTGGTTCTAATTATTGGTATCAAATAAAAGAATTTATCAACAGAAAACCAAAACAGGAAACTCCTGAATATTTGCCGTCCTATATAACTACTCCTTTTAGTAAAGATGGGGCTTTAATAATTTCAGATATTGAGGGAGATGAAGAGGACAAAACTTTAAATTTGAAAGCGTTAAAATCAGGGGCAAAAATCATGCATGAAAAATATCCTAAACATTATGCAGATGTTTTAAATGAAGATGATGATTGTATAACAGCAGATGTATATTTACAATGTTGTCTTTTTGGAGAAATTATTTTTGGTTAATTTTTTTTTCTTTAATCATGTGTTACTTTTCTTTGAATCAGGATAAAAAAGTAACACGGAAACATTTATATATTAGTTAGTATATCCTAATTATATGAATGGGATAACAAATAAAAAAATGGGATACACAAACGAAACATTTATATATTAGTTAGTATATCCTAATTACAACAAAGAAAAAAGTGTTTTTGGACACTCAAAAAATCCAAAGGTGGAAAATAAAATGCGAAAAGAAATCATTGAAAAAACAATTAAAAAGTTTGAAGAATTTTCAACAGAAGAGCAAGAAGAAATCATTGAAAATTACAGAGATATTAATACTGATTTCCAAGATTGGAACGATTATATATTATCTGATTTTGTTGAATCAGTAAAAAAACAAACAGATTTAGAAATAGAGCCAAAAGATATTTTATGGGCAGTTGGTGATAGAAATGCTAAATTTGGGGTTTATTCTAAAGTTATTATAAATCAATTAATCAGTAGATTTGAAGATAAAGGAGTTTACGATATTAATACTCCTGAAAAATTGGGTAGTTTTCTAAATCATTTAGGTGGTGGTATGTGTAACAAAAATAGCACAGAAACAGGGTTAGCAGACGTTTATTTTGAAGAGGATACAGATAAACAGGCAGACCAAAACAAAGCCGTTAAAGAGCAAATAAACGATATTATAGACACTATTATAGAGTTATGTAGTAAATATCACACACAGAACGAAGAAGCTTTTAATCATTCCATGAGTGATGAAGCCGTTAAGGATACTCTTATTGCTAATGAATATGAGTTTGAAGTAGAAACAAAGAGGATTTACTAAAATGGAATCTGATTATTTAAAAGACAAATTAAGAGAAATCAAAGATTTGCAGACCAAAGTTACAAGGAGTGATTTACAGGGTATTGTTATGGTTGAAGCAAAAAATCTGAACAAAGAAAAATCAGACGAAATTGAAAATATATTTTTACTTTTTTGTGATGAAGAACTTAATATCAATGAAGCAAAAAGGTATTTGTTGGATTTGGTGGATTTGTCAGTAATAGATAAATTACAGGTGGAAAAATGAAAATTGAAAAAGAAATGTTTAAGGATAGCCATTTTTTGATGGCTCAGGAAAAATATCAGATAGCAAAACACTTTCAAAGATTTGTGAAGAATGGATTTAAACCTAATGATTTTTTAAAAAGGGTTTATGAACATTTACATTTACATTGTGGATTTATTGCACACTATAATATCAATGGTTTTTATCAGACATATTTTAATGGTAGTAAATCAGATTTGAGGACATTTGCAGAGCATTTTGTGAATCCTGAAAAACTCATGCCATTTGGAGATACATATAATAATTATGCAGTAAGTGGCGAATATGAGGACATTAACAAAGTTATAGCAGATATTTTGCTTGAAAACAATATATTGGAGATGATTCAAAATGAAAATTGATATTGAAAAGGCAAAAATCCATGCAAAAATAATGGAACATTTACAAAAATATTTCAAAGATTATGGAATGTTATCCAAAGATGATTTTTTGGGAATGATTATTCAAAGTGGTAAAGAAATCAAAGAGGAAAAGGACAATGAATAAACGAAAAGAAGAACGGATACAGGGGATTATAGACGACCTTTTAGAAGTGTTATCTTATGAAGATTTGGAACAAAAACTCAAAGAAATTGCAGAGCATGAAGCAATTTCATTAAGAAGTTTAGAGGGCGAAAATGAAGATTGAAGAACTTGAAGAAAGGGAATTTATGGTAAATTCCAAAGGAAAAGTTTTGATAATTCAGGTAATGAATACAGGAACGAAAACGGAGAAATTGAGTATTTGGATTCAGGAATGAAATTTAAAATATTCTGTTATCAAAGAAGTTGTTATTTTGGAGATGATTCAGTTTTTGATTCATTGGAAGATATTAAAGAGCAATTAATATCTTATCACAGCAACGATTGGGAAGAGGACATAAAAGTATTGGAAAACATGGCTTTACATACACTTTTAGAATTTTTTGAGTGGGCTATACATGACGAATCAGAAAATCATATTGTTTTGATTGGTGGAGATGAATAAAAATGGAAATTGAAAAATTTAAAATAAGTATTGAGTTGTTAAAACGGCTTAATAACAGGAAATCAGAAGCACAAGAAATCAGGGGCAAAGCTATTGAAAAAGCACACACTAAAAAGTGGGAAAATGAAAGAAAAGTTCATCAGGTTTTTTATGATGAAGAAAGAAAAGCCAATGATATTTATGAGAAGCTTGAAAAACAGATTGATTTTGAAAGTTCTTCTTATAGAGCCGACATTTTACAATACAACAGAGTTTTATCTTTCATGAAAATTGTAGAGGAATCTATAAAAGAAAAACAAGATGTATCAGATTATGAAGTTTATCATTTTGATTATTTGAAAGATGAACAAGGACATAATGATTACTCACAGGAAAGACAGCAAGTAAACTATAAGGAAATTGGAACTCTTGAAGATAAGCACACTTTGAATATTAAAGTTTACATAACTGAAAACAGAAAACCAAAAAATAAGTTTTCTTTGATTGTTGCAGGACGGAGTTTTTTCAATACTGATGTTATAGAAATTCCTTATGAATATGGTATAAATGCACATAATCATAATGCTAATATCTTTAAATTAGTAAGGGATATGCCGACAGAAAAATCATTAATTGCTTATTTTGAAAACAATAAGGACAAGATTTTAGCAGATTTCAGAAAAGAGCATACAAAACTTGATACTGAATTTATCAATATTGTTGAAGAAGTCAAGGACAGCAAAGAGTGGCGAATTGCTTATCTTGAAAAAAGAAAAAGATACTTTGAAAATTCAGTATCAAATCACACAGAAGAAAAGGAATATATCCACATTTTAAAATTCCTAAAGGAGTTGCAAGAATGTTAGAAATTATAAAATCAGTCAGGATTTGCGACACCTTTAATCTATCTTTAGTTAGATTTGACAGCACACAAGGTTATGAGGTGCAATATAGTAATGATGACACAATATTAGACACAGACGGAATTTACAGCACTAAAAGAAGTGGACTAATAGCATTCAATGATTTTTTAAAATCATTAATCAAGGTGGTGGAACAATGAAAGTAAGCCAATTAATTCAGGAACTCCAAAAGGTAAAAAACAAAGATGTAGAGGTTTACATTTTTGTAGGAGATGAAGCACAGATTAACAGCGAAATAATGCCTATTGACATGGTGGACGACAGCATGGACGATAGAGTAGATTTGAATATGGGGTTTTAAAGATGACAAAATTTGATAGCAGATTAAAGGAAAATATTGACGAATGGTTTGAGTTGAGAAAAGTCATGAGTAAAGACGATTACAATATGATAAGAAGTTTTACACATAAGACGGAGAACAAATAAAATGGGATACGAAACGACAGCACTATTTATTTCAGGTGGATACAGAAAAGAAGGACACAAAGGATATTGTGGAGTAGAAGCCACTCTTGAAATGGGCAAAATTGCTTATGGGGAACTTCATGAATTAATGAAAAAATATACACTTCCAAAAGAAGAAAAAGACCAAATTAACAAAGAATTAGAGCAATATAAAACACAACATAAATATTGTTTTACAGCAGAGGGCGATTACACAGAAGCACTTAATGACATGACAGAAGCACAAAAGAAAGTTCAGATTAATAAATTGAATAGGTTTGAAAAAGTTTTAGATAAAAAACTTCCTTATGTTTATCATGGCGACCACAACAAACAACAATATGAGGATTGTTACGGAGATATTTTATTGGTTGTTGGACTTGAAGAATTAAAAATTGCAGTTATCAAAGAACAAGCAAGATTAATCACTAAAGGCGATTATGTGTTTGGATATAGACGATTTAATATTATCTTGAAAATGATTGAGGAATTTTCAGATGTTAAACAATGGGGAAGTTCAAAGATTGTAAAAGATAAAATAAAAGTAGTTTTGTGGGGGCATTAGAAAATGGCAGAAAAAAATATACATAATTATGAAGCAGATGTTAGCAAAATAGATTCAAAATGTTTGTTATGCAAAACAAAAATCACAGACACAGAATTTGAATATGAAGATTATTTTATTGTATTCAGAGGATTTACAAAAGAATGTGTTGAGGGTTTTATTTGTTTCAAATGTTTAAAAGAATCCATGAGGTTAAAAAAATGAATATGTTTGAACAATTAAGTAAGGAAATAGTAGTTTTTTGCAAGAATCCAAAAAACTCACATCAAAAATGTGTAGAGTTTGTTCAGTATGAATTATATTTACGAACAATAAGCAAGAACTATTTACAAGAAATAGCAAGACAACGAGAGCCAAAAGGCGATATAATCTTCCATGAAGAAGATAAAAGATTGGGGAAATGAAAAATGGGAACAAGAAGCACAACAAAAATATATCAGGAATTTGAAGATAAACATTTAGAAGATGGCGACGACAGAACCGAATTAGTATTATCACTCTATAAACAGATGGACGGATATACTGATGGTTGGGGTCAAGAATTAAAAGATTTCATTGAAAAATGTATTATTGTTAATGGGTTTAATGATAGTAAACGAAAGGACGACAAAATTTTATGTAACGGAGTAGGTTGTTTTGCATTACAATTAGTGAAAGAATTTAAGGACGGCACAGGAAATTTATACGCAACAGGCAAAGACGATTCACAGCAATATAATTATGAATTAACTTTTGTTTCAAAAGATGGAAAATTTACAGAACTTAAATTTGTTTGTCTTGAAGAATCAGCGTTTAATCATGATTACAAAATTGCAGATGATGGAGTAGTAAATTAATAATTTAAGGTGAATACAATGACAGAAAAAGAACAAATAACAATCTCAAAAGACAAGTTAGTCTTATTGAGCAAACTACTAAAAGAAATTAAAGCTGTATATAAAGATGTTGAGGGTAAGGAATTACTTTCTTATAAATACAAAACTCAGCGACGGATTGTAGAGACTTTTTTTGAAGAAAAACAGATTGATGATTTTATCAATAATCTTAAAGATAGATTATACAAAGCAAAAATTAAATCACAGATAAAAGGAGAAATAAAAAATGACAAAGCCGTTTGAAGTAGGAGACAGGATTTATGGTTTTTGTAATGGTTTCTTTGGTAGAGATTGTTATGATAACAAAATTTGCATATTTGCTAATGATAGATACGCAGTTTTTGAAGATTTAGATGATGGATTTGCAAGAGCATTAAATTACCCATCAGAAGAAGAATCAAAAGAAAAATGGGGAGATGAAAAATATTTTTTCAATGCTTGTCAGGAATGGAAAAATCAAGAGGAATCAGAATGATTTGTCAAGATTGTGCAGACAATGTAGAACACCACATAACAGGGTTATGTTTACATTGTAGAGAAGAAAAAATCAAGGAGTTAGAAGCCCAAATAAAAGAACTTAGTTTATGATTTTGGGATAAAACAATGAAAAATAGGATAAATATAACGAAACATTTATATATTAGTTAGTATATCCTAATTACATCAAAGAAAAAAAGTGTTATTGAACACTAAAAAAATATCAATGGGGAAAAATAAAATGGAAATAAAAAAAGCAGAAAAATTGGCAAAAGAACTTATTGCCGAACATTGCCCTGAATATGCATTTCAGTTTGACAATGCCAAAGTTAGATTTGGTTATTGCAGTTGGCGAAAAAAACTAATTTCTTTATCAAGATATTTGGTTTTGTTGAATGACGAGCCAAAAGTATTAGATACAATATTACATGAGATAGCCCACGCCTTAACAAAAGGTGAAGGACACAACAGAATATGGAGAGCAAAAGCTATTCAGTTGGGTTGTGATGGGCATAGATGTTATGACAGCAAGGAAGTAAATTACATCAAAGGCAAATTTGTTTATCAATGCCCAGCTTGTAAAAAACAATTTTATTATCATAGAAAAAAAAGAAGAAAAACAGCTTGTGGCGATTGTTGTAATAAATTTAATTTCGGAAAATACTCAACTGATTTTCAGATGGTCTTTTTAGGAATCAAAAAACAGGATAATGTGGGTGGTATCAATGAATCTTAAACAAGTAGGTGGCGATATATCATATAAACAATATGGTGGTATTTTTGCGACTAAAAAACAGAACAATTCAGACTTTGATTATTGGCTTTTTGTTGAGTTAATCAATATGGAAGAAGCGACAGGCGAAACAGATAACGGCACATACATGATTACAATTAAAGCTGTAAGCCCATCAGAGCCATCTGAGGACACTAAAAAAAGTGCAATGGAATGTTTAGGGCTTGATGAAGAAGTGCCTGAAATGAGCAAAATTAAGCCGTTTAAGATGGCTAAAATCTTGAATGAATACGGCACAGGGGCAGTTGTGTATAGTGAGATGGGTAATAATGCCGATAAACTATTCAAATTAGCAAGAGAAGAATGTGAAAAAATCCCAATGTTGTTTGGTTTTTATATGGATAGACAGCAAAACATGATAGGAAATACAGGGTGGGATTTTATCAAAGGAGAAATAGGATTTAAAAAATTAACAGGTGAAAACAATGAAAACTGAACAAAAAATGAATGTTATATTTAAAGATAGTGAGAATGTGAGATACGATATTGATATTGAAATCACTCACAGAAACGGATACCCTGAATTTTCAATGTCAGGACAAGGAAACGGCAGTTGTGGTCAATGCGATACTGGTATAAAACCATCAAATAAGGCACAAAAAGAATTGCTTGATGTTTGGACTGAATACCATTTAAACGGCATGAATGCAGGAACTCCAAAGCAGTCAGCGAAACTTAAAGACATGAAAGAATCTTATGAATATGATAGGGCTTGTAGTTTTCTGAATAGTTTTAGTCCTGATGGTAAACCGATTTCAGCTTATGATTTAAAAAATATTGAATCAGAAAGGGAAGAACTTAAAACAAAAATTTCAGACCTTAACAGCGAGTTGTTTATTCTTCAAGAACAAGAGCCAATACATAAAGCTAAATGGAGAAGTGGTGGCGATTGGGTTATTATTAAAGACCTTGATGTTAAAGAGTGTTGTCATACTGATTTGAAGCGAAATCAACTATTCAAAAAGTTAAATTTAATCAGAACTAAAAGACTTGAAGTTTTAAATAAAGAATTTGAAACAGCAAACGAAAAAACAATGCTTTTTGATAGACAAGAGGACGGCACATTATACCAATATGGTCATGGGTGGATTAAGAAAGATTTACCTAAAACACTTTGGGCAGATGTTAAAAAATTGGTTAAGAAAATTGAAGATATTGAAGAAGCCAATAAAAAAACTGGTGGCTCTTGGGATAACATTTCAGATGATAAAATCATTCAACTTGGTAAACATTTGGAACTTGAACCATCAGAAGCAGAGGAAGATATTGAAGAATCATCAGACGGAATTTACTCCTATTGTGGAACTGAATATCATGTTTTAACAGATAATGAAGCATACGATAAAGCAATGGATTATTTGGGAGATGAATTATGGCAGATGGCAGTTTCAGATGGACGGACAGAATTAGGCATGAAAGAATGGTGCGAAATGGTTATTGATACCGACGGATACGGAAGTATTCTTAATGGTTGGGACGGCTCAAAAGACGATTCAGAAAATGGCGAATATGTCATCATGAGGTGTTAAAATGGCGAATAAATGTTCAATATGTGGGAAAAATATGGTATCAGGACGAAAACATCAACCAACAGGAGAATTGATTTGTGATTCTCAGAATTGTTGGAGTGAATGGTTTATCAATAATACTAATCAATGGGGGCGAATGTGATGAAAGAAGTAGATGAAGAACGAATCAGAGAAATTGTTTCAGAAGAACTTGAGGGTTCAATTTTTCAATGTTTTAAAGATGAAATCAAAGACTTAATTAAAACAATGATTGAGGACGGAGATTTTGACAAATTAAAAGAAGAAATGATTGAAGAATCAAAAGACGAAATTGTTGATGCAGTTAGAGAGGACATTCCAATGTTAGATGTGTTTGAACAACATTTCAGATTGAACAACGGAACATTACATTTAGAAAATGTGAGGATTGAAGATTAAAATGGGATTAGATATGTATTTATCAGCAAAAGTGTATCTTTCTTCTCATATTCAAGAAGAAAAAACAGCAAGGAAAGAAATCATAAAATTGTTTCCTGAGTTTGCGAACCTTAAAGTTACAAATGTAACATTTGCATTAGGGTATTGGCGAAAAGCTTATGCTATTCATGATTGGTTTGTAGAAATTATTGGGTGGGAAGACGATTACACAAGTGTTGATTTAAAGCAGTTGGAAGAATTAAAATCATTATGTGAACAGGTCATAAAAGACCCATCAAAAGCAAAAGAATTATTGCCGATTGAAGATAATGATTACAACAAATATTATTTTGATGATTTGAAAGAAACCATCAAGATTGTAGATGAAGCATTGAGTTTACCTGAATGTCAATTCATCTACTTTGCAGGATAATTGGGGGAAAAAAGAAAATGCCAAACTGGTGCAATAACTCTATATGGGTTAAAGGAAAAATTGAAGATTTAGAGAAGTTAAAAACTTTTGTTAAAGGAGAGAAAACTTGTTTTGATTTAGAGAAAGTTATACCATTAACAGATACACATAACAAATCAAAAGTTTTATGGGATAAACTTTCCAAAGAAGAACAAAAGGAAAAATGGGATAACGATTTTGAACATTTTTGGTTTAATGTTGGAAAAGGTCATGGTTGGTGTGCAGAGCATTGGGGAACTAAATGGAATACTGAATGTGAAGAGCCAAGAGATTACAAAGATGGAATCATATATGGTTTTGAAACGGCATGGTCGCCATGCGAACCAGTTGTTAAAAAACTTATTGAGATGTTTCCAAATTTAGAATTTACCCATGAATATGACGAATGTGGAATGGAATTTGGGGGAATACTTGCAGGTAAAAATGGAGAAATCACAGATGAAAGAACATGGGAAACTGAAAGTTTTGATTGCCCTGAATGTGAGCATTGGATTAACTTACCAAAAACAGATGAAGATGAAATAGAATGCGACGATTGTGGTCATAAATTCATGAGAAATGAGGTAGATAAAGATGACGGCGATAACTAAAAGACAGGTTGGAACAATATTAAGACGGCTTGGAAAGAAGTTAAATTTTGATTATTATTCAGGATTTACTTGTTGTAATAGTTGTTTCACAGCAGAATTGCCTGAAAATAAGCCGTATGTTTACATGAAACATGGGCTTAAAGGCATGAATTATACATCATCAAAGCAGTTTAACGAGCAGAATGATTGGTATTTAGCTTACGATTTGCCTGATTACATGAAAGTGTTTAAGGCATTTAAACAAGAAGCAGAAAAAATTGGAAAAACAAAAGTCATGATTCCTGAATCAAGCAGTAAATGTTTGGCAATAATAAGGAATGGAGATGAAAAAAAATGAAATTTTTGGTGCATTTTGAACAAACAAATTCAGTAGAATTGGAAGTTGAAGCAGACGACAAAGAAGAAGCACAACAAAAAGGCATAGACCTATTAGGCGAATATTCACATGAACAACTATTAGATAAAAGTCAAGTTGGTTATTGGGAATTTTGTTATACAGACGAGGACGAAAACAATGATGTTTAAAGATGGAATTAAGGTAAAAGAATTGATTGCACACTTACAAAAATTGCCACAGGATAAATTATTTTTTGTGTCAAGTGATGAAGAACAAAATCAGATATTCAAAGGTGTTTTTATTGAACATTATGACGATTGCGTTTTGATTGCAGGGTTAAGTGGTTGTGAGGCAGAAGAATGAGAATTAATGTAACCACAACATTAGAAATTGACAAAGATGAATCAGAAAATTTCAAGCAAGAAGAAATTGATAAGATTTATGATGATTTCAAAGAAATCATAAAAGATGCACATGAATCAGGAGATTTAACTGGTTTTTTGTTTATTAATCCTGATACAAATATGCAAATTGAAGACGAGGTTGATGAACAATGAAAATCCAAATTTCAGGTGAAGATTTTGTTGCGTTTGTTGAAGCAGACAGCAACGAGGAAGCTTATTTTAAATTAAAGAATGGGCTTGATAGTGAAGATGTAAAATATCATGAGGTAGAAAAAAAATGAAATACAAATTTAATTTTTTCAGGACAAGAGAAGAATCAGACAAATATGTTGAGATTGAAGCAGACAATGACAGAGAGGCAGTTCTTAAATTTTTTGAGAGCAATGGTAATTGTGAATTTGGTTGTATCAGAGAAGATGGAACTTTTTTCACAGATGATAAATTTCCAAAGGAAAGAGAAGTCATCATGAATGGGTGTTAATATGAAAATCACAAGTTGGAACATTAATGTTCAGTTGGAAGATGGAAGAAGTGTAGAGGTTGCAGATATGCCTGATGATGTTTCACAAGGTGTTGATGATTATTTAACAGAACTTGAAGAGAAAGGAGAGTTCAAACTAAATTGTCCGATTCCTGAAGACAAATTAAAGAAATTATCTGATGATGTTGGATTGAAGTTTTTGTATGGCAATGCTTTACATAAACTTAATGGTGGATATGCCAATGCAGAATTTGACGAGTGCGAGACAGAACTTGCAAATGATGAAAACGAGACACCTGAAGAAACTACATTTTTAGTTTTTAACATGGATTATGGAGAGCAAGACACAGGAGATGGTGGAAATACATCTTCTTGCAGAGTTATTGTAACGATAGATAAAGACTACAAAATAGTCAAGGTGGACGATTATTAAGATGACATTAACAACAAGAAAGTGGAAAACCACAAAAGAAGATTTTAGGGCGAGACAGGAAAAAGCAATTCAACTCATTAAAGATGTTGAGTTCATTTCCACGCCAAAAACAAGATTTATGTTTTCAGAAAAACAACTCCGAGAAGAGTTTGCATTTGAAGATATTGACAAACTTTATGACAAATATGATAATGTTTTTTTCAATGGTGATTATGTGGTTTATCCATTAGAAAAAATCATTTGGGTGTAGATAAAATGCCATATAAATTTGATACTGATAAAAAGAAAGTCGGCAGAAAGAACGACAAACGAATAAAATTATCACTTCAAGATAGAAAGGAAATCAAAGATTTATATGGTAAAATATCACAGAGAAAATTAGCAAAAGCATACGGAGTATCAAGACGATTAATCATATTTATAGGGTGTCCTGAAAAGTATATTCAAAATTTAAAAGACCGAGCAGACAGAGGTGGTAGCAAATTTTACTATCACCCTGACACTCAAAAAGAATATATGAAGAAGCACAGGCATTATAAAAAATCATTAAATGAGGACGAGAAATTAGAGCAAGGTGGCAAAGAAATGGAAGTCAAACAAAGGTGTAGGATTTGCAAAGAGTGGTTTATTAATCATAACGCTAACAGAGTTTATTGTTATGAATGCAGTCCTAAAACAAGCGTAAACAGATGAGGGAAAAATGGAAAAAAAAATAATTACATTGAAACTTAATAGTAGAATTTTTGAAGTTAATATTGATAAAAATATTACTGATGAAGATGAGATAATGGAAGAAGCACATACTCAAGTTGAAGAACAACTTGGCAGAAATAACGAGGCAGTTACAAATGTGTTTTTTGAAGAGTTGGAAATTGTTGATACAGAAGCAAACGACGAATACAGACAATGCAGTTATTGTGTTCATAGACATAGCAAAAGTCCATGTCCTTGTGATAGTTGCGACCAAAACACACCAACAAATTTATCAGAAAACGAGGATGATTTAAATGAATAGAACAGAAACAATTTACAAAATTATTGAACATTCAGATGATGAAGTTTTACGAGATTATGCATACTCACATCTTGATACTTGGAATGATGAATCATTGAAAGAACAAGTTGAAAACATTGATTGTGCAGACGAGGATGACTAAAATGGGTTGGAATGTTATAGCGTTTGGAAACATAGAAGTAGAAGAAAAACACAACGAAAAAGTGTTAGCAAAATTAAAGGAAATAAAAGAAAATCCTGATAGTGCTATTTGGAGAGTTGAAACAGATTTAAGTTTTGAGATGTCAGGAAACAAAGGAGTTCCTTATGGTCATCTTGAGATTTTAGGTGAATGGGCAATAGAACAAAATATCCCAATGACAATTACAACAAATGAATATTCGGAAAGTGGCGACGGATTTTATTTTGATACCGAAGAAAAGAAAGAAGAACTTGAAGTTGAAGAAGAAAAAGATGAGAAGAGGATGAGTGATTAATATGGCAGATGGAACTTATGTAGCAATAAATGGAAAATTCACATTTGAAATTAATCAGAATGGTTTGGATTATGATAACGAAAAAGAAAGACAACAGGCAGTAGATGATTTCAGAGATTGTTGGGACAATTTTTTAGAGAGTATCAAACATTTAGACCATATACCAACATTTGAGTTTGATGAAGCAGAAGTTGAAGTTAATGAGGGTGAATGAGAAATGAAATCAGAATCAGAATTGAATGAAAAGGCAGAAGAAATCAAAGTTATGCTTACGGAAAAAGATTACACCATAGCAGAACAAGATAAAATAATTGCTCTTTTGATTGACAAAATGGAGAACGATTAATATGACTAAAATAGGACAATTAAGATTATGGCACTTTTCAAATCTTGGAAGCAAAACATATTTTCATGCAGACGTTGAATCAGTTGAAGAGGCAAAATCAAAATTAAAATTATTGGCAGACTATGACCTTGTTTTAGGTGATTTGATTGAATCAAACGCACAGGGACTTGAAATTTATGTTGGTCTTGATGTTGATTATGAAACCAATGACGGATGGGAAGAGTGGATGGATGATGACGGAAACGATATTGGTGAACAAGATGAGTAAAGTTAAGGAAGGAACAACTTGCGAAATTGAAGCTGAAACTGGAAAAGGATTTCAAGAATACAAATACGCTGACGGCTCAAAAGTTCCATCAGGAACACCAATAGGAAAAGAGATTTTTTCAAATGGTGAATGGAAATTAAAATTATATGATGGGATATTTTTTTCAGATGAAGCAGGTGATGATGATGAGTGATATATTTGTAAAAAACATTGATATTGATTTGATGCGAGAACAAAGAGATTGGCTTCTTGAGACATTTGAAGCTGGAACTAATGACAATGCAGATGGGCTTGTTAATATGCTTGATGAGATGCTTGACATAGCAGAGGGACACAAATGAAATTTAACGAATTGACTAAGGTTGCGAAAGCAGTAGCAGTAAATGATTACATGAATGGTTGGAAAGAAACTCATCCTGATGAGGAATTATCAATAAAAGAAGCAACTGAATTATGTATAGATACAAATGAAGATGTAAATTATAATCATAAAGGTGTGTTAGTCTCAACACTTGATGTTAAAGTTGGGGATATTGTTGAGATAAATTCACCATTAACAAAAAGATGGTGTAGAGGAACTTTTGAGGTTAAAGAAATAATCACAGAACACGCATTTTCAACAGGTGGAACAATATTCACAAATGAAGAAATCACAAAAATTATTTCAAGAGGTAAAAATGATAATTGAACTTAAAATACAACATGATGAGATTTATCCTGATGGAGATTGGAGAAAAATCGCACATGAAGAAGATAAAAAAGATTTCACAGATGAACAAGACGAAATGATATATCATTATATCAATGAAGACGACGATTGTTATGATTTTGAAGCATTAAAAGTCGGTGATATAATCATGCTTGACGAAGAATTTAAGATATTAGAAATCGGAGAATTACAAAAATGAAAAACACAGAAAAACAGATAGATAGAATCAAACAAAAACTTTCAATAACATTCAAGAAATATCATTTGGATATTTATAATTTAATGAAGTCAATTTATGATATTAGAATAAAGGAAAAATCAAAATACACAATAATGGATTTGAGCAAAGAAAGTGTAATATCTGAAATGTTTGATTATCATTATGTTGCAACTATTATGAATATATCTCATATAGGAAAAAGAACAATGCGACTTGTTGATAATGGCACATTTACATTGTTTGAGGTTGCAAACACTTTACGGAAAAGCACAAGATTGCATAAACCAATGGAGCAATATAAATTTTTCAAGAAGAACGCTGATAAAATTGAAGCAGGAGAAATGACTAAAACTGAGTTCAGAGAACAAATTGTTTTACAAAATGACGGCAGTAAGAAAAACATGAGTGATGAACAAATTTGGTTACTTCAAACTATTTATGAAATTAAAAGTGTTGCTAAATATGTGAAGACAAGATTCAATAAATTATCACCTTTAAATCAAGCTAAAGTTAAGAAAGAAGTTGTAAATTTATACAATTTTATTAAAGGAAAACAGAACAAAGAATTAAGTTTAGTTCCAATGAAGCATGATACATTGAAGCGATTAAGATTAATAAAAATCAAAGGTATTGGTGGGCTTAATAATAGTGCTAAAGTTGAAAGATTGATTGAGCATTATACAACAAAAGATGTTATGGTTTGTAAAAATTGTAAAAATCCATTTACTAAGAAAAGAGCAGACCAAATATTTTGTAAACCTACTTGTAAAAGTGCATTTGGCAACAAACAGAGGAAAAAATGAAAGTTACAAAAGACACGCACCTTTGGGTGCAACATCACAGGAAAAGCGACTTCAAGGGAATCGCTTTAAAGGATTTTGATACAGAAGCAGATGAATGGTATCCTATTGCAACATTAGAAGCGACAGAGAGCAATGTAACAGGAAAAGTTTGGGAAGCAGGGGAAGAGACACCATGTAGAAAAGGACTCTGTAAAGTGCATCTATTGAAGGATGTAGCGACAGGTGAAAAAGATGAATAAATATGAAGAAGAATCAAATGAGATAATTGAACTTGTATCAAGTGTTATTGAAGAACATTATGGTATTGAACCAAAAAATATCACAGATGACGATATTGAAAGTCCAGCTTTGATAAATGGAACTATTTATTATGATTTAGAATCGGCTATTGCAGACAAGATAAAAAATCTTGTTGAGAAAAAACCAGTATATTTGGTTAAATATATTGATTGTAATGATAGTAAAAACAACTCTCTTGAGGGTTATGCAATAACAGAAGAAGCATTCAAAGAATGGTTAAAACAACACAATGCAGAAAGAAAAGCTGATGGTGAAATTGAAGAGCATGAAGACGAATTTCAACTTATTGAAGTGCATAATTTAGAGGTAAAAGAAACATGAAATGCATGAAAGAAGAATGTGAGGGTGTGTTGGAACATACAGACACAGATAACAGAGATGAGTGGATGGAACAAAGGTATGTTTGTAAGACTTGTGGGCAAATTCATGTTCTTAGAACAGAATTTCAAACACAAAGCAGTTTAATAGAAAATCAAGAATTGAATATGGAGGATTAAAATGGGAATGAATGAAGCAGAAAAATTTTGGAAACATTACGCTGAAATGCCAGATGAAGTTCAGTTAAAATACATGAATGAACGATTTGGTGATTTATCTTGGGATATTTCAAGAGATTGGGAAGATTATGATTGTGAACATGAAGAACTTGAAAAGTTAAAATCAAAGACAGAGTTTTTTAATATTCCTTCAATGGTAGTTCACAGGGACGATATTGTTGCACAATTTGAAGGACGAGATGACTTTACAGAAATGCAGGAAAAAATAAAGAAATTAACTTACGACCAAATGGATTCAATCGCACACAGAATGACTGATATGATGATGGAACAATTTAATTTAGCAGTCAAAGAATCATTTGATTGGGAGATGGAAAAAAATGAATAAAGAAGCAGTAATGATTGGTAATTTTAAAACCAAAACAAAGACAAAGTTAGTTGATAAACCTAAAAAGAAGTTTAGGATAATCATTCAGGAACGGCTTTCAAAAGGTAATAGTGTAGAGAAAGCAAGGTCTTTTATGATATATGATTTCACAGGTAGGACAACAATAGATTCACTTAAAAGAAGACTTGAGAACGGGATGAAAAAATGAAAGCATACGACAAAGAAGATTTACAAACTGATGTAGATTGGCTTATAGGTCAAGGTGTGGATGAAGCAGAAGCAGAACCTTTTATCATGACTCTTTTAAAAAGTGAATGGAGTGAAAAATGAGTTTTGAACAACAAATAAAAAGAAAATTGATATTAGAATTAGATGATTTGTTTGACAAATTTAGTGATTATAATTTTAAACAGATTAACAATGGCGAAGAGGTTTCTGACGAAGAAGCTGATGAGATTGAAACTATTTTCATGGCATTTAGAAATGTTATTGCAGGGACAGAAGTTGATGGGTCTTTGAAGTTAGAATATGAAAAATATCAGGTGTAAAAATGGAAGATAAAAAACCAATATTAAAAATATTACGAAAACCATTCATGGAATGGTATTTTCAAGATAAGGACGATTTCAAAACAATTCATGAGGATATGTATAACACTTTAATTAAAGGTGGAACATACGAAATATCATTAGAATCTATTTGGAGCAATTTAGGATATATTGAAATGCGAATGATTGCAAATCCTGAAATTGTATCATCTGATGATATTAAAGATAATGAAATTGCAGAACCATCATCAAGTTATGATGTAGAGTTTATTTCAGAAAAATAACAACAGAAGGTGGCAAAATAAAATGAGTGAAATGAAAATAATATGTGCAAATAAAGATTGCCCAAACAAAAATTCAATGAAACCAGTTGATATTGAACCAATGTTATTATTGATTGGGGATAGTTATAAATGTCCATATTGTAGAGAGTATAAGTTTTTCCTTGTGGCAGTCAAAAAGGTGAAAAATGATAATTAGTAGAGCAGAATTTCATAAACGAATGGGAACTTTCACTCAAACAACAATCATTGAAGAAAAAGATGAATTGATGTCAGTTGAAAGGTTATTCAAAGAAATAATGGCAGACGCACCTTTTAGAAATCATAATTATATGTTCAATGAAAAAATAGATTGGAAGAATTTGGAACTTCAAGAAGATAGTGTTGGTATTAAGAATAAATTTCCTGATATTAAAACTGAAGGAGAAAGGTATGCTAAAATCAAAGAAGAAATGATTGCAGATACTTATGAGGCAATTCCAGTTTCAAAAGACATTGATTATAATGATGTAATTTATGTTAATGATGGTTTTCATCGGATTTACATAGCACAAGAATTAGGTTATAAAACAATAAGAGTTAAGGCAAAATACGGAAAGTATTTCCTTGAAAAAAGTATAACAATGAAAGATATTACTACTTTAATTCCAATGATGATTGGAGTATTTGGAAAAAATTTAACATTAGAAAAATTGAAAGTTGGTTTAGAAAAAGCAATAGAAAAGAAACCTGAACTTGCAAACCAATATTCAATAAGTTATGGAAGTTATAAAGAAAACGGAAGGTAAAAAATGACAGATGAATTAACATTAGAACAAAAACGAATATTAAAAATTTTAGTTAGCAGAGAAAAAGAATGTGCATCTGATGTAGCAGAATTTTTAACAGAGGGTGAATGGAGAAAATATAATAGTAATTTGGATGCTATTAACAATTTTTTAGGAGATATAGAATGAAGATTTTGATGTTGAATAGAATCATTAATTATGAAATTGGGTATCTTGGAAAAGAATACACACTTCAAGAATTATTTGATGCAAACACCAACACAGAGCATTCTGTATTATATGATGAACAAGGGCATGATATAACAGACACACCGAAAGGTAAAGAGGTCTTATTACAATACAAACGAGAAAGTTAATATGATTTTAGAAAAACAGGAGTGGGATAATGCAGTCAGTAAATGGCTCATTCAGAAGAAGAAACATTCAAGATTGATGTATGCACATTTTTTGATTTCAATACCCATGTTACTTTGGATTATGACGAGAGTAAACACAGGAGATTATGAATTAAATTTTATTGGTGGTAGCATTGTCAATGTATCATTTTTGTTTGGAATACTTATAATAATTACATTTTTTCAAATTGAAAAACAGAGGAAATATTTGATAGCTTCTCATAAGATGTTATCAATGATTGAAAAACCAAAAAATCAATGGGGGTTTACTGAAGATGGAAATAAAACAGATGCTTGATGTTATAATTGTTTGGAGAAGATGTGAACACTTCAAAGATTGGAGTATTGAAAGAGTTATTCCAACAGAGCATGAAGGACGAGGAAAAAAATTCATTAAAGACGAATTGAAGAAAGAAGCAGACCGATATATCAGAACCACATTGGTTGCAGGAAATACAGGGGCTTTTATCAAGCTTGAATACAAAGTATCTTATGGAAAATTAGAAATTGGAAAACGAGCAATCTTTTCAAAAGGATACAAGGATATTAAAACAAAAACAAGAAAGCGTGTCGTCAAAGATGTTACTCATTATGTGAAATAGATTAGGAGGATGAACAATGAATGCATGGTTAATAGGAATAGGACTTTACATTTTGTTTTTAATAGGAATATTAATTTTTATCAGAATAGCAAAAACAAGAGACATAGAGGATTACAAACATGACAAAGAATAAAGGAAAAGGCGATTGTTATGAAGTTCATGGCAACATGATTGTTGAGAAATACATGGCACATACTGGTGATGGTTGGTTTTTATGTCATGGTCAAGCAATAGGTAGAGGTCTCATTGAAGGTATCAAACATGGTCATTCATGGCTTGAATATGGAGATGTAGCATTTGATTACAGCAATGGCATAAATGGTGCTATCAGGAAACAAAAATACTACGAATTAGGTCAGATTACAAAGGTTGTGAAATACACACCAAAACAAGCTTCAATGTTGATGTTAAAGACTGAACATTATGGGGCTTGGAATAAAAAAGAAAGATTATTAGTGGGGTTAAAATGAACACAATAAGAATAGGAAATTATGATGTTAGTAAAGATGATGCATGGATTTATATTCAGCATTTTGGTAGAGATAAATCTAATCTTCATGCATGGGAAAAAATGCGAAAGTATCTACATGATTATATTTTTGAGAATCTTGAGTTAGATAGAACATCTGATGAAGGTATAAAATTTGGTAGAGCGTTTGACAAATGGGCAGAACCACACATTTTAAAATATGACCCAATATCAGCAAAGGCAAAATCATTAGTAAATGCTAAAACAGATGTAGAAATAAAACATTCACAAATGCAACTAATGGCAGAAATGAAAAGAGAAGAAATGTTAAATAAAATGGGTGGAAGACATTTCAGTTCTGATGACAGCAATCTTTGTAGAATTTGTAAGAAAGATATGGTTGAAGGAATCGCAAGAGTGAATGACCATCTAATGTGTCCAACAGGATTTGATGATATTAATTCACCAATATGCATGAAATGTGGAGAAGAAACTCCTGACGAATATCATACAGCATTTAGAAAACAATTTTGGAGTAAAAAATGAAAAGTTCAAGTAAATTAGTAGAATCACATGAGCATATAATTCCAGTAAAGGAATTTATGGAAAAGTTTAATATCAAAGGAGATTCAGATACATTAAGAGTTCACAGAGGACTTGATTCAATGAATGTGATTGTTGAAATTGATGAAAGAAAAAAATAAGGGCAAACAATATGGAACGAATTGAAGAGCAGAAATTAGAAATTATTATAGAAAAAGAAAAGATACCAATAGTCAAATTTCAACAATATGCAGATGATGAACAATTTTTTGCATACGGAAATGATGGGCATTTGTATTATAGAACAGGAAACAACGGAAAAAAACAATATCAAGTTTTATCAAGAGATTTTTGGGATGCAAAATCAGGAGAAGTGTATCATTAGGATGGTGAAAAAATGAGAGTATATGGAGATGTTTGGTTTTCTTTGATGACAGGGGAAACCATAGGAATAATAACAATGAATAATGGTCATGAAGATAAAGCATATATTGGGCTTTCAATCACAGGCGACAAAGAAGCAGATATTAAACATATCTTGGAAAGGGGAACACCTTTTCCATTTGAAGAAGCAATAAAATTAACAGGTGGTAAACTTGACTAATGAAGAATTAAGTAAATTGGTAAAAACATATCATGCAACAGAAGTAAAAATCCTTGACATACTTGATGGTATGGAAATGGACGAGTGTAGTTGTGATGATTGTGAGACCATTGATTTTATACATGATGGTGAATGGGCAGAGATTATAACAAGATGCATTAATTGTGGTGGTGCTATAATGAGTGTTAGATAAAAAAGCATAAAAACGAAAGTTTTATATAGTAACTATATTGTATTAATCAGTATATTAGAGATGGTGGTTTTTACAATATGCGAAATACACAGATGGAAACATACAGGGATTATATAAATATGCTAATTAAAGGGCATGTTCATAGCGTTCTGTGTCATTCAAAAGCTGGGTTTGGAAAAACACACACGACAATCACATTGTTAAAAGAGCATGGGGTGGATTATAGTTATAGTAGTGGTGTTGCAACAGCAGTAGCATTATTCAAATTACTTTACGAGCATAAAGATAAAATATTGATACTGGATGATATTGAAACCATCTTTCAAGATGATAGGATAATAAATCTCTTGAAATCGGCATTATGGGATGTTGATGGAAAGCGAATAGTAGCATACAAAACAACATCAAAAGTGTTACAGGATTATCCTGATTCATTTCAATACAAGGGCAAACTCATCATTCTTGCGAATGAATTGCGAGGCAGAAATGATGAATCATATAGAGCATTGATAAGTCGGTGTTTGAAATATGAACTTGTTTATTCATTAGAAGAATTAAAAGAAATATCAAAAGAGATTGTGTATGCAAGAAACGACATATCACAAAAACAAAAAGCGAAAGTGCTATTAATTATGGATAGTAACATAAAGGTGCAACACAATTTTAATTTTAGATTGTTGATGCGACTTATTGCAATGGTGAAGTATGACTTTGATAAATCAGAAGATTTGTTTCTGAATAGTTTAGATGTGGACGAGGAAACAGAAATATTACTTGAAATATTAGAAAAGCATAGTGAATCATCAAAGCAAGTTGCTGTGTATCATGAGATGACAGGAAAAAGTAGAATGACATTTTTCCGTAAGAAAAAGAAACTTAAATCAGAGGGATTGATATGACATTTTTCACAAAAAAATATAAAAAAAGTAACATGATAAAAGTATTTTTTGCAAAACTTAAAGCAAGAGATGAACAAGAAGCAAAATATATATTGCGTGAAAAACATCCTTTTTGTAAAATATTAACATACAGATTTGAAAAAGATTTTAAATTTGTGCCTAAAGAAAAAAGAGATTATACAAAGAGAATTATTGAAGTTGTGTTTGTGAAAAATATAAAAGATATATGGAACGATTAAAAATGAAATTACCTGAACAAATAACAAACATCATGGCTCATATAATTAGTCATGGATACAAGGCGTATGTAGTTGGTGGTGCAATAAGAGATTTCAAGATGAATTTTGAACCACACGATTATGATATTTTCACAAATGCCAGAGGAGAAGAATTGCTGCAACTTTTTCCAGATGGTCATGTTATTGGAAATGAAGAACGACAGAACAAGATTTTAACCGTAATGGTTGATGATGTAGAGGTATCTACTTTCAGGCTTAACGGCGACAGAACTGAAATTGGTAACACGCTTGAAGACCATCAAAAGACTTGTGATTTCACAATGAACTCTATTGCTTGTGATATTAATGGAACTATTGATTTAGAGAATCCTTACAATGAACAAGGAGTTAAAGACATTGCAGGTAACATGCTAAGGTTTGTTGGTGAAGCTAAAGATAGGATTGAAGAAGACCAATTGAGGATATTGCGAGGACTTAGATTCTTGTTAAAATATAACATGATGTGTGATAAAAACACAATGAACTTATTAGAACATCATGAAGTAGATGTTCCTAAAGAACGAATCAGAGAAGAACTTTTGAAGATATTTTCATTAAATCTTTATAGTGGTTTTTTAAGATTCATATTAAGATTTATGCCTAAATGTATGGCTCATTCACAGAATTTTTCATCAGGCGGAAAATGGCATGATGAAATGCCTTATGCACATTTTGAAAGTTCTTTTTTAGAGGTATCTAAGATAACATCAAACCCATTATTAAGAATGGCAGTGTTATTACATGATTCAGGAAAAGGTATCACAAGAACTGAAGATGACGGCGAAGTTCATTTTTATGAGCATCAAAAAGTTGGTGCTGATGAAGTTAGAGCATGGATGAATGAACATAAATTTAGTAATGATGATATTAATTATGTAACTACATTTATCTATAATCATATGCATGGATATGCAGAGAAAGAACCAAGTAAGAAATCATACATCAAATTGTTTGTTGCTCTTGATGGTGCAGGTATTTCGATAGAAGAATATGTAATGCATCTTTATGGAGATAATCAAGGTAATCATGCTAAACCAAGAATCAAGTTTGGTGATTTTGTTAAAGATAGTTTATACATCAAAAAGTATTATGAACTTAAATTCACAAATGAACCTTTCAAAATACATGACATGGAAATCTCTGGAAAAGATTTGATTGAAAAACATGGAATGAAAGCAGGTAAACAACTTGGTGGCGTATTGAAAGAGATTTTTAATTTGATACTTGAAGGCGATTTGAAGAACGAAAAAGCTGAACTTAATAATTATGTGAAGACAAAGGTGATTCCAAATGGAAAGTGAAATAGAATACAAACAATTTGTTGTAGTGCCTAAACATCCTAAGATGAGTACTGGTAAGATTGCAAGTCAAGTGGCTCATGCTACTTTTATGGCTCTATCTAAGAATGAAGATGGTATAATCAAAGGATGGAAAAAATCAGGAATGTGTGTTATTGTGCTTGAATGCCCAACACAAACAGAACTTATGGGTATTGCTAAATATTGTGAACAATGGGATATTCCACATCATATTTATATTGATGAAGGTATGACTGAAATACCTATGGGAACAGCAACAGCATTTGCAACAGGTGTAGTGCCTAAACATCAACATTGGATGTTTGGTCAATTAAAATTATTCACTGATAAAAAAATCAAAAAAAGAACATTTTTTTAATTCAACATGGCACTATCATTAAAAGAAGCAAAAAAACTTGGAAATCAGTTTGCTGAAGAGTTGCAGGAAGAGTTTAAAGCTGAACTTTCATGGTGGTTTGTCGGCTCAATAAAGGAAGGCAAATATAATGCAGGAACTTCCGATATTGATATGGTCATAATTCCAAAACATGAAGGGATGTTTGGTTATGAAGCAATAAAACGTGTTCTTGCAAAGATGGAAGAATACAAAAAATACGGAATGGTTTTTAAGAAAGGTAGAGACATTTCACTGATTGATGTAGTAATATTTTTAAACTTAGAAACCGTAAATACTATTAGAAAAATGAACAAGGAAGTGAAAAAATGAATAAATTTCATTGCTTTAATTGTAAGCTATGGCACAACGTAGAAGGTAATCAGGAAGAAGGTATGGTAAGTATCGTAAAATGTCCAAATTGCAAAAGTTTAAATAGTATTAATATTTAATCTTATTAAATAAGAGTGGTATATGATGAGAACAGGAGAAGACAAAGGATTTGACAAACTAAAGTTGGTGTGTTACATATTCGGTACTTTATTTGGACTCATGGCGTTAGGCATTCATTTCTTTGGATTACCAAATTTTACAAATTTAGAAGAGCAAAGAGAGTTCTGTTTAGAAAATAATGGCATGATTATAGAACCAACAAGAGATAATCATAATATAATGCTTTGTGGATTTAATCATGACGGCATGTTAGTTGAGTATGCAATGGATGAAGTGGTCAATGAAGAATGGGCTGAAGCAGTCGGTTTTGAAGTTGGTGATTATTGTTTTGGTTGTTGGGATTCTAATTCTTGTGGTTCGCCACATAATAATATTTTAAGAGAAGCAGGGGTGCATTGTTAATGGACGATAAATATTGTAAAGCTAAATGTCAAAATTGTGGTGATGAAGTTACAATTTTAAAAAATCATCCTTATTTTGGGATTTTATGTTCCAAATGTATGAAGGGTGGAAAGGTGTATTCAAAATGAATTGTAATAAATGCGGGAAGAGAATTATAGGTGCGGCAGTTATGTCGCCGACAACAGTTGAATCAGAAAGACAAATGTGTCCTAAATGTGCAAAGAAAGTAATGGGTATGCATACATTTCATATTCAAGGTGGTGGTGATTCTGATGTAGGTCTTGCTGACACAGATGCACAGGTTATGATAGTAGATAACATGGATTGGACTGAAGATATGAAAAAGGAAATGAAGTCGCTTCTAAGCGAGTTTTATGATGTTCCACAAGATTGCGTTGAAACTGATGAAGAGTATGAAAAATTACTTGAATATGAAAGAGAAATGGAAGCGAAAGTTGAAGCTGAAGAGGTCAAAAATGAAAACAATAACTGATGTAGTAAAATTATTAGGTAAAACTAAACATAATGGAATAGCTGAACTAAGTCAAGCAGTCTATGAGAAATGCAAAGAATTTGGTATTGAAAAAACAAAAGCCAAGAGAGAAATCACAATTTTAATTGTTGATAAAACAGTAAGAAGTATTTTGAGCTGTATCAAGACAGGAAAGGGAAAATGGGAGCAATGGTCGTATAGACATGGTAAGAATTATATCAAACTCTATGACAACGCAGTTGTGGACATATTAAGCGCCAATAAGACCACTTTGGAAGCATTTGAATATGTTGATGCACCTGAGATTAAAGTGCGTGTAAACCCTAAGAAAGAGGGTGTGGACGCAGAACCATTTTACCATGTGTGCAAGACATTATCTGAAGCACAAGAGTATTATGAAAAAGAAGAATTTACGACAGGGATATTCGTAGCAGTTGGCAATATTATTATCCCATTAGATGATATTGAAAAACGAAACATTTAAATATATGTTGTATTATACTAATTAATACAACACATATATTAAATTACATATAAGAAAATAACGGTCAAATATGACAAGATATACGAGGTAGAACAAATGGAAGACATATTAGAATACACTGAAATACAAGGTTTCAACAACGAAGACATCGTGCCAGACATCGACCCACAAGGGATTATTGATGATATTTTAGGCACAGATACGGAGTGAGGTAAAACAAAATGGAAGAAAGAAAATTGACCAACATTGAGATGTTTTTAATGTTTGTAGGACTTGCATGTCTAATTCTTGCAGTAGGATACCAAAATATAATTCTTGGTGGAGTATTTGCAGTATGTGGATTTTTTGTAGTTGCAAGTATCGTTCTTAGACGAAGCAAACAGAAAAAACAAGAAGAAGAAGGCGACAAAGAATTTTATTAAGATGAGATAAAATGGAAAAATCAAGAAGGTTTGTTATAGGCGACATTCACGGCAGATTTAATCCTTTGAAAAAAGTATTAAAATTAGCCAAGTTCGATAAGGACAAGGATTTATTAATTGTTCTTGGAGATATAGTGGATGGTGGTTTTAATACTGACAAAGTGTTAGAGCAGTTGTTGAAAATTAAAAATGTTGTGTTTATAACAGGCAACCATGACCAATGGTTTATTGATTACACCTTTAAGGGTAGAACACCATCAGAATGGATTAATCAGGGTGGTGCTAATACTCTCAATAGTTATGGTGGAAAAGTAATTCCAGGGAAACGGTTTCGAGATAAACCCATTTTAATTGATGTTAATGGTGTGAAAATACCAAAGAAACATATAGAATTTTTTGCGAATAGATTGTATTATTTTGAGTTTGAGGGAATGTTGTTTGTGCATGGTGGGTATGACCCATCAAAACCGATAGCAGAACAAACACATGACATTTTGTTATGGGACAGGGATTTGATAGCATTTGCAGGTCATTCAAAGATTCCAAAGTATGAAAAAGTTTTCATAGGTCACACAACAACACAACACATTGAAAGAGAATGGGTTAATTATAAATGTCGTGATTGTGAAAAAGAATGGTCATTAGAAATTAACACATTTGAAGATTTGCGTAATAGCAAACAAGATATTTCTTGTGAAAAATGTAGTTCAACAAACATATTTCAGGCGTTAGGATGTGTGAATCCAATAAAGATTGGTAATTTATTTTGTTTAGATACAGGGGCAGGATGGAATGGAAAATTATCCATCATGGATATTGATTCAGAAGAATTTTATCAGTCGGAATTACAAGAACCAGCGATAACAAAAGAGTGAGTAGGAGGACAAGCAAATGGAAAAGTTTATGGCAATAGTGTATAAGGAAATGGAATTGATACAACTTAAAAGTTCTGAAGAATTAGATAATTTATATCAAATCATTGAAAGTGAAGAAAATTTTATTTTACAATGGACTGAAGGGGAGAAATTAAAATCAGAAGTAATCATAGTAACGAATATCTCCAGTAAAGTAAAAACAGGAGAAATGAAATTAACTGCTCAAGAGCAGAACGGAGGAAAATAGAATGATACCATTAATATTAATAGGAATTGGAATAGTAATTTTAATCGCAATTATATGCTCATTTGCATGGTATAGAATTGTAGACCCAAGTGAAGCACATTTGGTAGTAACACCATCAGGAAAATTTGTAGTATCACCTGACGAGAAAGTTGGAGAACGAAGAACATATTTCGCAATTCCAAGTTGGTTGCCATTTGTCGGTAGAGCAATTAGAATCATGGATGTAACAATCAAAGAAATTCTAATTGAACAAGAAACAATTGAAAAGAATCAAGCAAGATACAGCGTTAAATCATCTACAAAATATAGAGTTAAAGATGTTAAAGTTTCAGCAGAAACATTCATTAGTGATAAAGACCTACAAGAACAATTAAAAGAAATTGTTAGAGCAGGTGTAAGAGCAATCTCGGTTCAGTATGATGTTGTTGATGCAAGAGGAAACAAAAGAGACATTGAGAAAAAAATCAGAGAAGAAATTGTTGATGACTTACAAAAATGGGGTCTTGAATTAATTAACTTCCAGTTAGTTGAATTTAAAGATACTGCAGATAGTAAGATTATTTCTAACATATCACGAAGAAGTGAAGTAGAAATTGAAGCAAGAACAAGAGAACAGAATGCTGAAAAATTAAAACAAGCTAAAATTAAAGAAGCTGAAGCTGACGAAAAATCAAAAGAAAGAGAAATTGCAAGAGATAAAGTAGTTGGTGAGAAAGAAGAGAACAAGAAACAAGCTATCGCCGAACAGCAAAAAATTGCTGAAGAAAAACGATTTGCAGTTGTTCAAGTTCAAGTAATTAAACAAGCTGAAATTGACAAAGAAAAAGCAATTGTTTTAGCAAACCAAAACAAAGAAACTGAAACTATCAACAAGGAACAGAAAAGACTTGAAGGAGAGGGTGACAGACTTAGAGCAGAAGAAGTTGCTAAGGGAGATGCCGCACCAATCTTACAGAAAGGTCTAGCTGAAGCTAAAGCAAAAGAAGCACTTCAGGAAGCTTTAAACAAGTTTGGTGATGATGCAATCAGAGCATTAGTTGCAGAGAAAGTTGTAGCTATGCAGGAAGTTGTTGGAGTTGAAACCGCTAAAGCACTTATGAATGCTGATGTAAAAGTATTCGCAGGTGGCGGAAAAGCAGGAGAAGAAGGCTTTGAACTTGGTAAGATGATTCAGTCTATGGCTGTATCAAATTCCACAACAGCAGATGCAGTTCTGAATAAGATTGCAAGACCAAATGATTTGGGTCTTTCAGTGTTAGGTTTAGAATCTTTGAAAGATAAATCAGACAAAAAGGCAGAAGGAAAGGCTGATTTTGTGAAAAAATCACAAAAACAACCTAAACAGAGGCCAAATCAAGCTGAGTTAGCATCAAGGAATCAAAAACCTATGGGGAACAAAAATAAGGCTTAATTGCCTTAATTTTTTTATTTTTTATGTCGCCTACACTGAGAAGAACATTATCTTTATTGATATTTACCATATTTAATTTAGTTGCAATCGTAGTATTACATTTGGGAGTATCAAACAAGAAGATAGTGTTTATAGGAACAATATCAATCATAATAATTCATGCATTAGAGTTAATTCATATAACACATATGCAAGATTCATATGGTAATTTTAATATAAAAATACCATTACCGCCAAAACCAACAAACGATAAAAATGGACATAAATAATCCAAAAGACCGAAAGAATAGAGTAGAGCAGTTGCAGATATTCAACATAATACTATCTATATCAATGGCGATATACTATAGTAAAACTGGAGATATTAGATGGCCTGCATGGTTTTGGTTATTCAATATGATTATCAATATTGTATGGTTTGTAGGCAATTCACAGAGGCAAGGGAGGTTAAAACATGAAATCCAAAAAGGGTAGTGTAGAAGTATGGGTAATAGGCATTTTCCTAATACTGTTAGCAATATCATTAGTATATAATGTAATTTATGCTTTCACATCAGGAAGCGAATCAATTACGATAGAAGAGAAGTGGGTTAAGTATAAAGGAGATAAAGCGAAATATCTTGTATCGACCACAAACGACCAAGTGTTTGAGATTTCAGATACTTGGATAAAAGGTAGATGGGATAGTTCAAATCTTTATGCTAAACTTAAAGAAGGTCAAACATGTAAATTAGAAACTCAAGGCTGGCGTTTTCCGTTTTTGAGTGATTATAAAAATATAATTACTGCAGAATGTAACGAAGCCATTGAGATGATAATACCATGAATCAACAAGAAAAGTTAAGACAAAGAAGACTTGAGCAAGAAGAAAAGCTTACACAACGGCGTGCCGATTTAGGCATTGCAGGTCGTACAAAAAGGTTCTTTTTTGAAAAGAAAGAACAAGAAAAAATCATTGAGGATGTTCCTGTTGAAGATGTTGAAAGAGTTTTAGAAGAAAATCAAATTCAAGCTGAAGAACTTAAAAAAATTACTGAAGCGCCACCTGGCGAATCATCAGAAGAAAAAGTAAATAGGCTTAAAGTTGTTAGAACAAAGATTTTCATAAAACATAAAAAGGTCATCAACGATAGATATTCAGAAGCAACAAAAACACTTGATACTGAGTTTGGAAGAAGATTAACTGAAGCTGAAACTGAGTATAAAGATACGATTAAAAGTCATAAGGAAGATTTAAAACAAGCTATTGAAGATGCTTATGATGTTAGCGATAAACGAGAAGCAAGAAATAATAATCGTGAATCCGTTGAGGAAGAAACTCAAGGGCATGAAGAAAATAAAGAAGCTATCGTTGAAGAACATAAAGGAAGTTTGAAAGAGTTAAAAGAAGAGCTTGAAACTAAACTTAAAGAACTTCAACAATCATTTGACAATGATATGTCAGATATTCAAGATGATACTTTTGGTGAAGCTGATATTCAAGAATGTAATAAAGAATTTGAAGCTGAAACTATCACATTTGATACACTTGAAGAATATGATTCAGGCGATGATAATTCCGATGATGATGATGATTCAAGCAGTTCAAGTTATTCAAGAGATTACAGCAGTTCAGGGCCAAACATATTTAGTATGGTGATTGGACTTATTGGGATTGCGATTGTCCTTATGGTAGGATTTACTGTTGTTAATAGTGTCACAGATGCACTAGAAGACTCAGGACAAATGACAAATTCAACAATGGAAGGAATGACATCAATATCATCATTGTTTGGTGGATTAAATCAAACAGCATTATTGTTATTATTAGCACCATTAGGTCTTGTAATATTTTTTCAGATATTCAAGATTTTTGGTGGTAGAGGAGGATACATGTGATACCAGACTTAAAACGATTTGGAAGATATTGGGCAACATTACTAATTGCAAAAGAATTTTTGTATTTACTATTTGCCTTTGTTTTCAAGATTAGCATAAACATTGACCATATTAGATGGACGATAGGAATTAGTTTTATTGGGGCATGGATTTGGTATGGTATTTGGTATGTAGAACATTCTGATAAAGACGAGGGGAGTAAAACACAATGAAAACACCGATATGGATGAGATTTATACTTCATATAGAGAGCGACAACATGAGCAGATTATCATTCAAGATGGATGTGACATATTCACATTTATCAAAAACAGCAAAAGAAATGGAAGCTAAAGGATGGTTAACAAGAATTAAACGTGGACGAGTTAATCAGTTTGCGTTAACACAAAAAGGTATTGAAATGCGACAAGCTTGTCAAATAATAGCACAAGAAATTGGTAACGCATATCTAAAATGACATACACACATAAGTTAGTTGTTGTCGTTGATAACAACGTAAAGATGCCAAAGGGTAAACTTGCAAGAGAAGTAGCTGGAGCTGTGACACATGTAATTATGTATCATTGGAGCTTTTTTAAGTTTGCATCAATGCTTGCTTGGTATAAGAATGGCATGAAAACTGTCGTGCTTAAAACAGATGACATGGGTAAATTTATGGAAGATTTAAAGGTGTTTAGGATAAAACATTTTCCTATGGTAGATGCAGGTGACACAGTATTTGATGGTGTTGCAACAATGACTTGTATTGGGTTTCCTATCTGTAAAGAAGAGAAAACACCAGTAATATTACAGGAGTTAAAATTATTATAAAATGGTATCAGAAGCAACTAAGAAACGCTGGAAGCAGAATGAAGAGTTAGCTAAAGAGGAGAAGGAAAAGGTTATTGATTTCATATTATTTTTAATGGAAAAATATGACCTTGATGGGATAAATCCTTTGGAATTAAAATGACTAAAATATTAGAATATTTACGGAAATTGAAAGGTCACAAGACACTCAGAAATGTATTTGTTTGGAGAGTGGTCGGTGGTATAGAAATGGCATTTAATTTCATATATAAAATAACAGTTCCTCTTATTCCAGCTATAGTATTTTTCATAATTGGTCAGGATTTTCTTGGAATTATATTACTTATCTGTGGAATGTTAAGAATCATATACGGAGCATTCAATAGATACTCAATCAAAGAGATTTGGCTTTTAATGAGATGGAAGCGTGAAGGCAGATGATTGAAGAAATATTAGAAGGAATTGTAGCATTTTGGGATATGATAACAAGTATATTCAAGAGGGATGATGATGACTGAGAAGAAACCACGGACATATGTAAATAGAGTATTAGTGAAACAATTAGAGAATGAAGTGCAATGCGCACTTGGTGAAAATTTTGGGATTAGAAAAGGCATAGAAGCAATGAACACTTTAATTGCAAAAAATAAAAGACGTATTAAAAAAATACAGGATAGAATTAAAGACGAGAAAAAGGGAACTCTTAGAGGAACTCCAATAGAACTTAAAAATGATAATAGCAATAAATGATAACAAATGTTGGGTGTGTGATAAAACAAAAGGTGTTACAATGCATCACGCTATTCCTCAACATATCAAACCTAAACAGAATATCATGATACCAATTTGTAGAGGATGCCATGATAAAATACATTATGATGATGTCACAGGCATGTATTCATATCTTCATAAGATAGAAAAAGTGTTTGAAGATGGTGGACGAAACATATCAATTTTGAAGAAAATGCTTGGTGAAAATACTAAATATAAACAAGATTTAGAGAAACTTATGAAAGGAAAAAAAGTAAGTTTGAGTGGTCAAAAATGAAGTCTCAAATATTTATGCAAATATTTATGATGTGTTTATCTGTATTTATAGTAGGATTAGTTGGATTTTTTGTAACTGATGCTATGTTGGATTCAGCAGTTGGTGAACATTATACTGAAGAAAAATGGTTTGCTGCAGAACAAATACATTGTGTATCACAAGGCATGGAAGCTGTTGAATATGTAGGACAGAATTGTGGATTGTTTGGTTGTATTGATGTTGAGAAAACTAAATGTGTTGGAACTAATAGAGAAAAATTGATTGATTATGATGATAAGATTTTTTGCAAATATAAACTTGCAGGAGATTATGGATGGTGCTAAAATGGTAGAAAATATAAAAGGAATATATGATATTAGTGGAATGGGAGAAGGTTATGAAGAAGCATGTCAAACAATGCTTCAGTCAGGATATGAATGGTTAGTTGAGAACGGCAAAGAAGCTGATTTAAAGGCTACTACAATTAAGAATGTTTATGGTATCCTAACACCAGAAAGTGACGATGCTAAGGCTTTATCAAAGGCTGTGACATCTAAGGTAGACGATTGCTCAGGTGCTATGCATCAAGCAGTTATGGGACATTTATTTTTTATCAATAAAAACGGCATAACTAAGTGGAAAGAAGAAGTTCAAAAGAAGAATGGAAAAAAAGACTAAGGCGAAAGTGTTCAGTATAATTACTATTGTAGTAATGGTAGTTATTATTACATTTGTACTTAGTATAATTATGCCAGGGCCAAATTGTTGTATGTGTGGAGACACAGCTAACAAATGTTGTCCTTGTCCAAACCCAGAGCTTATTGATTTAGTTGAAGACCATACAGGTCAAAGAGCTTCATCAGCAGGGTCATGGTTATCAATGTGTGAAAAATATCAAAGAGATACTAACGACACAAGGATGTGTTTTGAGTAGAGTAGGTGGAAATATATGGGAAAAAAATTAAACAATAAACAAGCTAACATGTTATTTGATGATGTGTTGGAAGGTGATGTTCAACGATTCGGTAACTTTAAGATTGGTAAATATAGCGTGACAATATATAGAAATGCTACTGATACAGGAACACAAAGAACAAGAGCTTTAAATGATAGAAGAAAAGAAGCTGGTGTTTGTGTTGATTGTGAAGCTCCTTTAACTAAGGTTGTAAGATGCAGAGTTTGTCTTGATAAAGTAAACAAAAGACGAGCTGAACGATTATTAAAAAAACCTAGAAAGAATAGTAATTCTGAGGCGTACTATTAAGATGAGATGTCCAATTTGTGGTGGAGGATTAGACCTAAATGATGACGAACTTATTTGTTGTGGTTGTGGTGGTGTGTTTGGCTTACAATATTTAGGTGTATATCCTGAACCTGTAAGTGAACGATTAGATGAAGGATTCGAACCTGAATGGTGGAAGGAGAAATATTATGACCGATTACGAAAATCTGGAACAAGACTTTGATAAAAAAGTTAAGGAATTGCAAGATACTTGCCCACATAAGAAAACCCATTGGGCAGAACATTGGTGGGCGATAGCTCATTCATCAGGATATAGTGTGCTTGTATGTGACAACTGCAGGAAGACTTTAGAAGAAAAACCAACTAAAGAAGAACGAGAAAAAACTAAGCAGAAATGGTTAGATGAGCACAAACATGAATTTAATAAAATTACAAAGGGGAAAAAGAAAAAATGAGCGCAGATAATTGGACAATATGCCCTGACTGTCAAAAGAGAGTTAAAGGTATGAAAGAAGCTTTTGTTAAGAAGTATTATGGAGAGTTAGACGCTTTTGTGTATGGACAGATGCTTGATGAAGTCTCTAAAGCTGTGGAACATATGGCAAGTTATTCCTCTGATGAACATAAACCAGACGAAAAGATATTGGCCCTGATGGAAGAGCGTGATATATCTGTCAAATGGAGTGGTCATGATTATGACGCTGGTGAAATCTTATGTCAATGCTGTATTTCATGCTGTTTAAGAGAAGATTACGAGCAGGGTGTTAATGATGATGGTTGTATATATTTTTATTACACATGCTCATGTGATTGCGGATTTGGCGACGATGTTAAATATGAAGCAAGTAAACACAAAATAGTAGAAAAGACCGATGGAACTAAACAATGAAATGAGTATAACTGACATAGTTCAAAGAGCTATGACAGACAAAAAGATGCCTGTATTGTTGCCTATCATAGCTAAATATGATAAAGAATATAAAGGTGTTTCAATGACAGGCCAAAAATATGATGAGTATGTTGGGAAAGTATTTAAGGAATATATGACGGAGACACAAAATGACACATGATTTTGAATGCCCTTATTGTGGAGCAGAAGACGATTATTGTGACGACCCAGTGGGTGAAGGCGACCCAATAGAAATAGAATGCCATAAATGTGAAAAGAACTTCATTATCAGACCATCATATTCAATAGATTATTCAAGCGAAAAAGCACCATGTCTTAATGGCGGAAAACATGAATGGAGACCACAATGTGGCGCACCAAAAGAGTTTTTTGAAGGTAAGTTTGAGTGCATAATTTGCGATAAGAGGAAGAACGAAAATGTGCAAAAAAACTGAATATAAGATACCAAATCCACGGATTGATAAGTGCATGAGAGTGTTCATGCATAATCTATCTCAAGGATGTGACGGAACATACGAAATACTCGGATGTTGTTGCGGACACGGAAAGTACCCAATGACGATTGTTACAAAAAATAAACGAGGACAAATCTTCGATATGGTCAGTAACGTCGATATACCAAGAAAAAGAAAGTTTTACAAACGAGATAAAGATGGTTATTATTACATTCCAGAGATATTAAAATAGAAACCTTTATATATTAGTTATCTTATACTAATTACATTACACTCACAGGCTACCCATCTAGCCTCACCTGATGGGAGTTTACGTTTTTTGCTCTGAAAAAAACAGTCTTCAGCAGGTTGCAACTACATCAACCGCAGTTCGGAGTGAATTGACCATCTGAGCAATCAGGAGTGACCAACAGCTTGTGGGCGTGTCACGTCAGGTCTTTTTACATCTACAAGCCCAGACATTTGGATGCAATACTCCATTTGTTTTCATACTCACATTAAAGATGTGGGCTAAGAGCAGAGTTGATGGCCATGATTGTGAGATTGTGGAACCCCTGATGAGTTGCTCTCCATGTCTTTAATCATGATTAAAATGGAAAAAACAAACAAACAGAAACTACACTCTTGCACACATAGAACATATTGTAAAAAAAGTGCATTTGATTGCAAGGAATGTAATGATTGGGAACATGACAAAAGAGTTGTGATTTCAAAGATATAGGGGGATATATATGGAAAATAAACCAAAAAGCAAATTAACATTTACTATTATTATGATTGTCTTGGTTGCTACTATGATTGTAATTGCAGGATTTTTAGGCGGTGCAATCAAGCATAAAGAGATACAAAATAACCTTAAAGTTGGCATTGATACTTGTGCTGATGTAGAATCAGAAGCACGGCTTGAAACGGCTGAAGGTAGCAAAGATATAATCTGGCGATGTGTAAAACCAGCTAATTAATTTTTTTTATTTCACAAATATTAGAGTAGGTAAACAATATGGGAATAATAGGTTCAAGACAAATAAAATTCGGAACAGCATCCGTACCACCAATCAAATACAATGAAAGCGTTAACATTGATGGATACGAGAAAGTTGTTACAGTTTTTTCTAAATTGTTTTTAGCAAGATTCTCTGCAGAATCAGAATTTTATCCTGATTCATCAGATAGATACAATGATTACATTAAACAAACTATAGGATTCTTGACCAAGATTAATGCCTTACATAAAGTATCAAATAAACATCTCAGGAAAGTAAAGCTATGGAAAGAACGTGTTGAGATGCCACCTTTTTATGAAGGTATCGCAGTATCACTAAAAAGTATGTTGATTAAGAAACATTTTCCATCTATGGACAAGGCAATGAATGAAGGTGCGGTTTATAGTCATTATTCACTAACTGTTGTAGGTGAATGTGTTGAATATATTATGGAGTTTTTTCAGTCTCATAAAATGTTCAAAGATGTAGATGTGGTGATTAAAAACCCAGTAGTTATCAAATGGGTTGATGACCATAATAAATATCTTGAAGAAAATAAGGAACGGCTTGAAAAGGAAGAGAAACAACGAGAAGATAAACGAGCTAAGGATTTCGAAGAAATTAACAAAAAGCTTGACGAATTAAAATGACTAAAGAATTTGAATTTAAACCAATTACTTATGTTGTTGGTTTTGTTATAGGATATTCACCATCATTTTTCATGTCAGATTTGACAATTACACGATTTGGTTACAAACTTGGAATCTTATTTGTAACATTAGGTATGTTTTTATTTCTGATGTATCTTTTAGATAAGAAATTTTATAATGACCGAATTAAGAGGCAAAAGAAAAAAAAATTATTAAATAATGAGGATGAATAATGAGTGTACATGATAAACCTTGGAGACCACAAGCTCGTGAAATATTAGAGCATTTAGAAGAAGAAGAATACAAAAATTTAATGGTTATTCGAAAGCCAAACATTATAACTGGTATATGTTTTATTATTATTATCGGTTGTATTGCAATGTTTGGTAGTCTCGTTGGTGAATCAAACAAACATGCAGAAATTCAAAAAAATCTTGCTAATGGTATCAAAACATGCGGTGAACATTCAGCAGAAGCACGGCTTGAAATTGATGTTAATGGAAGCATTATTTGGCGATGCATGATACCTTCAAACTACACAGGTGATTGATAATGAATAAAGATTACGACAATGCAGTAAACGATTATGAACAGGTACAAGGAGATGCAAGTTTAGAGACATCGGACTCTTATATATTACTATTAATCTTAGCTGAATTGAAAGGCATGAGGCGTGAGATTAGAGCAACTAACAACAAAATCGGTAGGTATTACCAATAAAAATTGAGGATGAAATATGAAGACAGTATTAATCGTGGAAGACACTGAGGCATTAGCTTTTTTGTACGAAGAAGTAATAGAAGATTTAGGGTATAATGTCATACTTGCAGAAAATGGTGTTGAAGGGTTTAAAAAATACAACGTGAATAAACCTGATGCGGTTATCACAGATAGTAAAATGCCTATCATGGCAGGACAGGAATTGGTTGACATCATAAGAGAAATTGATGGGAAAACACCAATCTTGTTTCATAGTATGGATGACTTACCAACTGTGTATGGAATACCAAATTTATACACAGCAAAGAAAGACCCATGCCAAGATTATATAGTTGAATTTTTAGAAAGAACAATAGGTAAATGTGATGTTTAAATGATAGTTTGTTTTGATTGTGGGAACACTAAAGTGTGTTCTATATGGGATAGAGAAAAATATCTTTGCAAGAAATGTTGGGAAAAGAGAATGGCCGCAATGAAAAAAGATTTTGAAGAAGATTCAGGGTATTATTAATGAGAAAATGTGAAGTATGTGGGGACGATGCAGAAAAGTGTATTCTTTTCAAACCATCAGATGTATTCGTATTTTTATGCTACCCACACATGGCTAAAGTGTTAAGAGAAAAACCAGGAGAAATGCCTATTGCAAGCTGGTTAAAGACACAAAAAGCTAAACATGAATCATTACAAGCATTTTTAAAAACAATCGCTAAAGCGAACTTTGAGGATACACACAATGGATAGAGATATGAACGCACCAAATGAATGGCAATGTAGCCATTGTAAGAAAACTTACACATTCAACGAATTTATCAAGCTAAAGACTGAATACGTCAATCCTGACAAACCTGAAGAATATGGTAAGCGATGTATCTGTGAATGCGGAAAGCCATTTCACAAGGGTAAATGGAGCATTGTAGAAGACTTTACAACATTCCCTCATTGGTTCACTTGTCTATTATATCCTAAGATTAGGTTATCTACTGTTCATTTAGAACTTAATCACTTTGGTCATTGGTATGAAACTATGGTATTTGCAGAAGATAGATTTTTTCCTGCATTGTTACCAGTTGAAATATACATTCAAGATAGATATAAAACTCAAGATGAAGCAATTAAAGGTCATGAAGAGATACTTAGAAAACTCAGGATTGGTCAATACACTCTTACACATAATGATGACGGAAAAAGAGAGTTGAGGCTACAATGAACTGGAAACATTTGTTTTGGATTGTGCCTTTAGTATTAATTATTGGAGCACTTATCGGACTGAGATTTTTTTCTTTTACACTTGGTGTTTTAGATGATATGGTGCAAACTGTAGACAAATGCTCAATGCAGACATTGACTTATGTTGCAGAACAAAACGAAGATTGTCAAATTTTAATTAGTGGGTATTTAACACAATGTGTAGAAGATACCTCTGGGAGTTAACGATGGAAGCAAAAATAAAACAAGGTATGCCAAAGTCTATAATGGGCTCAGAAAAATTAGCAGGTAGCGTTGCTATGCTTGGAGTTACGGCAGGGATTACAGGTTTACTTTTAGGAGGAATGGAAAAAATGTTTGGAAGTTTAGGAGAAAACGAAAAAGTCCCAAAGGGCGTAGTTAAGGAAATGATGCACGGAATGGTTTTAGGTTTTGTAGATTTAATTAATGAAAAAGATGCAGAAATCAAGAACTTGCAACAAAAGATTCAAATGAAAGAAGTTGAAGCTAATGAAGCATGTGCAGACAAAGAATCAGCAGACAGAAGATACGAAGAAGTAATGGGATTCTTGCAAGATGCTAAGAAAAGAGAAGCTGAAGCAATGAAGAAAACTCGAAAGAAGCCAGGGCCAAAACCAAAATACAAAGGTAACAAACCAGGGCCTAAACCTAAGAAGAAGTGATTTAATGGCAGTCACAACAGGAAGCGGATTTTTAGCTAAAAAAAGTAAGCTAAAAATGTTTGAGTATGACATCACGTTTTATGCTATTTGGATTTTTATTGGACTTGGTATCTGGTTAAGTTTAGGACTTTTTAGTAGTTTAATAGGCTACTCTAAATCATTTCACATGATTGAACGAATGTTTTGGTGGTTATGGTTTTTAGTATCAGCAATGGCATTTAACATGAGAGTGTCATCATTGACACACAAACACAACATGCAAGTCATTGATGCAGATTTTAGAGAACTATTTGATGCAAGAATTAACAGAGATTTGATTAGAGAAGTGCTTGAACAGAGAAGAGCAGAGGAAAAGAAGAAGAATGTCAAAAGAAGAAAAAAATAAAAAACCTTTTCCCATGGTTCACCCTGAACATTTTCAGGTAAAATTATCGAGCTGTGGGGTTAGTTCTTTTTCAGGTAGTTACAAGATTATGAAGGAAAAGGATGGGTTAGATTTGTTATTACTTGCAACACATGTAATGGCAAAAGACTTTGTTGGTAAAGACCAATCACCTACCTTAAAGTATCATTTAGCTTGTTGTTTACTTAACGGAATAAACTTCCCTGCAGAAAAGCTTTTAAAGGACATTGAGGACTCTAAAAAGTTCATGGGGCGTTGGGTTCACATTCCTAAAGAAGAGGCAGAGAAGCGACGTGAAGAAGCTGAATTGGTTGATGAGAAAGCTTTAAAAGAATTAAAGAAGACTAAAACAGGTAAATAATGGTAGAAGTAGATAATTTCGAAATAGGAAAACATTTCATACAGAAGCGTTGGGTTTGTTCATGTGGAGCATCCAACCCAGACACAAAGACATTTTGTTCTGTGTGTAAAAAGGATAGATACAAGAAAGGAAAAACAAAATGAACATCTTAGAAGAAGCTAACAAAATCACGTCAGATGATAGGCAAAAGGCTTACGGCAAGCCTAAAGAGAACTTTAATCACATTGCTAAGATTGCATCGTCAATACTTGGTAAGGAAATCACTGCAAAAGAGATTGTAATGATTATGTTTGCTACAAAATTGAGCAGGGAAATGCATTGTTCAAAACATGATAATCATGTTGATTTAGCAGGATACTCTTGGGTTTTGAATCAAGTTGTTGAAGAAGAAATACCAAAAACAGAGTAAAAACGAAACATTTAAATATAAGTTACATTATACTAACTATTATACATGGAGGTGTATACAAATGAGTAGGTTCAATAAAACAAGCGTAAGCGACAAGATTACAACAAACAAAGAAGGTTCAAAAGCATTCAAGCTAACTTCTGATTATGAATTATATACATTAGTTGCAACATCAGCACTAAATAACAAATTCTATGAAAAAACAGATGAAAGAATTGAAAGATTAAGAACTCTGATTAAGAAATGCGACCCTATGTTCGTGGCTAAATTAGCTGTGTATGCAAGGGAATCAATGTATTTGAGAAGTATTCCATTAGTATTAACTGTGGAACTTAACAAACATCTTAATGAAATCAAAGCTAAGAAAAGCATGATTACAACATTATCAACAAGAGTAATCCAAAGAGCTGATGAAATTACTGAAATCCTAGCATATTACTCACTTGCTAACAAAGCAAATGAGAAAGCTGGTGAAGCTGGTCAAGTTAAGAAATTAGCTAAATTATCAAAGGCACTTCAAAAAGGTGTAGCTAATGCTTTCCACAAATTTGATGAATATCAATTTGCAAAGTATAATAGGAAAACTGACATCAAATTAAAAGATGCATTATTCCTTACACACCCAAAACCTGAAAGTTCTACAGAAACAGAACTCTTTAAGAAAATTGCAAGTGATACTTTGGAAACTCCTAAGACTTGGGAAGTTGAAATGTCTACTGCAAAAGGTAAAGACAAAACACCTAAACAAGTTTGGGAAGATATGATTGATTCAGGTAAACTTGGTTACATGGCTCTAATGAGAAATTTGAGAAACATTCTGCAAGCAGATGTATCCCAAAAACATGTATTCAAAGTAGCTGATATGTTAGAAAACAAAGAACTTGTTGTGAAAGCTAAACAATTACCATTCAGATTTTTGGCAGCATATAACGAACTGAAAAAGGCTTCAGGCGACTATCCTAGTGGTAGATACTCCTATTCCGATGAAACAGAAGTGACATTAAAAAATAAAGCAAATGTCACAATCATCTTGGAAGCCCTTGACAACGCAATCAAAGCATCTGTTGAAAACTTAAAAGGATTCAGCAGAGACATGAATGTAATGATTGCTTGTGATGTTTCAGGTAGTATGATGTCAAAAATCAGTCCTCAAAGTTCAATCGAAATGTATGACATTGGATTAACTTTAGGTATGATTTTACAACATAAATGCAAGTATGTAGTTACTGGTATCTTCGGTGATACTTTCAAAACTAAAGCATTCCCAAGAGATAGTATCCTTGAAAATGTAATGAAGTTTAAGAAAATCGAAGGTGAAGTAGGTTACAGCACTAACGGATACAAAGTACTTGATTACCTAATCCAAGCAGGCGATAAAGTAGACAAAGTAATGATGTTTACTGATTGTCAAATGTGGAACAGCTCTGGATATAATAGAGATAATCTTATTCCTGCAAGATGGAACAGATACAAAGAAATTAATCCAGAAGCTAAACTTTACTTGTTCGACATGCAAGGTTACGGAGATACACCAATTGACATGATTCAAAAGGATGTATTCTTGATTGCAGGTTGGTCTGACAAAGTGTTTGACATACTTGAAAGTCTTGAAAATGGTGAAGATGCGATTAAAGTAATTAATGACATCAAATTATAATTTTTTTTTATTTATATTCATAATCGAAAGAAATAAAAAGGAGAACAACTCCTGTTCATGTTAATGAAGACTGAACCTCTTCATTATTTGTTTGTTTAATGGCGTAGAATACGGATACTTCAAATCTGGAAAAAAACCGTATTTGTTCTTTCCTTAAATAACCTACTCATGGTGGCGTAGGTTGGTAATACTTCGAAACTGAAAATATCGTTGGGAGCAATCCCAAAACCTTACCAATCGTTTGTTCCCCTTCATTATCCTAACCAGCTATGGTGGATTATGGGAGCCAAGGATGTGCACACTAACTTGGTAAACTCAAATAGTAAACAATGGTGGCGTAGAGCACGATTTCATCGAAACTGAAACCAAATTTCAACTAAAAACTTCGTGTTTGATTGTTCCCCACTCATATTCAAAAGGTGGCGTAGTAAAGAGTTACTTCGACATGTAATCGAGAGGCCACGGGTTCAAATCCCGTTGCATCCTTCGGGATGTATAGCTCAGTCTGGTAGAGCGCTAAAATCTCTCTTTACGATTGTTCCCCTTTCATATTCAATCAAAAAGGTGTATATACGATGAAAAAGAAAGACATAACAATGTTACCAGGTAATGTAAAAATCACTCCTGAATTAAGAATTTTAAAACGTAATAATTATCTTAAATATCTAAGTGAGTATCAAAAACTTCTTCTATCTAATAATAAAAAGGTGCAAAAACAATGGTAGAGTTTAAAGAACATCCAACTAAATGGGAATGCCCATATTGTAATGATGTGTACGATGATGAAGACGAAGCTGAAGATTGTGCAAGAGATTGTGTGTTAGATGATGTAGATTCTCCAAGAGAAGTAGAGGGGTCTGCAGACGAACACATTTGTGAATACTGCAGCAAATCATATAGAAGTAATAGTAGTGCAGTAGAGTGTGAGGAAAAGCATATTGAAAAAGAAGATATGCATTTCCAAGAAAAAGAGAGGAGAGATTCAATGCAAAAATTAGCTGAAGCTGCGGAACATCCGTCGCAAATTACACTAGAATCTTTTTCTAAATAGGTTAATTTAAAATGTATTGGAACCAAGTATTTACTGAAAACGGACAGGCTTTAACGCCAAGAAAATACTCTTCTGGAAAAACTCAAGAAGATGTTATTAAAGAATGTGTAGAATATTTCTTAGAAACTCCTATAAAATTTGATGCTGAAGATAATATCAGACCTACATTTTTATTGTTAAAAGGTGGGGTTGGTTCAGGTAAAAGTTCAATCGGGTTAGGTGTTGCAAGTTTCTTTAAAAAAACACAACTTGTAGTGCCAACAAAGATTCTACAAGACCAATATAGAAATGATTATGCAGGCGACAAACCAAGAATATATATCAAAAAACCTGAAACTGGTGAAGTAGTAAAAATAACTACACCGAAAGGGAAGAGTAATTTTAAATGTATTTTTGAAGATAGAGACATGCACGATATGAAATGCGATAATATATTATTGCCTTGTAATGTTGAATTAATGAAGAATGAAAAGCGTGTTGATATGGCAGTTGAATGTCCGCATTGGTCTCCTGTGTATCCTGTGATTGATGAGATTAAGAATGAAAATCTTATAGAAGTTGATAACAGAAGCAAACCTATTATCTTTGAAGCTATGCGTGATTGTAAGACATATTACAGAGCTGAGAACCCTTGCAAATATAATAAACAATACGATGAAATTTTGGATTATGATGTCTTAGTTCTAAACAATGAAAAGTTTAAGATAGAGCAAATGATAGGCAGGCTTCCTCAAACAGATATTGTTATTATAGATGAAGCAGATAAGTTCCTTGACGATTTAACAGAAAAAACAGAAATTAGTATCAATCTCCTTCTCAAGAAAATTGAGAAAAAAACATTCTTGTCAAAAGATGTGTTTGAAGCAAAGCTTAATCTCCTTAAAGGATGGTGCGAAATGCATTCATATAAGAATAATGAGTCTGATGTTTTCAACATGAAAAATAGTGAATTATTAGACCTAATAGATTTCATGGTTAATGATAAAGAAATATGTAAATTAGATGAGCTGGAACAAACAATGGCAAAAATCCAGTTCATTAAAAGGTATGTTGATGATGCAATATTTGTAATAAAAAGAAATGAATACAATGGTAAAATATATATCAAATTCGAGATATATATCTTAAATTTTACTGAGTATATGCAAGACTTATTCAAAGGGTTCAAACATGTATTATTCATGAGTGGAACTTTTATTGAAGATAGAAATCTGTTGAAAGAGATGTATGGTATAGATAAAATCAAAACAATCAGAACAGAGAAAACTATATCAGGTAAACTGAATGTTATGATGTCAAAGAACGCAAAATCTTATAGCAGTGCAGTAACAAAAGCTAATAGAGCCACATACCTTAAAAGTTATAATTCAGCCATAGAGTTTTGTAAACAACATGGGAAAACTCTTGTTCATGTGAAGGCATTTAAAACTGATTGTAAACAGAAAAATGATGATATAGATAATACTAAATATCCACATATTATATATGAAGAAGACTTACGAAAATATCAAGAAGATAATGTTCCTCAAAACATTTTGAAAGATTTTAAAACAGGTGATAATAATGTTTTATTTTCAACCAATTTTGTTAGAGGTGTGGATTTACCTGGAGACCAATGTAGATTTATAATCGTACCAAGAGCGCCATATTCATACATGGATGCTTTCTGGAAAGGATTGGCCGAAAAGTATAAAATACAAAGAAGAATAAATATATATTGGAGCTTGTATAAAGATAAGATGTGCAGAGAACTAACACAAGCAGTTGCAAGAGGATTAAGAAGTAATGCCGATGAAGTTACTGTCGTATGTTTTGATACAAGATTGCATGAACCTTTAAATAAAATAAAGACTTAATACTCATGAGATTATCAATGACGGAGCGTGGTTGTAGCAATACTTGGAAGGTTTACACCTCTTTTTCCCTACGAGCATCTATGAACCGATGAAAGATACGAGAAGGCTTTCGCTTTCTTTCGTATGCATCAAATGCAGAAAAGAGTATACCACACCTCATGCGGTAAACCCACCCTTAATTTATTTGATGCATACGTCTTTTTAATGAATGAAAATGGAAAATAACAAAATACAAATCAACGGAATGAATAAGAAACACTTATTTTGGATAATTCCAGTAGTGCTTATAGTTGGATTCTTTATGGGGTCTTATGTAGTTGCATCAGGCACAGCTATCGCTATGGAACATTATCCTATAATGAGTTGCATACAAAATCTTGATATGGCACTAAATCCTATGTCTAACAAAATGCCAATCACTAAAGAAAGTCAGTATGAAGCTATTCAGTGGCGTTGTGCTAAAGAAACGGTAGATTTTAATATAACTGATTATGCAGATATTTTCGTGATGATTGAATAATGCCATTTGTGGAAAACACACCACTTAGACCTGCATTCTGTCCCTATTGTATAGATGGGTATGTTGTCTTAGATAGACATACAAAGATTCCTTGTTGCGCAGTTTGTAATCAAAAAATTCTATTAGAAGAACGCTAATCAGCAATCGCTGCAATAATTATAACTCCTAATAAAAAGATTAACAATCCTACTATAATTGTAACGAACATTATTGTTGGGAACCATACAACCCACCAAGGCATTGTGTATTTCAGTCCATAGTGTAAGAAAAACATCACACATTGAATCAATACATAACCTGGTTTTGGTATCAATGAATTAGTAACATTATTTTTAACTTTTTCTTTGTCTATCTTAATCACCTTTGTGTTCTGGGTCTTCATATGAAACTAATGCTTTAAATCCGCATAAATAATTCTTTATTTGTTCATCAGTAAATTTGTTGCCAGTTGTGATTTTTTGAACCATCAGTCCTGGAAAATAAATTATTTTGTTATACCATTTGTCGCCACTAGCTCTTAAAAATAGCTCATATCCTATCGTTGGAAATAGCAGCCATACAAATGCTGATGGTAAGTTAAATAACCCTACCCATATAATCTCAATAATGATTGCAATACCTAATAAAGTTCCGCCACATCTTGGTGTTTCTTTTGGCTGCTTTCTAACATTTTCAACTGTCAATGGCAATCCTTTATTATATGCTGCAATTATTTTATGTTCAAGACCATGCAAATTTCTAATAGATATTATGTAAGTAAATATCCCTGCAACCATTACAAAATTTAATACTATCCATATCACATCAAACATTGTATAAACTTTATCTGCAGTTGGAACTGGTTCGCCAATAAACAGACCGAGAATGAATGATACTAAAGCC